CCAGCGGGTCCAGTTCCTCCAGTAGGTCCAGTAGGTCCAGCAGGTCCGGTTGGACCAGTGCTTCCAGCGGGTCCGGTTGGGCCAGTGCCTCCAGTGGGACCAGTAGGTCCAGCGGGTCCGGTTGGGCCAGTGCCTCCAGTGGGACCAGTGGGTCCAGCAGGTCCAGTAGGTCCAGCTACGGTGCTAGCAGGACCAGTAGGCCCAGTGCTTCCAGCAGGTCCGGTTGGGCCAGTGCCTCCAGTAGGTCCAGTGGGACCAGCAGGACCAGCAGAACCAGTGGGTCCAGTTCCGCCAGTGGGTCCAGTGGGTCCAGCAGGTCCAGCTACGGTACTAGCAGGACCAGTAGGTCCAGTACTTCCAGTGGGTCCGGTAGGTCCGGTTGGACCAGTGCCTCCAGTGGGTCCGGTAGGTCCATTAGCTAAATCTATAACACTAATAGTTCCACCCATTCCAGAGTGATTGTTACAAAAGTAATAAAGAGTAGAAGGGGCCGAATGTCCAACTTTGAACCTTACGTAAGCCCCAGAACTCCCATCAGTGCCATAACTAGTTACCCCATCCGTATAAGCCGTCCCAGAATTATGTGAGCCATCTGATGTAGTTGAAAACTTTAAGTCATGCTCTGCGTTGGAGGAGTTAGATAATACAAACTTGTAAGAAAACCCCCTATATAAAGTTAGAGTAGGAGTAAGAGACGAATCAATATAATACTTATTCCCAGAACCCGGATTAGCTACAGTTACGGTAAATTCTTTTACGAAATTATCTAAGCCTGTCGCCCCTGTAGGACCAGTAGGGCCAGAAGGCCCAGCGCCGCCAGCAGGGCCAGTAGGACCAACTGGGCCAGTTGGCCCTTGACTACCCTTAATCTCTGCGGAGGCAGAGACTGTCTGACCTTTCACTATTACGTCGGCAGTAGGGGAACTGCCTGTAACTATTACGTCTACAGTTGCCATATTTTAGCTCGTTACTTCTGGGTATACGTTGATTCGGCCTTGTACCACTTTCTGGTGATATGTTCCAGAGTATATCTCCACATCGTACACACCTTGAACTACGGGCAGAGCTTTGCCTGTTTCCGCAGGTATGTTAATGTCTATGTATCCGCTCGCAAGATATCCGTCTACCTTACTTGGAGACAAATTCAACAAAGGCGTAGCGTCAGAGTATCTTCGTTTCGCTTGACCGCTCACTGAATAATTAGTCAAATCTATAGGAGTGCCGTTTTCGTCTTTAGCGGCCAAGCGGATATTGAAGTCTGATCCTTGAGTTATATTTAAATTATAATTAGTAGCCATAAAAAAAGCTCCCCCTGTTATTACACAAAAGGAGCACAAAAAAAATAATATTTTTCTTTTATCTACCTTCTTTAAGTATATTCATTGCTTCCTTTGAAATACTGGTAGTTTGTTTAGGTTGGTCGATGTTTTTGTATTTAGCGACATGACTCTTAAACTCGTTTTTGAGTCTTTTTCTAAGCAAAACAACATCATCAATCGGAATCAAACCTACGGACTGAGCATGAGCTTGTAAATCGGATTTATTCATTTCATCCAATTGAACGTTATACTCATCGGCATTCATTGTACTGTATTTCCACAATCCATCATCACCCCAAACTTGGCTCAGAGTTCTAGCCTTGCTTGCGATCACTGTTTCTTGTTTGCTATCGTCTCTACCATCAGCTTGAGCTAAATTTTCTAGTTTAGGCTTCTTAGCTGAGGCTTTAGATGTACTTTTTTTTCTTGGCATAAAATTCCTTTAATAAAGATTACACTCAAATTTAAAAAATGCAATAAAAAAGCCCCACCGAAGTGGGGCTTTGGTTAAGTTTATTAACTTGTTAGATGATGATACCGCATACGGCGCGAGCGTCGATGCAGACACGACCTTCTTCGAGAGAGCCATAGAAGCCCATTTTCTCTTGTCTGGAAGTGTATTGATCATCAGCAAGAGCAACGAAGGTGCTGCCACTATCAGATTGCTGAGCAACCGGACGAATGAAAGCGCCTCTGCTGTTGTCGATACCGACAGCAACCTCTTCACCAGCAGTAGCGAATGCGCCACCATCTGGGGAGATATTACCGCTGTCGAACTCGTCGAACAGGGTGTTGTACTTCTGGCTCTTACCGAACTCGTTCATCTCTACGATGTTAACACCGAAGATTTCTTGAGTACCAGCATTGCGATAGATTTCTTCGCGAACCGCATCGGGCAAAGGAACCGCAGTGGATTCAGCAGTATCCGGTACGCCTCTAGTGTTCATCGGCTGATAAGCGAATCCACGAATTTCAGCTTTAACTTCGGGGCTGACGTAAAGGTCAGTGATTCCGTTGCTGTAAGCATTTTCGGGAGTACCACCAGCGAAGGACTGATTGATTCTCTTGATGCGAGTCATCAGAGTGCTCAAGTCATCTACGCCAAATTGACCAGCAGTGCCAGCGGCAACCAAATGGTCTGCGCTATCAGTGCTCGCCTCAGCGAGAGCCTTGAGGATAACTGCCCAAGCGTTACGCTCTTGCTTAACAAGAACCTCTTGAGCCATTCTTTCAACAGCCTTGCTAACGATGTCTAAACGACCACGACGAGCATACTTCTTAAGGAAGCTAACCGCGCTATCCAAACGATAGGTAGCGATTTTGAGCTCGTTCATGCCCTCTACGTGACTGGAAGGAAGACCGCCAGCCATGTTTTGAGACCAAACGCTAACGTGGTTATCGCTAGCATTGTAGTACAAATCAAGAGGAAAGCTTGGGCTATCGTCTTCGTCGTAAGGAGCGTCGGTGTAAACAGCACTCGCAGTACCTGCGTGATTCAGAACTTCTTGAATTACAGGGCCAACAAAAGCCGCAAAAGCCTCATTGGCTTCACGAGCTTCGGTTTGGTTCTTAGAACCCATAGCCTTAATAAGCTCAACTTGTTCTGGAGTGTTTTTGAGTTTTAATTTCATCTTTAATTATTCTCCGTTGAGTGTTTAAATTACAGATCGATACGGATCAAGAAATGACCATTGGTGTCCTTAGAGCCAAGACATTGACCAACTTTAGTTCCACCACCATCGGTAGTAGTAAGTTCGCCATTGGCGTCTACATACAATGCTTGACCAGTACCAGCTACTTGATCAGTAGCGAGAACTGAACCGCTATAAGAGAAGATTCCCTTAGTTACAATCGGGCAAGACTGACCACTGATGGTAACACCCATCTCAGCAGCTTTGCGAGGATTGTAGAGAAGTTTCTCTCCGTTTTCATCGGTCTCTTTGCAATCATAGAGCATCATGCCTAAGACGGGGTCGTTGGCGTCAGCCAGAACCACCTTAGCATTAACTCCGTAGCGTTGAGACTCGGTGTTGTTATAATCTTGACCAGCAGCACCAATCATCTGTAGCTCATCGGTGTTCATCCAACCACTAGCGGTTGAAATCTTAACGAAGTGACCATTGGTTACTCCGCCGTCAGTACCGATTGCATCCTCATTGAGGGTAAACAGATTGATTACATCATGCTCGTCGTAATCTCTGAATTGACCTAATTTAGTTGCCATAATATTTTATTACTCCAATAAATAGTTGTTTTAAAGTTTGATATCGAAATTGTCGATGCTAAAAGCTTTCTTGTATCTATCACCAAGAGTTTCCTCTTCAGCGGCGGTAGAAACAGGAATTTGTTCACCTTCAACTTCTGCTTGATCGATAGCCTCTTCTACCACTTCTTCAGCTTCGGAATCGTCTTCAGAAGCAACCGCTTCTTCAGTAACCTTCTCTTCAGCGGCGGCAGCTTCTTCAGCTTCCTTAGCCTCAGCGATGGCTTTACGATCCTTATGAGAAAGAAGGACAGAAATTTTGTTCATATGAGCTTCAAAAGCCTCATCGTCGAGGTTTTTGATGTCAGAAGCAATAACTTCTCTTTCCTCAGCGGAAAGCTCATAATTTTCGTCTAGAAGAGACATACGTTCATTGAATCTATCAGTCGCTTCTCTCTCAGACTTTTCGGCCTTAAGAGTTTCAAGCTCAGACTGGACAGAATCGAAGTCGCTCTTCAGTGTTTTAATGTCTTCAGCAAGAGTGACGTTCTGCTGTTTAGACTCATCGAGTTTCTGAGAAATCTCTTTCTTCTCAGCGTTAAACTGCTCAGAAGCCTTCTTGAGTTCAGTCTCGATATAATCAGAAACAGCCGAAGCCGTAATTTGCTTCAGATTTTCCTCTGTGATATCGCTAATAGTTTTGATTTCCATAAGACAATCCTTATCTTCAATTACATCATTTTCTCTAAATTGTGAAATATTTTCTGTGATTTCAGAGTTATTTAAGTTAGTTTCTTCTTCTTGTTCCTTTTGCTGTTCATCCTCAGAGCTTTCTACTTTTAGATTTTCTTTGGAATCTTCTACTTTTACCTTGTATTTTTCAGTAAGAACTCCTTCGACTTCAGCGGCGGGATTCTCAGTTAAGCCAATTCCTAACGGAACTATACTGCCTACAATCTTTCTGTAAACAGATTTACCGTTTTCTAGCTTTCCTTTTCCTCCAAAGCCTTTAAGAAAGGCTTTCATCTCGTCTATTTGCTCTACATCTGAAATATATTCTGCTTCAGCTATGTCTTTATTGTCGTCCTTAAGGACAGCAATCTCATATTCACTAAAGCCTAGCTCCCAGCTAGCTGAAATTTTTTTGTAAAATTCACTGGTAGGGTCGCTAGCTTCCTCCACTAAGCTAGTGATGTTACCGTTTACGATCTTCCATAAAACACCACCCAATGTGATATTATAAGGAGCATTCAATTCGGAGGCTTGCTCTTCGGTTAGTGGTTTATCAGTACCAAACTCACTAAAGCCCGCCGTTAGTATAACACCAATAACATTTTCTCGATTATGTTCGATATTGATTGGCTTGTTGATGAAATTTTTGTATATATCAGTTGCAGAAACCGAATCAATTACATCACCGTTTTTATTGGCCCTGTTAATCACACAAGCGTTAAATGCAACCGGAAGCAGGTCGATATCTCTGTCGGAATCTACCTTTGGAATAAAGTCCCCTATCTCCTGTAAAGAAGCGTAGGAGAGAAATTTATCTTTTTCCTCTGAAACTAAAGGTTTTAGCTCAGAACTAAAAGAAGTTGTAAACTTGGGTTGGTTAAAATTCGATTTCATATCCAAGAGAAGATTTCGGAATTTCGATAAAAAGTTCATTTAGATTCTTAAATTTAAAATTTAAATTAAATTCTTCTATATCTTGTTCCGCGTCTTTAATAAAGTCACTGTGTTGAGCTTCGCTACAGAAATCTAATTCTTCCAGCACTAAATCATACTTAGCTTTACCTAAAGAATCAAAATTAGATATAGTATGTAAAAATTGGTTGACTCTAGCAAACCCTATTAAATTCTTGTTGTCCGATTCCGAGCAAGGAGAAACAATAGAGCAATATATAGATTTCAACCTATTAACAGTAACTCTTTTGGGAGAGTGGTCTTTATTGAATTTTTTAGCCTTATGTTCTAAAGCACTAATGATTCTATTAGAAAAATCTATTGCTTCTAATTGCTCCTCTTCTCCAGAACAGCCAGTTTCCCCTTCTTCTCCCTTGGGTTCGCTTTGAGTGTTTAAGTTGGCGGTAAGGTCTATTTCTATTCCTCTATTGGCCGAGTGATGAACGAAATAATCTGCGGTAAGCTTGGTAAGCTTAGTTTTCTTTTTCGGAGTATCGCTCATCTTTTTAATAAACTTTAAAAGTTAACATAAGTATATACACTAAAATAAAAAAAAATATACAACAATAAATAAAAAAAAATCAATTATTCAGTTAATAAACTTATTATCTTAAATTGATAAAAGTTCAAAGCCAAGCTAGCTACGAGTAAGGACACAATTAATATACCAGTCAAAAGACTAGTAATAGGAAAACTGGATTTTTTTATGTTCTTTACCTCTATTTTCATACCTCATTTTTTAAGCCTCTGATCTACTTTTACCTTGATTGAGTCTTTCTAGTAACTGTTTTATGACCTCATTGTATCTCTCTATAGCTTGCCTGTAATTTTTAATCCTGTCGCTAAGCTCTATAATCATTTCTTTTTGAATCGCACTCTCTTGATTCTTTTGGTATAGCTCTCTTTGCATTTCTATAAAGCTTTTCCTAAATTTAGAATTCATATCCATAAATTCATTATGTTGATTAACAAGCTCTCCCTCAAAATCAGCTTGCATACGAACAATCTCTGCTTTCTGATTTTGTTTTTGCACAATCATTATAGGAAAGAAAATAAGCGCCGAGGACAAGATGCCAATAAAATATTTTCCTTGAAAAAAATCTTTAAACTTCTTAAAGAAATCATCAACTCTCCATCCCGCCTTATTGCTAGGAGACATTTTTTCCGTGTTCTTGTTGTAGTTCATGGTCGATTATAATTACACTTAAAATCGCCAAGCTAACTTAAAAAACATTTCGCTATAAAAAAAAAGAGAGGCAAAAGCCTCTCTGTGTTTGTTTATATTTTAATTATTTTAGTCGTCAGTAGGCAAGCCGCCAGCATACCATCCTTCCGGTAACTTTACTTCGTTCTTTGAAAGAACCCATTCCCCATTCTTTTGGACATAGACTCTTCCCGAAACATCTGGACCGATACGGACTAGGTTTGACTGAGTGTCAACGAAAACAACACGAGTCGAACCGCAACCAACTAGAAATAAACTAATCAGAATTAGAATCAGAATTCTTTTCATCTTTCATCCTTCTTTCTTGTTCTTCTATACGCTTACGCCACTTATTCTTTAAGTCCTTGGGTGTAGCATCTGCATCACTCGCTTTAGTATCTTTTTTTACTTCAGCAGAGAGCCATTCTAAAACAGCTTTAAACAATGCAGTTAACCAGCCCATAAAACTTAGTCTTGTTTTTTAGCGAGACCTCTGGAAATGGTATAACCCAGCGCTGCGGCAGCACTACAGATAAATCCAAAAACTTTATCTGCATTCGAACTGCCCTCTGGGTCTACGACTCCTGCACCCCATGCGAGAGATGCCAAAGTGACGCAAACCGTGATCCAGAACTCGGTACTTTTATAACCGGGTTTTACTTCTTCTTTTTTAGTAGCCATAATATTTAGGTTTATTAATGTTCCCCGCAAACCTAGCGGGAAAGTTTTTAAAGTCAAACGATTTTTTAAGAATTAGCGTACTTATGCAACTCTTCTATTTTTTCGTCTGGTTTAGCAAATCCGCCCATACATGTGTATACGGTTAAGCTTTGTTTGGTTCCGCTATAGATTCCTCTATGTACGGTGCTGTTACCTTTCATCATTCTAGAAAACTGCTCGAAGGCATGATCTAGATTCTCTTGAGGTAACTCGTTGAGTATATCGTTACTTCCTATTACTATTACTCCTGCGGAGTTAGCGCTAGATAAATCGACTCCACCTGTAAGTAAATTATTCTTAAGATTATCTCTAACTGTTTTTGAAATTGAAAAAGTATCTTTCCATTCCCTAACAGGAGAAGCTCCAAAAGATAACATTCCAGAATCTAAAACATGCTTGTAGTCATTAGCGTCAAAAGACGAAAAACTGCTGTCTTTGTTAGCGGTCATATTAAATAAATGAAAAAGGCCCGCAATGCTTCTGTTAGCAGTCTCCCAAAATTTACCTACAGGTAGGTTGGGGTACAACGAATTTATTTTCTCATTATCGATTACGATCAGAGGAGATATGAGCCCGTTTTTCACATGCTCGTAAGCTTCATTTAAAGCGTCTGCTGCATTTTTACAGACCTTCTTTCCTTCTGACACTTTGGGTAAGGTTAGTATTAGCCCCACTTTATCGCTCTTACAGTTTACGTCTGAGAGGCCAATCATTTCTTTTACTGCTTTTGCAATTGGGATACCTGTACCCGTTCCCGTTCCGCCGCCTCCTCCAGCACATACAAACACTCTATCGATTTCATTACCGAAATTTTTTCTCATGAAGTCGATAGTATCATCTTTTCTTTCTGAGAATTTCTCAGCAGCTTTTTTAGGATTTTTTCCTGCGCCACCTTCTCCGATGCAAAGTTTTCTTTCGTCCTCTAACTTAATTGTATTGAGGTCTTGCTGGGCTGTATTTAGAACGCAAACTTTTCTGTATCCCATTTTATGAAAAGTTTCAGCAACGCGAGAACCGCCTTGACCAGCACCAATGAAAGCGAACTTGAAGGAAGCTTCAAATTCATCCTCTATTTCTGCATCTGGTTCTTGTGGTTCTGGTACTGGAATTTCTGGAATATCGCAGTCAAAATCAATATCAACATTGTAGCTGACTACATCTTCAATTTTGTTGTCGTTTTCTTCACTCATAATTATAAATCCTCTTTTTTACTAGCACATAAAATACTAGATAGATATGTATCTAAACCGTGCTCGTAGGATATGTCATTTACTTTTTTTATTCTGTCTGGGTTATGATCAACTGGATTAGAAGAATATTTTTTAACTGATTTACTCCAGTTTTCCGGTTCTTCATTAGCTATAATGGTCTCAGTAATCTTACTAGCTATATCCTTTTGGGCGTTACTTAGCTTTCTCTTATTATGCTTACTTCTTAAGTGTTTTTCAACTTCAAGATTTAATTTTTGTGCTTGTATTAAGTTATTCTTTACTTTTTCCAAACTGTAAAAACTAGAAACTACTTCGCCGCCCATAGGCGCTCTCTCGCCTTCTTCTCTTGGTCCTTTCGAGTCTGCGGGTCTACCAACTTGATTTGGAACCTCATTCTCTTCTTTATCTTTTGGCTCTTCTTTTTTGTTGTCGTCTTCGCCCCTGTCTTGAGGCGCTGCTTTTGCACCTCCGATTAATGGCTCGAAGAATCCCTTGTCTCTCATTTCTCTGTACTCTTTTTGAGATTGAGGGATTAAGCTTTCGTCGGGCAGTCTTCCCTTTTCGATAGCCTCCAATCCTTCCTCTGGAGTTAAGATTCCAAGCTCAATAAGTCTAGTGTAAACTCGACTATAAGAAAGGCCATCCCTCAGATCAATATCATCGAAGTGAGGAGTCGGAACGCTTTTGAATCCCATGATCTTGGAAATTCTTTTTATTTCTTGACCTAAGAATTCATTTATAAAAATCTCTCTAGCTTGTTTAAGTCTTTCGATGAAGACTTTTACTTTAATGCTCTCATTAGCGAACTTCTCACCTTCTCCGATTAGAATATTGTTAAGACCTATCCTAATATCCCTTTCAAAAATTTCGTACTTGGAAGAATTTAAAAGAGCAGAAATATTAGGAACAATGAATTCCGCTTTAGTCGTATAGTCGGCAATTAAAACTCTACCAACAGACTCATTGGTAAACAGCTTCTGCATGGCCTCTAGGTTTTTCTGATTGACGCCTCCTTTGTCTGGGTCAGTACCCATTGTAACGAGCAATATTGCTTGCTGCATTGTGCGAGCGATAGCCATATCGATTTTCTTCATCTCCGCTTTTGCGTTTAAGTCCTCCAGAACTGGGTAACCCATTGGCACAGCGAAAGGCTCGTAATCTTGTTTTTTATAGAAAACCGCACTTACCTTGTCTTCGCTTAGTGGGAGGTGAAGAGCATAGGTGCTTCTTTTATCTTTCTTATGTTTTTCTAATTCTTTCTTTATGTTATCTGGTAGAGAATCTAGTAGCTGTATCTCTTCGTCAGTTTGAGGATTTTTCAATCTCTCCAACTCGTAGTCAGTTACGTATTTACTGTATTTACCAGCAGAGAAAGATAAGGTTCCAGTTAGTCTAACGTCTGCTGGGTTTAAGATAATGTATTTTACTGGTAAGCTAACTGATTCCTCAGCAGCTAGATTCAAGTTGCCAAAAACTCTGTTTAAGTTTCTCAAGTCGTTCTGCTTAAGCTCAGCATCAAACCTATAAGTGAAAACATTGCCAGAGCGATAATACTCCCTAAAGAACTTATCTTGAAAAGCTAGAATATTAATTTTCTTAAATAAAGCATTAAAGAATTCTCTAGACTTTTTACTGCCACCCTTGAAGTAAATTTGATTGACTGAAAACTCAGTCATTAAATCGATTGTGTTTCTGAAAACTGAAAAATTATAATAAGCCTTTTGACACAACTTAACGGCATCTCTTACATCAATTAAGTTCCGGTTACCACTACCGTAGCCATCGGATGAGTACTTGAACGGTACTAGTCCGTCATCAATGTTTTTATATTTGTCAGTTCTTTCTATGGTCGAAGAAGCATTTCTTCTGGTTCTAGTGGAGGCCGTAGCGACTTTGGGTGAAGAGCCTTCAGACATTAGCGGCAAAGGAAGTGATGTCTGAGTCTGACGTGGGGTGTTTTCTGGTTTTTTGCTCATTTTCGACCTATAAAATTAACGGTGTAAATTTATTCGTTTAAAATTACACTATATTCTTACGTATTCAACGTAAAAAATACAGTTTTTTTAAAAGAGGAAAAAAACTAGGTTTAAGTCCAAGCCCCAGTTAGTAATTGAACCCTAGTCCAGTGATCTGTATTGATACATAAGTAGAGATAACCAGTATCAAAGGCTATTTGCCCACTAACTCCATGAGAACCAGTGCTAGTTGGAACGTGCGGAGACTGAGCAATTAGACCCCCGCTTACGATACCGCTACCTCCCACGCTTAAACTACTATTATGGTGGCTAGTTCCGTCTACGACTAAAGTACCTTTATCAGTAATATTTCCGCTAGATACAGTATTTCCGCCTATATTTAAATCGTTCTTGAAATAGCCAGTGCCATGAAGCTCCACGTTACCGCTAACAAAGTTATCCCCTACTACATTTAGCCCTTTGTAAGTACTAGAATAGCTAGCTAAAGCTCCCGTACCCACAGACAAGCCCCCTCCTAACATGTAAGAATCCTCATGAGATGAGACCTTACCCTTTGCAACTCCAGATAGATCGTAAACAACTAAATTAGTTCCTCCAGCCTCATGCTCAATCTGGCCTTTAGAGTCGCTTAATGAACTTACTGATCTAACTCCTTGGTTGCCAGAAACATCTAAATCAAAAGCGGGGACATAGCTTTCTGGAAAGCCAACACCGTAATTACCTACGTCTCCATCAAATATAAAACAATTATTTGTATTATTTGCTTTTCTTACTATTAGATTATCATTCGTAGTGTCTACGTAAATATAATTATTAATACTAGTAGAGCCACTTGCCGTAAAAACTCCAGTACCATTAACTATTACATCTTGCGCTGAAACATGCCCAGATACGTGAAGCTTGTGCTGGGGGATTAATCCTTCTCCTATGGACAGTTGATCTCCAGTATGATCATAGAACAAGCCATAAGCGCCTTTAAAATAATTCTGCCCAGCATGGCCGCTAGCAAATTGAATTTGGCCATCTGTGCCGCTTGGACCCGATTGACCAACATCTAGAATATAACCAGATAATTCTGGTTTATAAATTTGATTTACTCTTATCTTGTTGTCGGGCATCTCGTTTTTTTCTCCAATTTACAGAATCTATTACACTTTTTTAAATTAATCTGGGAGTAAAAGTAGCAGCTACATTTTCTACTTTTAGGTTTTTCATGTCAAAATAACTCCTTAAAGCCCAGTTAGCTAACATTAATGTAGTGTAGTTATCTCGTCTAGCTCTATTAACAGAGGTGCTTCTTTTTAAATGATGTGGCAAGTCGAATGTCTGAGTGCCCTTAGCTGTGCTTTTAACCTCAATTAAAGCGCATTGCTTCTTAGTTTGGTGTATTAGGTCGTCTTGCGTTTCAATAAGGTCTAGAATGCTTTCCGCGTTAGTTTCTTTTATTGGTATTCTTTGATTTACGGTTTTATCGAAAACTGAGCCATTAGCTGTTGTTTTTGACGAGAACCATATTCTCTTGTGGTCGATAGAAGTTTGCAGGTATTCGTTTGCTCTCCGTATAAAGTCGCTAGTGAAAATTTGCTTAAAACAAATACTCCCAAGTTCTTTATTGTATTTAGATTTAGCCTCCATTAAAGCTTTTTGGTAATCAGCGCCATCAGCATTACTATTGAAATCAAAGAATCCTAATTTAGTTCCGCTCTTAACGAATATTTCGCTTTGGCAAGCGGAGTCGATAAACTGATAGCCCGCATTATCAATACATATCATCTCTACATTAAAGTTGCTTACTAAATAATGTAGATACTTTATATGATTCTTTAAGTCTCCACCAGCGACTGCATAACTATGAACTAACGTTCCAGTTTTATGTTCTTCGTCTATTTCCAAAACCGACATAGCAAAAAAGTCAGAGCTAGGACTATTAGAGAAAGACGGGTCAATTCCAATTATATATTTCTCTGAAGGCTTTCCTTTTATAAGAGTTGTCGGCTCCTCTCCATTCGGTATTGTGCATTCATGCATCTTCTTAGCGCTGAAATAGCTATCTGAGCCATCGGTAAACTGAGCGCAATACTCTCTTTGGAACGAGGAGTGAGACTGACCACCGCTTTGAGCTTCTTCGATAATGGTCTTATCGATCATCTGCTCTGGTAGAGCTTCGTAGCTCATTTGTGAAATAAAATACGACGCAGTGCTATCTTTATCTGGGTTGTATATTTTCTCTGTCCAGTCTTGGTACGTTTTATATAGATTTTCAAAAGTATAACTAGCAGAAGATAAAGCTACCATCTTGGTGTTGTTCTCGAACACCATGCGGTCTTTTTCCTCCATAGCGCCTTTCTCTATAAGAGAGTCTTCCATTTCCCTTATTTTAATTCTTTCTGCCATGTCTTGAGGAGCTACAAGGAATGGCATTAACACTGTTTTAATTGTTTCTTCTGGGAGCAGCAAGAACTCATCCAGCACAAGAACGTTTGCTCTAAAACCACGAATTTTTTCACCAGACAAAGGAATAGCTGTAATCGTCCCTCCATTGATTTGCCACTCATATTGGTCATTCCTTTTGGACGGATTTACAGAGAAAGCTTGCATGAGTAACTCTGCTCCCTTTGTTTTTACTAGCTTTTCTAAATTATTAAAAATAAAACGAGCGGTACGAAAAGTTGGGCCAGCTATAAGAATCTTAGTACCGGGATTAAAAATGCATTGCAGGAAACAAAATACAGAAGCAATAAATGTTTTTCCGCAACCACGACCCCACACACACATGGAAAAGTTTTTGTTCATTAAACCTTTCAAAGTAATCTCTTGAAAGGGCGCTAGCTTTAAGCCAGAGATAAGCTCTGTAGTAAAGCTTAAGTTATGTCGAAGAAATTTAGCTAAAGATATCTTAGCTTCTTTATCCTCTAGCTCTCCCTCTAACCTAACAAAACCTTCGTTTAGATTAGGGAATTCTTTTTCGTTGTCAGTTGCGTACCACATTATAGATTTTTAGTATCGTAGCATAACTGTAAATCTACGCCCCTCACTATACATCCTACAGTTAGAATTTTTTCAGTAACCCTAGACGCTTCATCTTGGCCATCAACAAATAAGAATTGGATGTGATTATTGTTTTGTATAAGCTGCCTTACTCTATGGAATATGAATTCTGGCGTAGCTTTAATTTTGCTAGATAGTTCTCTTAAAGAATTAAAATTCAATGCAGAGCTCAACTTCTTTTCAACAACTATAATCAAGTATGCGTCTTCGGACTCTGCTCTTTCTATTTCTCTCTGGAACCTATCAAAGCCTCCGCTTATCGTTCCTATGAAGTCGTTTAAGGACTTTCTCTCTATATAGGAATTACAGGATACCGACCTGTCGCTGAAGGTATAATCTCCAAACTTGAGCTTTCTCACTCTGAAGTCTCTGTCGAATTTCAGTGGCGTTTGCTCTCTGGTATCTATAAAAATTTTGTATTCATTCTTATCATACTCTTCTGGTTCTGGGATTTTAGTTACGTTTTCGAATCTATTCTGGTAACCTATTGACTCACATAACTTATAGTAATTTCCGAACCTCTTATGGTAGAATTGGATAGGGGGAAACAATAGAGTTCTTAGCTCTACTTGAGTAGGGGAATAAACTAAAGACTTTTCTTCTTTTCTCTTTGTAAGTAAATCTTCGCAGTAATTTTTAACTGTTTCTTCATCTGACGACTTAAGCCAGTTTCTTAGGTTTTCTCTAGAGTTAAAATCTGTACTGAAGTATTGTTTCTTGTTTTTAAATTTAATGATTTTATTATCATGCTTGTCGTACCTAGGGAAGTACTTTTGATAGTACTCAACCATTCTGAGCTTATGAGCCTTAAGATGAGCGTGTAGCTTTCTATCTGACTCAAACTCTTTGCCGCAAACAGCGCATTTAACCATTAACTGCTTCATCTTTAGATAAACCCATTATCCTACACTTTACGTCGTCCATATCCTCGAACTTGTCTACTTCTTCGGAGATTACTTGCTTCTTTCTCTCTGCTAGCTCTATAAGTTTCTTTCTAGACTCTTCTTCTTTCCAGAGTTGAACTAGGTTTAAGATACTCGCGTTCTCTTTGATTTGATTCTTGAGTCTATCGCTTCTTTTTTCTTTTAGATCGTTAAGAAGCTTTTGCTGTCTATTAACACATTGATTGTATTCGTTTTGCGCGGTGTTGATCGATTCTACCAAAGCCATAGATATTCTCGCGCCGTCTGTTTGGTCTGCGTTTTGATCTAGCAGTGCTTGAAGGTGCTCTACTCTTCTTTGGATGTTAGAAGAGATAACAACTTCCGCAGATAGTACTATGTATTGGTCTACTTCCTCTTGGGTTAAATCTGGTTTGTCGTATGTATACCTAATAAAACTCGATTCGTACAACTCTCTGTCTGTGAAGCTGTCGTAACCATTTATGATATGCAAAAATCTGTAGGTATGCATATAGCCTATTAGGGCGTTTATGCCCTTCTTTGTGCTTGCGGGTATGTTATTCTTATCAACCCCATCTAAAACAAACTTATTGATTCTAGCTAAAGTTTTATCAAAAGTCTTGGGTGGCTTGTATTCTACGATCTCTTCATTTGATTCTGGCTCAAATACAGATACTTGGCTAGGTAGAGTAGCTATGTAATCATTTACGACTCTAGCTTCTGAGCTTAAGTTGTTTAGCTTGTGATCTTCGAAAAGCACGCGAGCCATCTCGTGACCCCTCATAGTGCCTACATTATTAACTATAAATTCTTTATGTTCTTCGGTTAGAACTATGTCCTTACTTTTACTCTCGTGAGCCTTTTTAGCGGATATGTTTACAGAGCTTAAGAAAGCTTTGATGCACTTACCGTATTTACTTCTACCGTCTTGTAGTTCTTCCGGTATTTCTGGAAAGCCAACTTGAACTAATTTCTTTAAAGAAGGGGGATTCTCTTTGTTAGAGTTCCATTCTTCAATTATAGAATTTTGCCCATCTGAAGATAAGCATATTTCCTCTAAACAAAATTCATCACGTTCCATAACTAAAAAATATCTAACTTCCCAGAGTTTATAAGGCTTTTTGTTTTTTCGATTATAGATTTTCTAATATTCTTGATTTGCTTATAACCCGGTGGTCTGTTTTTTTCTGTGCTTCTGTATCCCATTTTCTTGGCTGTTTCTTCCTCAGATAAGTTTTCTATGTATAGATACTGATAGACTTTCCACTCCGTTGGCTTGAGGTGAGTTTCCAGCGCCTTGTTTAGTCTTTTAAAGTTGCTTTCTAAATCGCAGTCTTCTCCAGATGATTTAAATATTTCTTGAGAGTGGTTTTCTAAAGGGAGGGGTATTTTAACGTCGTGAGCTTTTTTCTTGCTTCTTTCCCAAAATGCATACAAAGGACATCTATTGTCTTGTTTCCCGTATATAGAACAGTAATCTATACCCTCTGAGGCTGAACATTTTAAACAGGGTCTTGTAAAATTAGAATAGTTATTCCTTATTAAGTTTTTTATTTGATTAGATATTATTCTGTTCAACCAAGGAGCTAAGGGCTTTTGTGGGTCGTATAACTCCCATTTAGTATATATGTGTATCCTTAGTATCTGGGCTACATCTTCGAAATCCATCCATGATATAGCCGTTAGGCTCCATTTTTTTCTACGCTTATTTATTTCAAAATCAATTTCGTGGATAAAATCCTCGAAACTGATCTTAATTTCTTTCTTATCCTCGTCTCGGTCTGGATCGTCCAATTATTTTTTCCTTATCGATCCAGCCTCTTTTCGAAAATCATTCAAAAAATTCTCGTTGTTGGGTAGTTGCCTTTCTCCTTCGTTACTGCTTTGCACTGGACTGTCAATTAGTCCCCCTAGGGTTTCTTTAGGAGCTTCAAATCTTTCAATGTCGAAATCCAGTTTATTTATCTTCGTAGAGTAGCCGTCCGTCGATTCTTCCTCCTCGACACCCAAGACCTCCTGCTCTACCTCCACTTGCTCTTCTTGCTTTTTTGATGAAGCGTAATTTTTACCTAAATCAAGCTTAGCGCCACAACTAGCACAAAACTTAGGTTTGTTAGTTACAGAGTAAACAATCTGCGAACCGCAAGATGTGCAATATTTTTTCATAAATAATTTTAAATATACACGGATTTAAATAAAATCAAACCCCGACTTATTTAATATGTAATTTAATATGTACTTAGACTTAAATAACTGTAATATTATTTAACATGGGAAAACAACAACAGGAAAGCTTTCTTTTTACGAACACTAAAGGTGTTACGTATGAGATTGTTTTTCGTAAGCCCAGAAAAGATGCTTATGGGAGCGATACCTTTGGGTTGTGCGTAGACCCCAGTGAAGCTAAGGGAGATTATACTCCTAAAATCTACATAAATCCGTATTTAACAAAAAAATCAGAATTAAACACTTGTATTCATGAAATAGCTCATGCATTCTTCTGGGACAAGTCAGAAACAGACGTTACTAGATTTGCGGATGTTTGTTCTAATTTTTTGTATCAAAATGGTTGGAGACTCGAAAAAAGAAAATTCCAAGCACCTCCTAGAAAAAGGGGCAAGTCTTCCAATAAAAAGAAGGGGGAAGAAAATGACAAATAATTTTTTTGAAAAAATAGAGGAGATTTTAGATTTATCTTATGAACTTTGCGAGCACGATGATGCTGAGGTTTCTAAAGCGGCTGTTAAAATCAATAATCAGATTTATGACCTAAAGAAAGAACAATCTAATACTCAAAGAGATATATCAAATTCTATTTATAAACTCTCCAAGAGGAAGACTTTAAAAATAGAAGATATAAAAAATATACTTGAGTCTAACGGCATAAAGGTTTAGTGCTTGTTAATATTTTTCATCTTCTTAACTAAGAACTTAACTAAGTCTGACCTCATGATGTCTTCTTCGTCGAACTCGAACGTTCTAACGCCTTTTTCGTGACTTTCTTGATCTGAAAATAATTTAAATAACTTTTCAAACGCACCATCTTTATTGTGATGCAGATCAGTTTGCATTGGGTCCGCTAAGATAAAGCATCTACTGTGATTGCCCATTCTGGTCAATACAGTAGTAATTTCCTTTAAAGTGCTATTTTGGGCTTCATCCAAAATTATACATTTTGACGCCCAGTTCATGCCTCGCGCAAAATTCACTGGAAACATGGAAATGCGCCCCTCTTGTTCAAGCTTCTCGACTCTGGTGTCTGGTAGTAGTTCGTCTAGTTTGTCCAAGAAGGGCAAATTATAAAATCTTAATTTATCGTCGGCAGAACCGGGTAAAAAACCAAGCTTTGATTCAGAAGATTCAACCGCCGACCTCAAATACATAATATCAGAAATAACCTTTTTATTAAGTAATTGTAAGCCGCAGTAAACGCTTAACAGCGTTTTGGAAGTGCCCGCAGGACCGTTTACGAATACGATTCTGCTTTCATCGTCAAGAGCTAACTTAAAGAAGTCTTTTTGCTTTTTTGTCCAAGGTAATTGATGAACTTTGATCTGTCTTTTTATTGGATTTGGATTTTCTCCAATGATAGGACACATCGCGTCTGAAATCTCATCAAGTTGATCTGCGGTATTGATCTTTTTCAGCATTGAGGCGCGATTTTTCGCGTTGCTAGATTTTCTTGGCATTCTATATTTAATTACACTTAATTATCCACAAAAAAAACCATTATTTAAATGGATATCCAGAAACCCAAATAACCAATGAGTTTCTTTTGCCCTTTGTGACTTCTTTAACCCTGTGGAGTAAGAAAGAAGGAAAAAGAGTGATAGTACCTTTTTCTTTGGATGCAGTGAAAGGGGTATCTCTAGAAAGAATCTCTAGTTCGCCGCCTTCATAATCAGACGGGTCAGTAAGCTGTAGTACTCCCGATATCTTTCGATGTACGCCCCTTGGGCCATCTATATCAAGATGATAATCATATTTGCCACCTTTCTTGGCAGAACCATGATAAGTGGTGTATTGGCAGTCCTCTAGGAAACCAGCTAATTCAAATCTCCAAAGACTATCATTAGCTTCTTTAACAATTCCAAAAAGACGATCATAAATCCAAGTATAATCTTGTGTTCTTGGAACCCAACCCACTTTGCCTCGCCGCACATCTTTTAAATCGCCGCCAAAAGTGGATGCATTATCAGAAGATAAGGAATCTCCTATTTTTTTAATTTGTTCTACTTCTTCGTCGTTGAAAAGCTTTTGAGCATAATAATAAGTACAAAATTGTCTCTCGTTACCAGCTTTATCTAAATCAAAAAAACAATAACTCATTTAATATAACCTTCGATAGAATGCACTCCATCTGTGACTCCCGCAGCTACTTGTGATACAAACTTACTGTTATAAGAAGAAATATCAAAAAGAGTTAAAGTATTAAAGGATGGAGTAATTATTTCTTTAATTTTATCTTCTTCAGTAAAGAAAGTATTACCGCCCCACTCTGGTCTCCAGTTTTTGGTTAGTTCATAACGGAAACCGATTTTGCCAGAATTGATTTCATGCGGCGCAAAGAATTGCACCTGTTTAAACCGCGTTGCATAGAAAACCGACTTTTTTAATTCCGCGTTAAAGATTTCCGCTATCTTTCCAAAGATTTCGCTGCTTTGAATCAAATTAGTAAAATTACAAATCTCACAAGTACAAGTCTTGGGATGCTCGCCAGTTTTGTCAAAAGAATAAGAAAAAAATCCTCTTCCAAATGATTGTATAGCGGCGAATTCATTTGCTTCAATATCTTCTATTGAATCTGTACGGCTGAAGTAATTAGGTTCAGCTTCGTATCCGGTAGCGTCGTTTCCAGCCAATACGGCGGTGTACCAATAAACGGCGGATTCTTCTCCACTCAAAAAATCAAATAAAAAATCAGCCGTTTCTTCTTTTAAGAAGTCTTTTATTACGACCTTTTTATTTAAATTAAATTGTTCTTTTAATTTGTCTGCTTCTAATGGATTTATAGAGGAGGGTAGTATCATCTATTGATTACTGTTTCGAAGTTCATAAAGCTAACGGGGATTCTCTGTTTCTTCAAGTGCCAGCCTAGATATACTTCAGTATTAAATGGAATCTTATCAAAAAAGTAATATTCGTTGATATAATCAATAATACTTAAATATTTAAACATATAGTCTCTTTTACCTATTCCTATGTGGTCGTTGATGGAATAGTCTGTGTGGTCTGTTGGTTTACTTGATAATACTCCTTCTATTGGTCCAGTGATGGTGAACGGGGAGTTAATACGAAAGTCTGTGCGGGTTCTTATGATCGCGTCGTAGCGAAAGTCTTTTTCTTGCTCGTAGCTCTTTAAGAGAAGCAGGGCTTGCTTCCACGAGTACCATTGGCTGATGTTATGACCGGGTCTAGCTCCCCAAGTCGGAAACGTTGCGTGGGTCCAAATTTTACTGCCAGAATATGTTGTTCCTCTTTCGGTGGGGAAATCGTCATTTACGGGCGTTTTAATCTCTCTCCCATAAGTCTCACAAAAGAAAGGATTATATTGAAAATCTACTTGTTGTTCTATAACGCTTCTTGTTGCTTTTATGTCTTTAACTAAATCATCTATGTTTTGGTGTTTGGTGGTGACATTACCCATTTCTCTGTCGGGCCTATGATATTCTCCATAAGACTGTGGATCATCCCAAAAGTGGCAAAACAAGTCAGCATCATTACAATCAACAAAATTACTTAAAAGATTTTTATAGTTATCTTCTAGGTTTCTTGGTTGACCAGAAAGTATTACTGCTGTTTTCATTTACAGATATCCATTTTCATTTAAAAAATTTTTAATAATTAAATTATTTAGAATTTCTTCATTTTCTTCTTCAGTAAAGAATTCTTTGTATTTTTCTGATTTTCCTCCAGAGGTATTTGTGGCTTTGGTATATAAGTGTTTTTTATATTCTCTCATTTTAACCAATACTTCTTCGGACTTTAAATCTTCTAGTTCTTCTTCGTTTTCGGGAACAATGTCAGAGTTGTAAAGCTCATCAGTTAAATTCATTGCGTCGTTTATCACGGAAAGCTCTGCTGGTAGCTTTAATATTTTGCAAATTTTCTCTACTTGATCGTATCCATAGTTTTCATACTTGATTGTTAGATCAGAATAGCCCTCGTACTTATAAAACAAGGCAATGCTATCAAGAACACCCTCAAGATAGCTTTTATCTGATTCTGGCCATCTTACATTGCGAGATACGGCGGAATCTCTAAAATCTCTGTACGGCAGGATTACGTAAGAAGATTGTATATATTTTGTTCTCTGAGCGTCGTTCACAAAGCCATCATGAGCTTTAATGATATGTACTTGGTTTTGGTTAGAGAATTCGTATCCAACAATACTACTGCTGTATGTAGAGTATCCTGCTGATTCAGATAAAAATCTAAGTAAATTGAAAACCCTAGTAGACCCACTGAGCCTTGGGCCTACTATTAAAAACCTTTTTTTAGCTTTAAAAAAGTTATTTTTTTGCATTTAGGTTTATTATATCACAAGTCTTTGATTTTGGGGGGCTGTTCGGGGATTTTTTTAGTTAGCGGGCGTTTAAATATAAAAAATATAATAACAATTTTATAAAAGGGGGGTTTATGGTTGTTATTGAAAGTTTATATATGATAAGCACTGATTTGAAAAGACCGTGGAGATTGAAATTACACCCCCAAGCCTCTATTTAGGCAGATGTCAATTTGTTTTTTTTAGTAAATGGGTGGTAATCCTATTTGTTTGACTTATGTCTAGGGTTTTCCATCAATTCTCACGCGCCGCGTTTTCCAAGTCAAGCAAAAAATCGTATTGCAATGATACGATTTCTCTTGGCAAGCGTCATGCTTTTCTGTATTATAAAGCCATGTCAAATAAATACAACGGCTGGACAAATTACGAAACATGGAATGTAAACTTGTGGCTCTCAAATGACGAGCCAACTTATCGGTATTGCGTAGACCTCGCGGAAGAATTTCCTAACGAGGCAGAACTTGCCGAGCGTTTAGAAGAATTCGCGATGGTGTTTAAGCCAGAACTCGAAGCAAGTATGTTTTCGGATATGCTCAACGCATCATTAAGGGAAGTTAACTGGCGCGAAATTGCCGAAGCTTACCTAGAAGAAAACTAGAAGAAAAACCCCGAAAGGGGTTTTTTTTGTTGACACGCCAAATCTCGGCGTGAGACAATTATACAGTGGGAAAGAATCTCGGCGGGTGTCCCTAGGGAGACAAGTCTCCCCCTATTGTCGCCCGCCGCGTTTTCGATTGTCAAGAAAAAGTTATCCACAAGTTTTTCACAAAAAATCCAAAAATTGTTAATAACCTTAAAATCCTTTTTTATTATTATAATAAAATATTGTAGAAGGTATTTGTATTTGAGGTATTTGTATTTGTATCTCTCGCGTTCGCATTCGTGTGCGTTTATTTTTTTTATTTTTATTGTTGTGCTACTTTATTGTTATCCCTATAATCATGTCATGCCAATTAAGATGAGCGACCTAAAGAAAGTGTTAAACAAAGGTAAGAACCCTATGCCCGCACGCGATGCGATTGCCGAGCAGTTGAATGAGCTACCCTCTTCCGAACCCCTGTCATTCGGTTTCAAGAGTGAATCGGGTGCGTTCCTGCTGCGTAACGAGGTGGAGGACTGCGTTGATCGTTGTTGGGTGGATGATCCACAGGATTGGCGCAATCAAATCATCACACGGGAATCCGTCAATCGCGAGATCGCCAAGGTGAGCGCAGCTATGGAAAAAGCATGGCAGAATGGTAGTGATAACGTGGTTAAAATGTTGTTACAAGAACACGCCAAGCTGAGACAGTTGGATGTGAGCCTAATGTCGCCCGCCGAGAAAAGAGAGTATCAGCACGAGTGTGATTTATATGACTCAGCACGGAAAGGCGAGTTGTAATAGTCGCCCGCCGAGATTCTTATAACAGCAAAGGCCGCGCCCGATGGCGCGGCCTATTTGCTTAACCCCTATTTGCCGATAACCTATTTGCCGACGACCTATTTGCCTTCTTCTTCTTCGTCGTTCAAGTCTTGTATGTACGCGACTATCATTAGTGATACAACAATAGCCCCTCCGTGAATTAATTCTAACATTATTAATTACCTTTCTATCTTCTCAAAGTGTTTGTCTACAATGTCACACATATCCTCCAAAATGGTCTGACCCAATATCGGGTTGATCTCGTTCCCGTTAATGCAAGAGTCCATATACTTCTCAACATCTTCGTGAATGTCTGCTTTAACGTCTAGTATCTTGTATCCCATAATTTAATCTCCTAATTTTCCGCTGCTCCATTTAGCGTACAAATCCCATGCTTCGTCAGCCCATTTTTTGCCATTGACCTTCTGCTTCTCTGCGAGGTAGGCTTCCACCTCATCGTAGGGAGTATTTTCGTAGTAATAAATGTAAACTTCAATGAGTTCTGTTTTCATAATTTAATCCTCCTCCACTTCGTATGTATCAAAAGGTACAGAGTTCGCGTGAATCTCTCCCCATTCGTTTGCTCTATCCAAGTCTTTGATTCTGTTAAGTAATGCCGTCCTCAACATATCTGGTGTTACATCCTCTCCATATTCATCATTAGACTCAAGAGAGAAGGCGATATCGTATGCGTGATTGTATTTCATTTAGTCCTCCTCCTTTGTTGTTAGTTCAATGCCTACGTCGAGTAATGCTTCAGTCCATACTTGTTTCTGAGCTTCCATAATAGCGTCTGCGATGTGTTCTCTTGCGAATTCAGAAGTTAGGTTCGCTTCATTATTAGCATAGTATTCCAATACTTCTAATATAGCTTGTTTTTCTTTCGTCATGCGTTTGATTATAGAGATTTAGGTTAATAAGTCAAGGATTATTCTTTTAATAATTTGTCTAGTTCTTCAGAAAGAATATCAAAAACTAATTCAACATTTTCGTCGTTTTCGTGAAAGCTAGGCCACATTCTAATGGTTCGACCTTTACGTTGGTGTCCGTCGCCCTTGAAGAATCCACGGGTAACAATGCGGTGTAGTCTTTCAGTACGCGAAAGGTTTTCTTTGGCTTTTTTTAGTCGTCTCATTTAGTCCTCCTCCATTCTATAATGCCCAACTAAATCACCATCAACAACTACTCCAATGTCTGCGCTGATGATCGCTCTACCGTTGTTTTTATATGCCAACAAATCGTACTCTACATCGTTAGCGATACGCTCGATTATAGAAGGTATTTGATCCTTGTCGTGAGTTCTAATTTCTATGTTTAGTTTCATTTAATCCTCCAATTTGTTACCACACACATCCACATCTGCGGTGATAGCGGAAACTTCTGCGTTCTCAACCCAAGCGTTACTAACTTCGGTATCCATTTGTAATTCTTCTATCGCTGCCTCCTCTGCAAACTTTTTGCTTGGAGCCTCCACATGGTAGGTGCGATAGGTTGTTGATTTGAATTCTACTTCGTATGTTTTCATTTAGTCCTCCAATTTCTTAAAGTTATCAACTACGATTTGGCAAAGATTGTCTTTCAAGAACTCGGCATCCCAACCATCTTCCACAAACCTATCATCCATAAATGTAAGTATATCCTCTTGAATTTGTTCTCTGCATTCTTCTTTGGTCATCATGCGTTTGATTATAAAGACTTGGTTTAATAAGTCAAGAACTATTCCTCGACTCCTTCAAAGATACTATCTCCGTAATGAGTGCCTTGGTGTGATTGAATGTGTTCGATAATGTCTTGGCTTATATCAGCCCAATCCACTTCGTCCATACAGGATTGAGCAATCTCGGCCCAATCGTCATCTTCCTCCAGTAAGGGAGCAAACTGTTCTTTGTCCCATGTAGCTACAACCAGACTATCTTCTGGATTATAGTTCTTCTTTAGTGTTTCAATAATATCTTTTACCTTCATTCTTTAACCTCCCAATCTAAATAAATATGTAGTTGATCGCGTAAGCGAATTAGTTCATCGTCGGATATGTCCATTCCTTCGGCTAAATCTTCTGGGATTGTAGCCATTGCTATTCGCGCCATTTCTAAATAAGTTATATTATCTTCTTTCATTATTAGTCCTCCAATTTTTTAACATCAACGCACCATGCGCCAACGATAGATAGCCCTGTTTCGTCGCATTGCTCCCCAACACCCTCTTGCACGATTGAGTGAAGCCAGTGTTCGGTTGCGCGAGAATAATTGTCCTCGCCTTCTACTATAATTTTGATGTTTCCTTGATACTTCATTTAGTCCTCCAATATTAAATAATGTGATGCGTACTTTGCGTCATACGCGGCGAGCTTTTGCCATTGTAATCGGGCTTGTAGTTGCCGAGACGCTGCTAGGATTTTCTTTCCTGTATCGTTTTGAGGTGGGAGAATACTCGCCCTGTGTTTTGCTGCCTCTAATACTATTTCCATTGCTTCTTCGTTTGTCATGCCCCGATTATACAGACTCAAGAAATTATGTCTAGAGAAAAATAAAAAAAATAAAAAAAGAAAAACATTGACATCGAAATCTCGGCGCGAGACAATCTCCGATTGTACCCCGCCGCGTTTTTAAGAGTCAAGAAAAATATGGGGAGTTTTTTTTTCTGTGATCCCCACACAGACCTTTTTTGTCCTAGTCCGATGCTTCACGGTTTTATACTAGGAGTTTTTGTTTACATCCCCGCGTTATTGCGAGAAATTGGCAGGAGCCGTTATCATCGGCATCTGGTTTTACGTTATACCAATCACCTACTAACAACGACCCCCTAGAGAGGAACATCGGCGGTTTCCCGTTTCCCCACCTTTCGGCTCCACTTTCTTCGTATAGTGGCATTTAAGGCTGCGCCTTCATTTCAACGAGTATGTTTCTCTCAAATTGTTGCTGGTGTCGGGATTCGAACCCGACCCGACCAGTATCGTGTCACCGTCTAGCTTCGTCGCGCTTCCACTAGGGGCTTTCCTGCGTCGGGCTGCTATTCTTAAAGGCGTTCGCAATGTTTCCCTCGTCATAGCACCAATTTCACCAACATAAATTAATTGTCACAGGCCGCTACCTCTTAACGGGCGTTTAATGTACTTCACCTATGACTGAAAAGAGATTAACATTATCAAATATCATAGTCAATCTTTTTTTTAAGAATACATCTTCGGGCCTTCAATCATCACAGGCTCAATTCTACCTTTACATTTTGGACACAGGTAGCGCGTGCCTCTCAATATTCGATTAAATCGTATAGTACTCAATTCAAATCTTTTACCACAGCGACTACACTCACAGGAATGAGTACGTGTTCTGCGTGCCGCTTTCGTCTCGTAGTTGTGACAGCGCTTTGGTTCCATGCCCAAGCAACGCATCACATACTTCCAAGCCTTGCCATGTGGCTTGCCTAATATAGAGCGACCATAAACCTTGAAAGCTACAAGGTGGGCATATTCATGCCCGATGGTTTGGTGGATATAATCATCTTCATACTTATCCAACAAATAATAATTAATCTGAATCTCTTCCTTGAGATAGTTAGCGCGACCACCAACGTGACCTTTAAGACCGTAATCCAATGACACCTCTGGAACTGCACCAGAACCCCACTTGCGAGTAGTCATCTCATCTAACTCATCAATCCTTTGATTGACCTTTATCTTCAAGTCTCTCCTTCTTGTGCTTTGCATGGCTCCATTATAGAGATACGAAAATATAAGTACAGTAAAAAATAAAGAAAATAAAAGAAAGAAAAGCTTGACGAGCTAAAGCTCGGCGGGCGACAATCTCCGATTGTCTCGCGCCGCGTTTTCTAGGTCAAGCATATAATTAAAAAACTTTCTCAAAATAATTCTCGACATAGTTATTGAGGTCTGTATAATCGAGGCATGAAAGAGATTAACCTAGCATTTATTGAAGACGTGAAAATCGATGGAATCAACCATGAGGATGCTCCCGACTATGTAGATGCTTACATCGAGAGCGCAAAATACGATGACCCAGACACGCCAGATGGTGAAGTGAGAGATTTAACTGATGACGAATTGGATAGTCTACCATCCGATTTCGTTCACGCACAAGTAACGAACTGGATATACTAATGAAATACGGCCCGTTAACTAAAAAGTTCTGCCAAGACCATCCGCAGATGAGGCATCTATTTCTTTGTCCCACCTGTCACGAAACGGCAGCGAAAGAAGGCAACGCGGAAGATGATTGCCCAAAGTATTGCAAATGCGATCAAGGGTGGCGACCACCAACTACTACGCCAAAAGACTTGAAACATAGGACATTTTAATATGAAAACAATTATAGAAACAATATTGATATCTGTTGATTGGTTTATTCTAGTCAACGTCGCAAAAGAACTTAAAATATTAATTTATGGAGGATAAATAATCTTGACCAATGAAGCCCATATCCCTATAATCAACACCATGACAAACGAAATCTTTCAAATCGAAAAGCGAGTCATCCAAGCGGGAACACATCCCGCAGACGAATGCTGGTTTATAACAAGCCAAAATGGCTGGTTTGTTGAACAAGGCCCATATGGTTGTGTCGAAGATGCCATAAGTGACACACGACAACCCTATTACGAAGATAGGTCTAAACACGTTCAGCTAAACTTTGACATGGTGACCAATACAAAAGTAATTCATTAATATCATGACACACGAAGACTTAAAGTACTACGAAGACAAAATCGACACCATACTTTGCGAACTCTATGAACGCTATGGAATTTGGCACGACAACCCTAACCTTCCGCCTTGGTTGGTGAAGATGAACAAGGCTCATTCCGAGATGCAGAACTACATGGAAGAATATCTAGAAGAAAAAGAATAACAATTATGAAAAACGAAACAAATCCCCATTTAGAAGAATCAATTGCTGAAGCAGAAGCTATTGAAGCTAAAGCTAGAAAATACTACAAGAAATTCTACGCTGAAGAATTTAGTAATGGTGCATACTATGTAAATGAACTTATCGAAGATGAAGTTGCGCTTGAATTAGAAACATACGAAAGACTTAAATCAAAGAATTTGCCCTTGGGTATTTATGAGGAAGAAGGATATTTCGTGCCACTCAAATAAAAATATCTTGACTCATAAAAGCTAATCTATATAATCAGAAGCATGACAACGAAACACAGTTTAGAAGAACTAGAAAAAGACGGAATCGAACTCTACGCGGAGTTTGAAGTCGAGTGGGATAAGCACGGACAACCAGAGCATATCTACATCACGAAAGCCACAGAGTGGATGGGCGATAAAGAGGTGGAACTAGTTAGCTGGAGCAAAGACATTGAAAAGTTTCTTATGGAGCACGCGGAAGCCTATGTGCAAAACAACCCAGAGGAAATGCCGAGCGAACGCGAATGCGCTGCCGACCACCAAGAACAACTCGAATTACAGAGAGGAGAATACTAGAACATGAATAACGACGGAGTAAAACTTAGTTGCGCCAAGAACGGCTCAGTGATGAAGCTGGTGCTAACATCCGACGACAAGGAAGCACTAATCGCTCGCTACTGGTCTTTGTACAACAACAACGCCACGGGCAGCAAAGAGCTAGACTGGATTAATGAAACACACGCACCATACTGCGCGTTCGTCTGGACCAACAGGCAACGCCTCAAGCGCGGACTCAAAAGCGCATTGGATATGAAGTACGGCGCGGCTAGTTACGATAGTTTGGAAGAAGAAGAGGCTATGGAAAAACTCTTGGAAAAGAAGGCCGAAGAGTGGATTAGTAGCATAGAAAAGGAAGACTATCACAGATTCCAAAAGAATCACATAAAAGTCCACGACTACAGCCCGAAGTCCCAAACGAATGTTGAAAAGATAGAACAAGAATATCACGGGACAATTTCGTAAAATTGAACGGAGTATGTTGACGGGCGAGATTCGCTGCTCAAACGTCGGCATCATTACCACTAGACTCCCCAGCAGTGCGGCTTCACTGCTGGGGTTTTTTTATTAAAATAAAAGCTTGACGAACGAAAGCTCGGCGGGCGACAATCGAAGATTGTCTCGCGCCGCGTTTTTCAAGTCAAGCATATAATTGATAAAAATAATTAAAAATAATTCTCGACATTATTATTAAACTCTCTATAATCAGACACATGAAAGACAACAAAAACGAATTCAAGAAAGACCTCCACGAGTGGCTCGCTGAGATGAAAAGAAGGCAGGAGATCAACCGCAAGCGTGATGAAGAGCAAGCCCAGTGGGATGCCCAATTCAACGCCCCTCTTGACTTGAAAGACAGAGACTAAAAAGGAGCTAACATGAAAGTAAAATGTAAACTATACGCAATCTGCACCCAGTTCGGAGAAAGGGTATCTATCCTTGCCGAGAGTCGGGCGCATGCATTGAGGAAATTCGAACAAACATATCCCCACGAGAAAGTGGTTGGAGTAACCCTAATAGGAGAATAAATCATGGACGCAAAACCATTAAAGAAAGAACTATACGAAAGAGTCGTCGCCCTCGGAGGCGATATTGTCACTCTCGAATTTTCGGGAGGTAGCGATGAAGGATACCTTTACGTTGAAATACGAGGTGATAACATGGCCCAATACGGTGAACAAACGGATGAGGTTCGTAAAAAAATCCGTGACCTAGAATCAGACATTGAAGAATGGGTATGGACTGTTTACCAATACAGTGGTGCTGGTGATGGGACAAGCTATGGTGACACTATCACTTATGACCTCAACAACCAAACAATGTCAACGCAAGAATGGTATCACGCCGTTCAGAAAGGGGAGGAGTACCATGACACCTTGGAAACACAGTGAGTCATCTGCTAAAAAGTGGGGAGGTAACCCTACTGACTACATTGCTCTGCACGATTGGTTTGATGAAACCAAAGCATTCACAGGTGATTGGACTCACCGCGCATTGCGTCATCATTCTGCGGGTATTCAATGGGCCGTTGAAAGGTTCGGACACGTTATCCGAAACTCAAATGGTAAGTTGATTCCCACGAAGATGCTGGCAGAACAACACGTTGAGGAAGACTGCGGGTTCGTACCTACCCCTAAAGATTGGTTGCAAGCCATCGGAGAAAACGCCGAGTCTTGGATGCTTAAAGTTAAAACAAAATCAATAAAAAAACTGGAGGTGATATAATGGAAGCGATTAGTGCAATAGTAATTTCGATAAGTATTATAGCAATGTTTTTCGAGTAATTTTATTAAAATAAAAGCTTGACGAGCGAAGGCTCGGCGGGCGACAATCTCCGATTGTCTCGCGCCGCGTTTTCAGAGTCAAGCCCTAAATACTCACAATTAAAGTTTCTTTTTATTCTTGACTTTCCCCCGTGATCATTCCTGTGACTACTTAAAATAGTTACATTTTAATCTTGTACGAACTTAAAAATAATGGTTTAATATTCCCAGTGCGAGGGAAACAGGCAGTACCTCGCGAAACGAAACCCCGAAAGCGAAAGGACAACTTATGGCACGAACAGCCCGTAAGCTAAATGACGTTTGGGATTATGACGTTGAGTTAGTGCGCGTCCGTGATGGCGAGGGAGTCAAAGCTCCCGGTTTCTTCACCAAGCGTATGGACACTGGTCAGCTAATCGCTCCCGTCTCCGACCACTACAAAGTGGTTCAAACACGCGACTTGGTGAATACCGCCGAGGACGCGTTCCGCTCTGCCAATCTCGATTGGGAGAGGACTATCCGCGCAACCGCCGATGGCGCGAGTGTGTGGGCCGAATACAACTTCCCGAATGAGGTTGTCAACATTCCCAACGTCAAAGTTGGGGACGCTATGGGAATGCGCCTTACACTGGGTAATTCCTTCGACAAAACCCAGAAAGCGAGTTTCGCTTTGGGTATGCTGCGACTGGTTTGCAGCAACGGCATGGTCGCTATGGACAAGGAGTTTGACTTCTCCAAGCGCCACACTGGCATCATCAACCTAGGCGGCATTGCCGATGGGTTGAGCAAGGCTCTGGATTCGTTCCGCGCATTGCGGAATGAGGACAACATCTTCAGCCGCATGGCTGCTGTCGAGTTGACCCAAGAACAGGGCTTGAACATCCTTCAGCACATGGTGAAGGACAAAGTGGTGAGCGAGGTTGTCCGCGAGGGCATCGCGCAAGTCTGGAACGATCCTCGCCATGAGGAGGACAGTGACCGCAACTTGTGGAATCTGCTGAATGCTGGCACTCAGCACTTCACGCACCAAACCAGCGTTGCGGATGGTCGCTACCTGCAAGCGAACACGCTGACTCAGCGGTTCACCAAGGCAGTAAATCGGCTCGCGATTCCAGAGAATCGCTCCGAGCTAGTGCTCAAGGTCGAGGCTCCTAAAGAGGAGGAACTCGTAGCCGTCGAGGCTTAACAATCACACCCCGCCCCTTCGGGGGCGGGGAACTTTTTAAGATGAAGGGAGGTGATGCGTTGGCGATGCCTCGTGGTTCCTACTAATAATAATGCTGGCAATCTTTTGGGATGCCTTTAATTAAAACAAAAACAAAAGCCTCGCCCCTTTCGGGGCGGGGCAAATCCCCGAAACATTATGGACAAACACTTTGCAATTCTATTAAATGACAAAACTCGCGCAGTTGAATACAAATTTGACAATAAAATCATAAAAGACGAAAGCCCCAACGCATACGAGGTAGCTTGTAAGTTGAGCAGGGTTGTGCGGAATACGCCGAACCCCGAAAAAATAATGCTGGATTTTATCGCGTGGCAACAATCATACCCAGATGAAGATAATCTTGACTTCTCTGGCGGCGACTCGATAGAACTTCCGCCGCAGCGATAAAAAAAGCTTGACGAGCGAAAGCTCGGCGGGCGACAATCGAAGATTGTCTCGCGCCGCGTTTTTTGGGTCAAGCTTATTCTTCTCTTTTTTAAAAAAACTTTTTTTCTTTTTTTCTTGTGTTCCTTATTCGTGTCCCTATAATAGAACCATGTCGAACGAAGAACGCGAGAAGCAAGACGAAAGGGTGAGGCAAATGCAAGAAATCACCCAGAAGCTCAGAATATCACTTGAGGTTGCCGAAACCGTAGAGCATCAAGCCAAGAGAATCATAGAGCAACATAGCTCTTACCCATACGAAGTTCGACAAGGCTTGGAGAGGGCAATGAACATTTTTAACGACTAACCAAAGGAAAACAATGAGTGTATCAAGAGAAGACATATTATGGGATGAGGAGTTAAACCGCGAAGAAATGGAGAAACTCAGTGAAGACAAGCGGGGCAAACTTGAGAACATGGCTCGCGATAACGAAAGATTGGAGGACTAAAATATTATGATACCTAAAGTAATAACATGGCAAGGGCGGGAATTTATGACTCCCGACATGGAACAAATTGAGGAATGGGTCTGGGACTCTGTATGCGAAACGCCAGACGGAGACCCAGTAGAGCCAGACCATCCAGATAGCTGGCTTAGGCTACTCGGCTTAATTTAGTTCTTGCAATTCACAGCCCGCCGAAAGGTGGGCTTTTTTTATTGACACGCTAAAGCTCGGCGAGCGACAATCAGAGATTGTCTCGCGCCGCGTTTTCAGAGTCAAGCATTTAATTTTAAAAATAATTAAATTTTATTCTGGACTCTCTTTATTCTTATCCCTATAATCTACTCATGCAAAAGATTCTCGGTATCGATAACAACGCAAAGACTGTCAAAGGACGCAAAAAGCAATACTCCACCGCCATCATTTACCTTGCCCCAAGTAACGTCAGCGGAGTAACGAACACCTGCACAAGCGCATCCAAAGAATGCCGCAAGGCGTGTTTGTTTACTTCTGGCCGTGGGCGCATGAATCCAATTCAAGAGGCACGAATCAAAAAGACAAAGTTTCTTGTCAATGATGAAGAAGCATTTTTGCGTCAACTATGGAAGGAAACAGCAAATCATATCAAGCTATCCAATAAAAAGAATCTCATTCCCTGCGAACGTCTCAACGGTACAAGTGATTTACGTTGGGAGGATTACAAGCTGGACGGGCAGAACATCTTTGAAGCTTTCCCCAATTTACAGTTCTATGATTATACCAAGCACATTTCCCGCGTTGTAGAATATGCACAGGGTAAACTGCCCAAGAACTACCACCTAACTTATTCCCGCAGTGAAAACACCAGTGACGAGCAAGTAGCGCAATTTCTGGGCTGGGGCGTCAATGTTGCTGTAGTATACGCGGGTGAACTACCTGCTACAGACTTCGGGGGTTGGGAAGTGATTAACGGCGATGAATCAGACTTGCGCTTTACAGACCCAATTGGTAAAATCGTGGGCCTTAAATACAAGCCTAGCATTGCTGAGATTGGGAATATCAAAAAGTTTCTACGTCAACCAGAGCAAATCACTGGCTTTGTTGAGTGGAAGTAGTTGGAAGGAGGTGATGCGTGGCGAAATATTCGGATACATCATCGGGGCGTATGTGTTGATAGTATTGTTTTGTGAGATGGAAAAGCTCACGCGATAGTATCTGCGCCCACCCCGCCCCCGTAATGGGGGCGGGTAAACCCTTCGAATCTTATAACAATAATGAAAATAGAAATATCAAAACAAGAACTAGAATTATTAAAGGTTTCTTTATTAGAATGGCAGCGGTGGCGTGTGTCTTTCCTTAGTGACTTAAGTCCCCACATAGGCAGAGATAAAGAGAGCTACCAAAAGAAGCAAGACGGAATCGACAATCTTATCACTAGAATAAATGAACTATAATAATCTTATAATAATATTACTTGTATTAATAGTAATACGAAAGGTACTGTGGCTTGGTAAAATAATTTAATTAAATGCTTGACAGGCCAAAACGTGGCGGGCGACAATGCAATTGTCTCGCGCCGAGGTTTTCGAGTCAACAAAAAAATATAAAAAATTTTCTACACGATTTTGCTTGTCAAGAAAAAAATAATTGTTATTCCGTTTTTCTGTATGTTTAAGTCAAGAAAAAATTATTAACATTATTAAAAAGTTATTAACAATTGTTGTTCTATTATTATAGGGTCACCCGCCAAATTTTATATTCTTATATTCTTATATCTATTTTATTTGTCTATTATTTGTTCGTATATGGTTCGCTTTTATTTGGTGTTATTTGATTCATTTTTGTTTGCCGATGAAGGGCAGAAGTTGTCCCTAAATTGCATAGAGACATTAAGAAGTTTGAACTTTCAATAATACAGGAAAGATAAAATTGTATTATTTGGTTTGCTGGTATTAGTATACGAGGTTATTTGAAAGAAGTCAAGGAGCCGATGGTGTTAAACGTAGCGATATCCCCATCGCTAGTGCGGAGCTCTCTTCCGCCTCTATTCCATCGACTCCGGTGTGGGGTTGGGATAGCCCACGGTTTGGGAGGAAATTTTTATACCAAGTCCTTGAACGTGTTGTAGTTCCCTTGCGAGTCGCGAATATTATGTTGTGTTGTAGTTCCTATTCTACTTTAAATCCGTCCCAAAAGAATTCTTCTCCTATTAATTCAATTGTTTTACTGTTCTTCTTTTGCTTACCCCAGCGCACCATTCCCTCTACCCCTCGGAAAGTGTCGAAGTCGTTTATAGTTACGGTAGACTTCTTCTTGCCACACTTTATTTGGGCGTGAGTGATTCCCTTTGGTGGCTTGGGTATTTCAAGACCTTCTTTCCAGTGAGACTTCTTCATTAACGCGCTGTGAATTTAGTAACAGTATTGAGATGCTTGCTGGTGAAGTCGCGCTTGTCGATAGTCTTATACTTCTCACGATCTACACCGAGCACTTGTACGAGTTGCTGCACTGAGTCTACGACCACTCCGTTGCTGGTTTCGGTCATCTTAACAACATATGTATTTGTATCTTTCTTATTCATAATCTTATTCTATATAGTTATCTTTATTGATTCTCCATTTCATAAACTTCTTTATATCAGAGAATTTACATTTTTCCAAATCTTCTTTGTTCTGTAATCCTAGTACGGGGTTTAGTATATTTGTTGCTGGTCCCGTAATGTCGTACTCTGTTTCTCCTCTCATCATTGAGACCATACCTGCGATAATGTTTACTCTAAAGAAGTCATCATTCCGCGTGATACAAGTCCAGTCCTTCATGTGTCCCTTTTCTGATTCATGTACTAAGAAACAAGTACTTAAATTAATTCCTTTATATTTTTCATATCTTTTTTGGTTTAATATTGCGAAGTCTATGTCATTGTTCTTCTCCATTGACCTCCTCCCAGATTTGTTTAGCCTCCATCTCTACTTCATTCAATGCATCCCAGAATTCTTGAATCTTGAATGGGTAGATTAAAACGTAAGTCGAGGTTCCGTAGTCTGCTCCTTCGACAATACTTCCTACAGTAATACCGTTCTCGTCCTCGTCAATCCAAGCGCCGCAGTCTGTGTACTTGTAGGTGTTACGCTTCACTTGGTTGAAGGACTCCTCGCTGCACATCCGCGCAGCGAGGAAATCCTCCATATGACGAACGATTCTATCGAAGGGAGCCGATGGCTCTCTCTTAAGCTGTTCCGCAGTAACTTTATCCATTGATGACCTCCAAGGTCTCACGTCCATTGTTGGTGATCTTGCGTCCGCCAGTGCCGATCTCCATTAGATCGTTCTTGAGAAGGTACATCTCAATGTCCCTCTGTACTGCCGCCTTGGTCATGCCAGTCTTGGCTGACAGGTAGGTCAAGCTGCACTCTGGTTTGTCGTTGAGAATCTCTAAGAGTTGAATCTCAATCGGAGACAATCCGAGTGGCTCGATTCCTAGCTCATCTTTGAACAGGTTCCAGTCCTTGCGAGTGAAGTAACCTCGCTCCTCCGCCGCCATGTACGAGGAAATGTCGTTGGCAGTCTGAACTGCTTTACGAGCATTGCCCCTAAGAGTAGAGGCGATGTCGGGCATCAGACCCTCCTCGAACTCGATACCCTCAAGGTTAACCTTGAGAATCTGTCCGAGTTGCTTTAAAGAGTACTCCTGTAGATCGATGCGCTTGCATCGGTCAATAAGAGCGTGGAACATGGTCTGCACCTCGGTGGTGGCGAACATGAAAGTGTGTCGCGAGAAGTCAATCTCTACCGTATAGTCCTCGTAAGAGAACTCGTTACGATTATGCTTGTTCGGGTTTAAGCACGTAAGCAGTGCCATCGAAACATCGTGAGGAATCTCAGAGGATTCATCGAATAAGATTGTGACTTCCTCGTGTTGAACATGAGGAATCATGATTTGATTAAAGAACTGCTTGACGTTGCGAAGCGTAGAGCAGTTAATCTCCAGAAACTTCTTAGCTTTCTCTGGGTTCTCTCTGGACATAAGAGTGTCTTTAACAGCCTTAGCCAGCATGGTCTTGCCGCATCCTTTCGGAGCAACAAACAATAGGTGAGGAAGAATACCTGTGGCATTGTAGCCTCGCCTGTAAAAGTTTATCTGTTTCTTAGCCTTCTTTTGGCCAATGATACCCTCGAAAGGGTTGGGGATAGTTCGTTCGTTCGTCATAGGGATATATTATATAGTTTTTTAAGTTAGGTCAAGACTTTTATGAAGTCTTTTCGTTCGTGTTGTTATTCCATTATTCTACTTTGAAATCAATTGTGTCCTCCGGTTCATCGATCTTGACATCGATTTGGTTTGAGTGGGCCTCAAGATTCTTGTAATTAGAATACATGGGCTTAGAATCGAGCTCCAGTTGCTCGGCGTACTTGCGACTGACCACAACCACTGCACCCTCTTTGAGTACGCGGTTGAGCTCTCCCAGTGTCACTTGTACGAAGCTGGTCGCTCCCTTTGTTTTGCCAGAACCTTTTCTCTTCATGGCGACCAGTATGAAGTTTTTTTTAATTTAAGTCAATTATTTTTTTTTATTTTTTTCTACTATATGCACTCGTGCTTTAGTTCCATAGATTATAGCAGGGGACTGTGTTGTTGTTCCTACCACTGTAGTGCCCGCTCGTGTTGTAGTACCTTTAATACTTGCCAGTTGGAAACAGTGCTTCTATTTGTTGGTCACCTCGTATACGGGCTTCCTTAGCTGCTTCATCTGCTACCCTTTGATCATATTTATTCTCATATACATGATGACCACTGACAACAGTAAAATTATTAATAATAATATTTCTTTTATGGTCACTCATTTCGGACACTACGTCGTTCCAAGCCTTCTCGTATATTTGGGCTTGCGGGGATAGTTTCTTTTTTTTCATGTGTATCCTTTTATATAGAGCAATTTAATTACAGTCAATAAAAACTTATAGACAATAATAATTACACTAATTAAAGATACAATTAATAATAGCAAGTGTCGTAGTTCCCTTTTTTATTTTAAATTAAAATGAGCCGCCCTTGAGTGTTGTAGTTCCATTACAAGATCAAGAATACAGAAAAAGTTTTCGTGTTGTTGTTCCTTGATTAACTCTCCGTCGTGAGTTCCCGTCGTGTTGTAGTTCCCTATATTTGCAAAAATTGTGTTCACAGATAGCTCCCGCGAAAGCAGTATCTCAACGTGTTGTAGTTCCATCTGAGGAGTTAGTGTTATAATTCCATGACGGGTGTTGTAGTTCCTTTATTTGCAAAAATCGCGTTCACAGATAGCTTCTGAAACCGCTGGTGTTGTAGTTCCTTTATTTGCAAAAATCGCGTTCACAAATATAATGGCGCACCACATGTGTTCTAGTTCCTATTTCAAATGAGCTATACCCGTGTTTTAGTTCCCAAAATATCTAAACGCCATGCTGGATTTGGTGTTACAGTTCCTTAATTACTTACCCAATTCTTACCATAGCTATCATCATGGGGACCAAGAGGCATTACTCTTTCCTTGGCTGTATAACAACCAGTAATAATTAAAATAATAATAATTAAAATTAAATTCTTCATCACTTTTGTTGTGTTTTAGTTCCTTTAATATATTTCTTATAAGGGGGTGTTTTCTCCGGGGCAACATTTTTCTTGTATACGAAATTCCCTTATGTTAAATAACCCTTATTTGGCAAAAAATCATTCATAAATTAACAATATTGGGATTGAGCATCGTGTTTAATTAGTCCCTATTAATCTAAAATATCTAATTTAATTCCCCTATATTATTTGCCTCTTTGACGTTCACAAATGAGCGACAAAAAAATTAGTCAATCAATAATTAAGTATTTTGATCGGCATCAATTCTCGCCGCCTCGTGTTGGACGGACTTTAACAGAGTGTTGTAGTTCCCTTTATTTGCCTTAAAATCATTCACAAATATCGCCTAGAGATTCAGTGTTGTTGTTCCTTTATTTGTCCAAAAATCATTCACAAATATGTACGTAGGGTTCTTTACTGTGTTGTTGTCCCTAAAATCTGTACCAGTGCGAAGCTTATGTGGTCGCTTCCACTACGTCACCCCTTGTGTTGCAGTCCCTTAAATTAGTACCAGTGCAAAACTGTGATTCCGCTTCCTGTTGGTGCAGTTTTGTGTTGCAGTCCCTTAAATTGCTATCAGTGCGAAGCTAGCTACCCCTTCCATTATCTGCCTCATTGTGTTGCAGTCCCTTAAATTGCTATCAGTGCGAAGCAGACACTCGACGTTATGCGGTTCGACTAAGTGTTGCAGTCCCTTAAATTGCTACCAGTGCGAAGCCCAAGGCGGGACGATATCTCGTTCTGATACGGTGTTGCAGTCCCTAAAATCTGTACCAGTGCGAAGCCGCCGCTTCATCGCAGCGATGTGTGTAACAGTGTTGCAGTCCCTTAAATTGCTACCAGTGCGAAGCTGTGTAACCACGTTAGTTAGCATGGTTGCAGTGTTGCAGTCCCTTAAATTAGTACCAGTGCGAACCGTCGAGCGCGATGTTATAATCGCCTTACTGTGTTGCAGTCCCTTAAATTGCTAAGGAATACCATAATGTTGTGTTGTAGTCCCTTGAATGTCTTTGGCCTCGTGTGTTGCAGTGCCTATGTCAAAGATCAGTTTCTTAATCTGGGGACTATTATGAAGAGTTTTTTAAGATGAGTCAAGGCTTTTCTGAACTCCCGACCTCGTGTATTTAGTTCCTATTATTTGGCTCGATTGCGTTCACAAATATACCACTGCATTCGACGTGTTGCGGCTCCTTGGTAAATGGGTGTCGTAGTTCCAGACGTGAGTTCGAATCCGTGCTTTAGTTCCTTAAAAATCAATCGTCGGCAAATGGGTGGTGTAGTTCCGTGTACGTTGGTGTTAATAACGTGGTGTAGCTCCTTAAGCATAATAAGAATAAGAAACATTATTTACTTGTCAAGAAAAAAATAATTCCTATTATAAGAATTAAAAAAAATAAAAAAAATCCCTTTGGAAAATTTTAATATATTATTTAACTTAAGTCAAGAAAAATCTTACCTTTGTTGTGATGAAGCCCCTTTGGAAACATTATACTAATTTATTTAAGTTAAGTCAACAAAAAAAACCCTCTATTCTTTATTGTGTTTTAATTCCATTTATCTGTGTCAAGAAAATAATTTATTTAATAGATAAACTATAAGTATAACAATTCCATATATGATTAATATTATGTATGTTGCTATTCTTTTTGCTTCTCCTTCTTTTCTTGGTTTTAAGCCCATATATTTGCTATATAGTCAATAATAATTTTTTAAGTTTTTGTTTGTTTTTTCTTGACTTAGAAAATATTAATAAGTTTTTTATTGTTTTTTGTTGTTTTTGCTTGACGTGGTTTCAGTGTTAATAAATATGTGAATAGTTTTTAAATTTAATGCTTGACGGATATATATATAATATGCACCCCACATTAACCCATTTTAATACACTTCAATATTTTATTTTATTCTTTTGAAATGCTTTATTGTGTTTATTAGTTCCATACTAGCTTATAGTGTTGTAGTTCACTGTGAGTGTTTTAAAAAATGTGTAAAAAGCTCGTAAAAACAGGGCTATTGTTTTCACAATTTGTTGTGTTGTAGCTCCCCCTCGATTTACAAATCCTTGACTAGCTGCTTAAAAGCAAAGCAGAAGAAGTATATCACTATTGCCGCAAATATTAAGTCCATTGTTTGTTCCTATATATATCTTAAGGTATGTCTGTAGATATATGATAAGGAGTTTTTTAATATATGTCAAGCATCTAATACGGCGGTTTAATGCTTGTTTCTGTCGTGGTCCCATTGCATCACGTACATACGAGCATCGTTGATACTGACCTTAAACTTGTCTTTGAATGAATTTACCAGAGAATTAAAATTAATTTTTTTTAAATCTTTGGTCTGAGAGTTTAGCCAGCGCTTCATTTTGTTGTCTGGCTTTTGCATTATAAGAATTTCCAATTTGTGTCTCCTGCATCTATTCTCTTTTTTAAGTCTTCTTCTACATGCTCCGATGACCACTCAAGGAATTCTTGTGCGTTCATTCTTTCTTCTCCTTGTTGCTCTCTCTCCTTGGTCTTTTGATCAAATCTCTTCTGCCGCTCTGACTGAGACTTACTGCTGAGAACCTTGGCATCCTCCATGTTCTCGGATTCATTTTGGTTGGTCATCCAGAGGTGCATATTCTTATCTTGGAATGACCCTTGGAAGGTATCATGCTGGTCGCTTATGTTCATAGCCTCCATCATCTCTTTTAAAATAAATTTATTTATATAAAGATTATTTAAGTCTTTATCCCCTGTTTGTTTTATATAATGAGCCTTGAAGTTGTCATCTGTTTCAAAGATAACTCCATTAATAATATCTGGGTGTTTTGTGGCGTGAAGCAAAAGCCAGAAAGCTTCGTAGTTCTCGAAGACGATCTTTTTAATTTTACGATTGTAGCTCAACCTTGGCGCATTTTTGCCTATATCGTCGAACGTGTAAACCTCATCATCAATTGGGTGTCTTGGCATTATTATTCCTAGTTTCAGATAGTTTCTTTTTAATGATTAAAATTGATTTAAGGTATGCAAACCTTTGCCCCGCCGCATATTCGGAATCACTTTCGTAAGTATCGTTCAACTTGCCTAATAACTCAAAAGAAACCTCCCTTAATAATAATTCTGAATCTTTCATGCGCCCCCTTTATTGTTGTTGTGTTTACATATTTAGTTTGATTGTTATTCTATTATTGAACCAGTGTAGCAGTTCTTAAAAAAATTACACTATTTTTTAACCTTTTTTTTCTTTTCTCTGGCTTTTTCTTCTCTTTTAACCCTTGCTACAAATCTTCGGCCTTCAACATAATGATCCTCAACCTCTGGCTTGTATCTATAATACTTATCCATGTAGTTTTTTAACTTCATCATTGCTACTTTTTGTACCTGCCTTATTCTTTCCCTAGTAACGCCGAAGTGTTCCCCAATTTCTTCTAGAGTTTTTGGGGTCTTGGTTCCTATTCCATATCTATTGCAAATTATGTATCTTTCTCTATTATTTAATTTTTGTATCAATTTTAATAGAATACTAACATCTTCCACGTTTTTCCAGATTTGGTCGGGGGATTCAGCGTTTTGGTCCTCAATTATGTTCCCTAGGGTCTCTTTAGAGCCGCTGTCATCAGTTCCGATTTCTCTGTCTAGAGAGTTTACGTTGGTCACTCCACCATTTATTACATCCGACACCAATCTTTCTGTTGCGTTGGTGGCTTTCGCTATCTGCTTAACTGAAGGCTTTTTTCCATTGTTGGATTCTTGGTATTTTGAAATAAATTTAATTATTTTAGAATTAGCAGCGCAAACATGAACGGGAAGCCTAATTGTTCTGCTCTTATTCGAGAGGGCTCTGTAGATACTTTGCCTTATCCAATACGCGGAATATGTTGAAAACTTAACGCCTTCGCGGCCATCATACTTTTCAGCGGCCCTCATCAATCCGAGGTTTCCCTCGTTGATTAAATCGCCAGAATCCAACCCAAAGCCTTTGAACTCTCCAGCTATCTTTACGACTAATCTTAAATTAGCATTAACTAATTCTTCAAGGGCTTTTTTGCCAGTTCTTCCGCCTTTTTTTATTTTTTTTGCTAACTCTTTTTCTCGATCCGAGGAGATTAAATCGTATCTTGAAATTTCATTAAAATATAAATCTTCCGACGACTTTTCTTCTAGGTAGCTACTCATGGAGTCCCACTATTCCATTCATTTTTAATTAAGTCAAGAATTTGTTAATAATTTTTTTGTTTTTATTTTTTTTACCTTGAAAATATGCTTCTATTTGCGGCGGAAATGTATAAGGACAATAAGAATCATCCTTGTCTTTATCTAAGTGGCCAGCTTGAAACGCACAAAGGTACTGAAAACTGCTAATTTTCAGCTTATTATGCCCTTTCACGAAGTCGGCCATTCTCATGGCCGAAAAAATAACATAAACAAAAACAGTGTCAAGAAATATCAACTATGCGCCAATTTCATAAATGCTGGCGTAAACTCCCCGACATAAGCAGAAGAAACATTAAAATTAAAAAATTCAATAGCTTCCTCATGACTCATTCCGTCTCTCTTTTCTAGGATTTCTATACATTTATCAGCATCATAGCAAGCTCTGGGCGCGGAGCAATAACTATTAGCAATCCCCAAAAAAGCTTTCTCGAATCCATCAGCTAAAAGAATATCTTCATCCATTTCTGGGTAGTGTTCATTTATATGATTTTGTATATCTACTCTCTTCATTTATCGCGTAGTTCTTTCCTTGCGTTAGGACCGTAAAGCGCGGCTCCTAATACAAAAGCAGCAGCCCAAGTTTCCAAAGTGTATGGAATATCTACAGAAAATAGAGTATTAAGCATCCAAATGGTAACTAAAGGGCCAGAAATAAAAATAAATAAAATTAAAAGAACTAAAGGAAAGGCTTTCATTATTTTATTAATCGCGTTTTTTTATTGTGTTGCAGTACGCTGGTTAGTCATCCAGATAGTCTGTATGGTGAGGCCATTCCCCTTTGATTCTTTTTCTTAAATCGCTAGTGGACCAATCGTGGTTTCTTTCGTGGTAGTATACGGGAATGTCTAGGTGATCGCCAGTGAATTTTTTATTTATATAATCGCTACCGAGTATCCTTACGTCTGGATGGACATCCTCAATCAGTTTTACTAGGTCTGATTCTGTTTCGTATATTTGCACTTGATCAACGTACTTTATGCTTTCTAATTGTATCTTTCTTTCTTCAAGTGACTGGACTGGTTTGTTTTTCTCTGGTCTATCGACGCTGGGGTCGGTTTGGAGGCCAACGACAAGCCAGTCGCACTGCTCTTTGCAGTCCTTCAGCATCAAGCAGTGGCCAGCGTGTAAAAGGTCAAAGCAGCTACAAGTAAATCCTACTTTTCCGTTGTGCATTGTTTCTCCTCAAATTCAGTTAGGGCGTCATTTACTTTAGCAGCGTCTTCAAGGTATCCTTTCATGTCTTTCCTAACTGCCGCCTCTTCGCCAAAAACCTCTTCCCAAGATGAGACTTGCCACTCATAGCCATTACATCCGCCTTTACAGCGAATCATCTTAAACCACTCGCTTGAATTGCTATTGGTAACAAGCACAAAGTCACCGAAAGTGACAGGCCGAGGCCATTTTCTAGTCATTATGGGCTTTTTCCATGAATGTTTTACGGCAGCATCTGCGGCAGCTTCTAGGTCGTAATCTTCATCCCAGAACATTTTATTGTCCTTGTTTTCCCATTGGGTATATTCTGGGAAAACTACCCATGCTGTTGTTGTTTCTCTTTTGATGTTCATAGTATGCTACGGAGATAGTATCTTTGGTGCTGTGTTGTTGTTCCTTTAATTGTTGTATACTTCGTGAGCAGCCTTGAAGGTGTTCAAGTGCAGCGGTACAAGTTTTTCCTCAATCGGGGTTTGATAGCCCCCCGCCAGTACGAACATTGTCGGTATATTTGAAGCTTTGAGCTTCGTAAATACTTTCTTGTCTCTGTTGTACATTTGTTCGGTTGTCATACCCAGAGAGCCCAAGGGATCGTCAATGTGAGGATCAGCACCAGCTTGGTAGATAACCAAGTCGGGCTCGAACCTATCCATTATAGAGAAGCCTTCTTCCAGTGCATCTTCGTAAAGCTCAAATCGGTTAGTGATTCGAGGAAGAGTAATGCATCGGCTGCGGGGGTTCTCTTCGGTTCCGAAATTAGAGCCGTTGATGGTTACCTGCGATAAGTTGTCCAGTATGTTGGTAAACTCAGCCGTACCATTGCCTCCATGCTCATCGCAGTCTAAAACGAATACTTTCTTGGTCTTGTATTCATTAGCGACTAGTGCTAACCCATTGAAGGTACAATAACCGCAGCCTCTTTCGATTCCAGCATGGTGAAACCCCTGCGCTACATTTGCTGCAATGCCGTTGCTTAACGCAGCTTTAGCAGCGTCAAGCTGCCCTGTGTTAATTCTGAAAACGCCGTCCCTAATCTCTTTGCTCCAGCCCCATCCATTGCTTTCGCTGAGCGGATAAGTACCGTTAGAGAAGGCTTCCACGTAATCTGCATTGTGAATTTTTTTTAGCTTGTCGCTAACGCCTTCGCTGGAGGATGTCTTCAAGATGTTTGCGTAACCAGCAGCACTAGCTGCTTCAGCCACTGGGCGCAACTTACGCATAGAGGCAGTGGGTGTGTCTGCCTCGTACTCTTTTGCGAAATAAGTATCAATTCTCTTCATGGGTAATATAATAGAGAGTTTTTTAACTTTAGTCAAGGTTTTTTATTTATTCTTTTTTAAAAATATTAGCGATTGAAGTAACAATAAAAACAGCTATTGAGGCGAAGAAGTAAAACAGTGTTAAGAATGCTACCCATATAAAACCTATGATCTTCGGGGGCGTTATCATTATTTGATTCCTAATTTTTTCTTAGTTTTCCTTGCTCGGTCATTGTTTGCCCATACACCACCAAGAGTGGGGTCGTAGTCGTAACCCCTTGTGAGGTTTTCTTTTGCTGTTATCACGCGCAAATTGTCTTGATGGTGTGCGCCTCCTAGGGTTAATTGGATTATATGATCAACGTGATGCTCTATGCCTGTTTTTTTTGTTAGTCTAGTCCTTTCTTTGTAAAGATTTTTTATTTTATCAAAATCTGTTGTAGGTAAGATTGCAGACTGTTTAAGTGCTTTTCTCGCATTGGATTTCGCCAGTGCTTGCCCAGCAGGTCGTCTTTTTTCAGCCTCTTTGTCTCTAGCGCGATATTTCTCTAGGTTAGCTGCCCTTTTCTCCTTAGCTCGTCTGTTTACTTCCTCTCGGTTGTTTTCAAAAGACTTTTTCCTTTGATCGCGGAATTTTTGCGGGTTGGCATGATACCTAGCCTTAGCTTGGGCGCGGTACTTTTCTGGATTAGCCGCCCTTCGGTCTCTTGCCTCTTTTCGGTGTTTCTCTGGGTTAGCGCGGTAAGCAACCCTCTTCCGTTCACGATATTTCTCTGGGTTAGCCTCGCGATCCGATTTTGCTTTGGCTAAAATTTTATCTCTATTATTATTGTAACTCTTTCTTCTGGTTGCTCTAGTTCTCTCTATATTGCGATGCTGACTTGCAAGCGATTGCTCACGTCTCTTCGGGGAGGCGGCATATCTAGCTCTATCGTAAGTGCGATATTTCTCTGGGTTAGCTGCCCTCCTCTTTCTAGCTAAAGCGTTCGCCCTCTCTTTCGCGCAGGGTTTGCATCTCTTGGTTCTATAGCATCCTGTAAACTCCTCCCCGCAATCTATGCAAACTATATTTCTATCTGTCGATTTTGTTTTCTCTTTTTTATCCATTTATTAACCCCTTCAGTTCTAATCTTTGTATCTCTTTAATGGCGTCATCTTTTGACTTGAGTTCTATGTCGTAGTCAACAGGGAAAGAATGTCCGCCGTCCAGCGGTATCTCGGTGGGTGTGTCGGCATGGCTACGTGGATTGTTTTTGTCTGGGTGAGACTCTGAGTAATGAAACAGTGGTTTGAAGTAACCGTTATCTTGCCATGTGTTATAGCACAAGCGATAGGCTTCATCCTCTGTGAGGCCATCGGGTAAGCATTTGTGGTGTAGGTTGTCGTAAGTAATGGGCAATGTGGTGAAATGCTCGACAAGTAACGCTGGAGTCCAGATGCCTTTGTCTTCGTTCTCTATGACTAGTCGTGAGCGTACAGATTGGTCGCACTTGTAAAGGTTGAGCATAAAACGGTCAGCAATTTCTGAAGGCTCGCCTTTGGTGTTGTTGACATGAATGTTGATGGGTGCGCGATAGTCGCGAGGAGCACCAAGCATATCCATGAACCAACCATGATGATTGAGTTCTTTGATAGTCTTTTCTACCTGCGCTTTACCCAAGCTTGCAAGAACATTGAACTGATCTGGATGACATGAGATGCGGATACGATTGTCATTGATGAACATATTGCAGTCTGCAAATGCAGCTTGTATGTCAATCCAGTCTGGGTAGTCTTGAATTTTGAGTTCTGCTACATCGTAAGTAAGAAGTGGAAATAAAGCAGAGCTAACGCGATAGCCCCAGCCATGCTCTGCACACTGCTCAAGAATCTTGCGCGTAACTTTCAGATTGTTAAGAGTGCGAGCAGAAACGATTGCAATAGCTTCTTCGCGGGGTAACTTGGAGAACCTAGCCCAAGTCATGGTCTGAAACTTGTGACCCTCTTTGGCTAATGAATTTGATATGCAGCACAAATTGTACATGCATAGGAAGATATAGAGTTTTTTAAGTTAAGTCAAGTCTATATTAAATCATCTAAAAAGTCATCTGTGTCGCCTTTATTGCCTATCGTTGGGTCTATATCTAATTTAAGAATATGTGTATCTGTTTCTACTTTGAATGAAAGTGACTCTTTGTCTGCTAGATTAACTAAACAGTCATGGCAAATTATTTCCTTCTCTCTAAATATGTTTGTATCTAGAGATTTAAAATAAATTAATTTTTTAGCCTCGAATAAAGCCTTATAGTGTTCTCTGTTATAAGAAAGATCACAATAAGAGCAGCACAGCGACTTAACTCTTATCCTTTTCGGATTTAGAAGCTTTAAATGGCCATCCATGCTCCCTCTAGACTCTCTGGGGCATCTGGGGAGGCATACCGCCGCCGTTCATAGGCATTTGCTGCTGCATTGGCATCTGCTGGGGCATCATTTGCTGCTGTTGCATCAAGGCTTGCTGTTGCATCATGGCCTGTTGCTGCTGCTCTGCCATCTGTTGCTCGGCCAACTCTTTTTTCCTTTTGAGTACTTCTACTTTCTGCTCGTCAGCCTTCAGCAAAAGGAACTCCCTGTCGTCGCCTTCTACCTTCGAAGCCTCTTCCCAAGAAATATTACAGAAAATCATAATTTTCCAGTTTTCCTCTTGCCTCGAAAAGTCTTTGGAGTTTTTTGTAGTTTCTTCGGTATTAGAGTTATTGTTATCTTCGCTCATAATTTTTTAAGTTTTCTCAGTTTAACCTATTAGTAGTTTTTTTCAAGTTGAAAAGCTGTTTCTGATAATTTAAGATAAACTACGTCGTCAAGCTTATTTCCCCCTGCAATGTTCTTCTGCGTCTCTTGTTTGAGTGATTCCGGTCTTTTAACCCATTGACCTTTCTCGTTGGTCAGCTTCCAGCAGAGAATGTATTTATCATTCATTAAATTAACAATAACAACGAAAGGAACCTTTAGGGACGTAGACATTGCTTGGCCACTCTTTAGCTTTCTGAGGCTAATCATGTAGCCGTCATTAGGTCTATCTCCTTTTAGCTTCTCTAGCGTCAACGGGATTCCAGAGCCTCTTTTGAATTCATTCCTGTTCTTAAATTCGCCTACCGCCCTTAGTCTGAAGATTCCTCTTTCATCTTTTTTGGAGATTAAGATATCTTGTTCTAGGATTTTTGATTCCTCATTGAGCTCTGACCTCGTAGAGGTTATTACAACATTTCTTTTCTCTTGTATATAGAGTATAGCTTTCTCTTCGTGAGCTTCATACTCTCTCCCCTTCTTGCTATCGCAGGTTAAATTCTTCATCGCGACGGTGATTTTATGTGTTTCAGTTCCCTTTCGTAAGCCAACTACTGCTTTGGATTTTTTCACCTAATCCATAAACGTTGTGTATTCCGACTTCTTCGCAGACTTTGTGTTCTGGCGTGTTCTCGCCGTCCGTCCTGTCTCCACCATTGCAGAAATATAATTCAGAGTCAACTGCGTCCTTGAGGCTAGCTAGTTTTCGCAGGGTAGCACAAACCGTTTGGTCTTCGTCTATTGAAGGTATAACCAAGTCAACCATCTGTAAGTTTTCAATAATGACTTTTCTTTCTGGTTGCTGCATGAAGGGCTTGCCCTTCTTTTCTGTGAGGAACCTATCACTATTCAAGATCACGAATAGCCCGTCAGAGATTTCTCTAGCCCTGTTAAAGAGTTCTATGTGTCCAACGTGAATTGGATCAAATCCGCCGCTTACTAATGAAATCTTGTTTTTCCTCATGTTTCTCCTTAGTTGTCTGCGCTAATTTAGTTTTTTGCTTTTGGCAGAAACCGCAGTACGGGCAAGCATTAAACATCTTTAGCATTGATACGCCACATTTTTCGCAACTTTTAATGCGGCTGTCTTTTTCTTTCAAGGAGTGTAGGGTGGGGGATTTTTTAATCTATGTCAAGACTCAATGAAGAAAACTTGTTTAAGCGTATCCTTGAAGGAGATATCCTCTGGGAAATTCTTCATCTTAATTCGATTCCATCTCAAGACAAAAAATAATAAAAATAAAAATGACAGAAGCATTAGAATAGGGAAATACTCTGATTTCATCAATATCAATTACACTTTTTTAATCTCTTTATCGCCTAGGTTTCTTCTGATTCCGAGGTGCTTTCTCATGTGGCTTATTTGGTCCTTGGTTTTATTTGGGAAAAACAGCTTCTGTAGCTGTCCTCTGTCATAGTTCGCTCCGTGGTCTATCAGCAAGCCTCTCTCTTCATTGGTCCAGACTGGGGGCTTCTTTAGCCCGCGATGCATTTTAGCATTCCTAACCTGCTCAACGGTTTTGTTTGGGAAGAATTTTTCCTTAAGCTCCCTCTGGTCGTAGTCTCTCCAATGGATATACAGTAATTCTAATTCTTCTTCTGTCCAAATTTGGTGGCTCGGCTTTCTGTGACATTTCATTGAGCGCCTACATCTTCTTATTGATTCGGGTGTGCGGTGAGGCAGGAACTTGAGGCTTATTTCCGCATCAGAATGATTATTGTAATTGTTTTTTATGACTTCATATTCGTGCGGCTTCCATTTTATTCTTTCGAGGTATTCATCTCTGGCGATCACTGCTGATTCAGAGCCATGAGCGTAGTCATACCTTCTTTTTGTTCTCTTTTTTCCAAGCGTTTTTTGCTCCATGTTTTTTACACAATTCTGCCCACCAGTCACTATCCTCTTTTTTTTGTGGATTGTCCATATTGATTGGTGACTTATGAATGTGCTTGCCGTTGCCTCGGTTTGGATTGTCGCTTTTCATTTTTATTTATTTTAAAATGTGGCTGGCGGAGCAAGGACCGAAGAGATAAAAGTCTCTGCCGCCGCCAGCCACTTGGGCAAAAATTATTTCGAGTTCTTGGTTTTCTTTTTCTGCTTGCTTGCGCGTATAAATTCATCTCGCACGTTATTTGCCGCATTAAAGTTCCTCTCGTGATGCTCGCCACATTTTTCGCAGGTCCAGTACTGGTCGGAAACTTTGAGCTCTTTATTGATATGACCGCAGTTGTTGCATGTTTTGGAGGATGCAAAGAACCTGTCAACTTTTCCAAACGTTTTGCCATTGCGCTTACATTTGTAGTCAAGCATCTGCCTAACTCTTCCAAACCCAGCGTCCAGAGTGGCTTTGTTTTGTCCTCGTTTGGCGCACTGATTGTTTGGTAAGTAGTGGCCATTTTCGCCCTCCTTTGGTTTGTTCTTAGCTGTCATGCCCTTCACATTCAAGTCCTCGACAGCCACCGCCTTGATGTTTGGGTTAGTTACGATCTGGTGTGTTACCTTATGCTGAAAATCTTCCCTTGCTTTAGAGAGCTTCTCGTACTCGCGGTTAAGCTCGTGTAGAACTTTGTTGCGTGAATTGCTATTCGGCTGGGAGCGCGATAATTTTCGATTTAGCATTGCGATTTTGCGCTCATGCTTCTTGAAAAATTTTGGGTTTTTGATTGACCCCATGTCGTTAGACATAATGATGTAGTCATCTTTAATTCCTAGGTCAATGCCAACCGTGCTCGATTTACTAAAACTTTTGGGCTTCGGGAAGAATACATCTTGCCTAAAGTTAACTGAGGCGTAGTATTCTCCTGTTTTGCTTTTAGTAACAGTAATTGTTTTTTGCTCACCCTCCATCTCTCGATGGACTTTTGTTTTAATGAAAATGTTTTTGCTTTTAGGCGGGAGGAATAACTTATTTCCTTGAAGCTTTGCTGTGTCAAAAGTGAATGACTGCTTCGCGAATTTGTTCTTGAATTTAGGCTCACCGGAATCTGGGCGGTTCTTGTCGTAGCACGCCTTCCAAGCTTTAGCTAGGTTAAGCGGTACGTGATGGATTCCTTGGGATGCGACTTGGTTTAAGATTGGTTTATCTTCTCGAAGGTTTTTTACTTGCCTTTTTAAGTCCATGATGTTGATAGTCTTGTTAGAAGCGGAAGGATTCTTTTTGTTGACTATCATCTTCTTGATTTCGTCTTCTTCTGCATTAGGAATAATGGCTTTAAGGAGTTCTATCCCTAAGACAGAGGGGAAAACTTCCTCCTTCTTGAGGCGAATGACTTCCGTGTGAAATTTTTTCGCTTCTCCTTTTTTTAATTCTTTTATTTTTTCGTGCTCAAATGGACTGCTTAATTCGAAGCCTTCTTTCTTGCAGAATTTCTGTAGCTCTTTGGCATACTTTTCTTTTACCCATTCAGTAAGACCACGGTCATAATCTTTCTGTACTCCTAGCAGCCAGTTCCATACGATTCGGCTGGAAAGAAAGCATCTGTCAAGGTATTTGCGTTGCTTAAGGTTTGGGTAGATTCGGTATTTAACAGGAATAGTTTCTTGTTCAACCTTTTGAAGTTTAGATTTTTTTTTCATTTTAAAGATGTGTTGTAGGGTTTGGGGGCGGGAGGAGGATCGGGATGATCCTCCCCCCGTTGACCCCTAGGAACTTTCCGAATCTGCTTCGCAAGCGAACCATACCTATTCGGCATTTGGAGGTTTCCCTCCCCTTCCGGTGCAACCCACCGTAGCAGTCTGTTAGCGACTGGGGATTATGCTATATGGTTTTTTAATTTCGGTCAAGAAGTTTTTAAAAAAAAGAGAGCGGGCAAAAGCCCGCTCCCTTCACTGGCGACGACTGTGCTCTTGAAACAACCCAACACAGAAAGCCACCACAATATAGTATACATTGTTATAATATCAATTAGTTTCTTAATTTAAAGAATTTATGATTACCAATGATCTTTACAGGTTTATTTTTTTTAGTCCAATAATTATGAGTCCTTAGAGCGCAGTAGTGATCAGCGTTGTTTATATAGTTTAAGTCTACTTTATCTATATTAACGGCAAGCATCTTAGCATAGCGCACAAGCTTATTGTTGCCCTTCATGAGTCGGCGCACGTTAGCGCGGTTTTGGTCGTCCCACTTTACACGCTTGTGCTGTGTCCAGTAATCAAACTGGCTAGGCTCAAGGCAAACTCCAATTGCTGTGTTGGGGTAGCTCTTTAGCTCCATACGACGCTTCACAATACAGGCGATTGCATACATACCAGCTTCCCCCTCGCCACGCGCTTCTCCGAGAATCGTCTCTGTAAGTATGCGCTGCTGAGGCGTTAAGTCTTGAGCTTGTAAGCTGAAATTAAAAAATAAAATAAATAAAATGACTTTCATAAACCTCATGAAAACATTAAGAGGCTTTTTTTAATTTAAGTCAATTATTAAGTCGAGAATTTTTTGATGAGTTTGTGGACATTAATTATTTCCATGCCCGTTAGGTTTCCATATTCATTTCTGTTTAAGGTTACCATTGTCTGGGTCTTGTCATCGAAATAAACCAAGTCGCAAAGAGCATCGACTGTGTGATCTTTTGTTAAACTAACGGATAGCGAGTCAGAGTCCATGTCCCAATTGACAGCGCCATCAGAGTGTTTTATCACTTCAAAGAAGTCGGAAATCATTACTTGTATGAGACCGCCCGTGTCTTTGTTGAAAGTTAGGCTAACATTTTGATGGGGCTTAGAAATAAAAACATCGCTGCACTGTTTTCTGTCTACCTGTATATCTAAGTAGTCTAGCTCGCTATTGTAAGTTATTTTATCTTTTTTAGCCATCACATGTTGTAGATTACTACACCTATAATAACAATAACTAAAACAACAAAAAAGCCAAACGCTTTTGCGTCTTTGGGCGGCTTCCCTTTGTCTGCGTCGTGTGGTAGGATCATTTATTCCTCTTGTTTTTTGCAAGAACAACCCTCTTTACAAGAGCAGCTATCATTGCAAGTTTTACAGCCGCAGCCACATTGACAGGATTTTTTGTCGTTAGAATTCATGGGGGTTATGGGGGTTGTCGGTTGTATTCTCACTTATTTAATTACACATAATTAGCTCATTTTCTAATTTAATATATAGCAAAAAAAAAAGCCCCCCTGTAAAGGGGGGGTGCTAAGGGGAAATAGACGTTAGTTTTACTTAACGTCGTCACCAGTTTTAACAGACGGGAATGGGACATCCACGTTAACTAGGGGCAATGTCAAAGCAGCGCCTTGCTTGTTAACTTTTGCGTCTAAGACCGCATCTTTGTTTGCTGCTCCACCAACTGTAACGGAGGGGAGCTTGTTGGTAAAGGCGCATCCCACCGAAAAAGTGGCAATAACAGCGCCTAATACTAGGTATTTAATGGTTTTCATATATATGTTCCTCTCAATGGGAGGAAATGCATAATATACAGATTTTTAGCAAAGGTCAATACCTTTTTTTATTTAGGTGTAATTATTATTGATGAACATGCTTCAGCTTAATCCGCCTATACCAGTAGAAACCCCGCTGGGCGAGGGGTGGGCTCAATTAGTTATAGATTATAGTCCAGATTTTAATACTATCTGGGTGGTTTTTTTAACTGATTCTGGAATGGTCAAACATTTCGATTCTAACGATTTGAGGGTCTGCGGGAATGAGACTTTCGGGATACCTTATCATGAAAAACCCAAAACTAACCCCAGACCTTGGAGTAAAAAAATGAAAGATAATAAAGAATGTGACTGCGATAAAACTAAAGGCGAACAGTGCCCCATTTGCTGCCCCAAATAAATGAAACTATTTTTTCAACACGTCTGTGGGAAGATGTCGAATGCCAGCGTCATTTTTTGCGAGGTATGCGCTTACTTCGACCCAGAAGAAGAAGAGTACGCTCTGGACAATGGGTGGTTTATATACGAGTGGGCCAAAGATGAAAGGCAAAGAGTTTGGATTCAAGGTAGGCAAACCAGATTAAAAGTTTCTGAATTAAAATATAATAAAAAAACAAGAAAAATGCTAAAGCCTTGTGCAAATATAAAGTCCGAATTCAAACCACTTAAAGAATCAAATTTAAAAGACTTGAGTCGCATACATGAGAAATATCAAAACCTACGTGGCTTTGGTCATGATATGGAAATAAAAGATTTATATGATTTAGACATCGAAGACAAATATATCCTAGAGCACAGGGACGAAGGGATTCTTAGGGCTTTTACTATTTGTAGAATGCATCGCAACTCAAAGGCGATGACTTCGATACAATTTTGTTGGGATTATCATAAACCCAAAATGTTCTTAGGCAAATACAGTATGATAAAAGAACTGGAAGTGGCGAAGGAAAAAGGTTTAAACTATGTATATATAATGCCCGCATACGAAAACATTTGCGTTTACAAAAGCTCCTTTCAAGGATTCGAATTTTGGGACGGCACTAGATGGAGCAACGATAGAGATATGTTTATCAAAATGTGCAAAAATGATTCAAAAGTAAATACTATTGAAGATGTAGACCAATTAATGTGGAATTACGAAAAAAATTACTTCAAACCATTTCCAAATATAAAACGCGAATCAATTTAATAGCAAAAAACTCAATACAAGTGTAATTAAAGTACCGGAATAAAAATGTACAGCTTAGGGGTATAGCTATGAAAAAAGACGTTTTAAATCAAATAAATTTTAAAAATAAATATTTTAGGCTTTTTGTTCTGCTTTTAGTATTCGGCGTGATAATAAATGTAGGTTATAAAAAATTTAAAGTAGTGGGTGGAAGCATGAAGGGGAGTTATGCCGATGGCGAGACTGTTATGGTGGATAAAACTACTCACAAAATGAATCAAATTAAACGTGGGGATGTGGTTGTTTTCGTTAGCAGGAAAGATGATGAGTACATGATCAAAAGAATAATAGGTTTACCTAATGAAGTGATTGAAATAATTGATGGCGATATATATATAGACGGGATTTTGCACAAAGACGAATTCAGTCACCAAAAAATAAGAGTAATGCTTGTCGGCGCAGCAGGAATCCCTTTAAGAGATTGGAGAACGAATCAAATCGTATATGAAAATGAAAATGTAAAATTCGCCAAACTAAAGAAAGACGAATATTGGGTAATTGGGGATAACAGGTCTGATTCTTGGTATGGGGTAATATACAAAGACAACATTGAGGGCGAAGCTAAATAATGCGATCTTTAACTTCTATACATATTCAATTAAGGCTCCATCAGCAGTGTGATCAATATAGTCTGGGTGAATCCACCTAATAGTTTCTGGAAAGTTATCCACCAAACCATCGGGCATTAATTTAACCCAGTAATTAAAAATATGTTTTGGCGGAACCATTTGGTCTTTTACTCTCTCATGAAATACTTCATACATAATTTCATTATAAAAAGGAACTACCAAGCTATGAACATCTATAAACTCAACCGCTGCACCGAAACTATTAAAACGTAATTGACCGTCAATCCATTTTTCTCCCATGTACCCCTCATCTTTTATACCTTCATGATCACCGCCAAAAATACCATCTTTGTATTCCTCTAGGGGCCAATATCTTTGATTTTGAATATAGCAATTTACAAAATAAGGATACTCTGGCTTTAGCCTTGGAGGAGAGTGCTCTGATTCGCTTGCTATAGATGCGGGTACTGTTGCGAGTGCTACCGCGCTCGCACTTGTTGACTTTATAAAGTCTCTACGATTCATTTTTTAGGGGTGGTTGAGTTGTTTGTATTTGAGTGTTTTAGATCGAAAAGCTCATCTTTCAATTTTAAATTTTCTTTGCCCCAGTAGTCATTTATTACGTTGACCTGTTTTTCTAGCATTTCGCAGTAACTTTTTTGGCCAAGGTACATGGATTTCCAGTGTTCTATGGCCATGCTTTTGTTGATTGAGTTTGCTATATGTCTTTTAGAGATATCGTAATTTTCATTTAAGGACTCCTGTATATCTTTATCGTACTTGTTTAAGTAATAGTGATTAATAGACACCATGCCGAGACACACTAAACCTAGGAAAATGAAGAATCTTTCTTGAATTGTATATTTTATCATGGTCTGATTAAGCTGCGGATAGCAGAGTAGAGTTGTTGTTCGTCGTTTACAATTAATCTAAGCCAGTCTTTACTGTAGAATACTTTATTATTTATGATTTTCATACCATCTTTTAGGATGGCTGAGGTTTGCATATTGCATAGATTAGGGAAGAAGGATAACGCCTCTTTTAATTGTAGTTCTAATTTAGCGTCTCTGATCTTTTCGATCTTCTTCTTTACATCCCTAGATTTGTCTAGTTCGTAAAGTCTTTTGTCTAGGATTTCGGAAATGGCCTCAAGCTCCGTGGGTGATTGTAATCTCAGTAGCTTACTCCGGTGCTTGCTGGTCATTTTGCCTTTTTTGATGCAAGCAGGTGATTTTTTAATTGATTTGCTATTCCAAACTTTTCTTCCGTCACCTTCCCATCTGGGGCTACTCTCAACATTTAGGGAGCCGCCTTTCCTCCAAACTGTGCCTACGGTTTTTTGATTTTTGAAAGTAATATTGTAGTAGTAATTATCGTACCATTTATAGAGGTAAGGGATTCCTTTAACTTTTTTAGGTAATACCCTGTGCCTTTTTATGCGAGTAAACTGCGTTATGTGTCCGATTTTTTGAGAAGCTTTTTCTATTTCTCTTTTGGTGGAGTATCTTAGCATTCCATTGGACTGCTGGATTATCCTATCGGCGTCTTCTTTTAGGAAGAAGTTATTTTTAGCTAACTGTACGTTAAAGTTCGGGACAAACTCGCCCTCTTTATTTGGGTCATCTATGGTTAGTACCATTCTTACCTTACCGCTGAGCTCACCTCTATCGACACGTTTGTAAAACCAGTATTTTGCCTTTCTGGCAGCGTCTTGTCTGTTAAGTGCATTAACCTCGTGACAAGGCTTTCCTTTGTAATAAATTTTGTATCTAACTAAAGACATTACGATGCTTTATTTTTTATTTCTTTTTTTAATTTAATTATTTCTCGCCTTAATTCCCTTTCGCACATCAAGGCTCTGTAATATCTTTTGCAAAGCATATCAGCATAGGGAATGAAGTCGTCTTTAAAGTTTATCATGCCATTGTTGTCGAGCGACTTTATGAACAGTATCCCTTGGTCATAGCTACCTCTAAAGGCCAACTCTCCATCTACCTCAACATGATAATGGGAGGGAGGACCGTCATGGTTCCAGTATTTTTTTGTTACTCTTTCCATGCTAGCTCAATTAGATTCTCCCCAAGAAACTCTCTTGTGAAGTTTACTGCATGATCTGGGTTAAATGGCTTGCAGGTATAAACATCAACAGAGAAAAACGGAGGCTTTCTGTTGTCCCATGCATAAACATGCATTCCGCTTTCTTTCCAGTGTGCGTAAGCACACCATCCATACTGGGGGTCATGATTGCAGAATGGGGCGGTGACTTCAGTCATACCTAAGACTTTGGTCATTTCGCGGCAGTACCTGTCCATGTCTTCTGGGCTGAAAGCGTTATAAAGAGTACCTTCAATAACGATCCTCTGTCTACATATATCGGGGGCTAAGTCTTTCATTCTATAATCTAATTCTACGATTCTCTTATGTTTAGTTCTGCTATGAAGACTTGGGCGTCTTCCTTACTCTCAAAACTTTTAGGGTACGTGTATTCTGTTTCACTATCCCCGAACTCCCATAGACCTACGGCCCATCTAGGCTTGCCGTTCGGTAACTTGCCAGACTTAAAGGCTCGCACGTATTTTCCATTTATTTCGATTCCGTTCATAATTAATCGGGCGACTTCCATGTCGCTGCGAGTTTTTGTAGTTGCGCTTCCGCTACCTCTGGGTGTTGGCACATAAGCCATGCAGCGGTCCATCGTTTTTCAAACTCTCTTACCTTTTCCTCTGCGGGGAATACTTCCCGATTGCGTTTGTCGAACTGCTCCCTGTCGTCTACTACTGGCGGAAAGTCTGGGTGAACAATGTGCTGCGCTCTTGATGGAGAGCAGTTGATGCACCTACGCCTAGCAAATAACCCAGCGTAAGGCTCGTCCCATGCAATTGCGTGCATAGTTATGGCGCAGTTCTCAGTTGTCACCTCGCAGTCACACTTGTCGCATTTCTCTTTTTCCATGTCGTGCGTAACAAGGTATTTTGTTTTTTAATTTAAGTCAATTAAAAAATCAATTTAGAGTGACAGATATGTAAGCTAGTAAGCTTACGAAGGTGATCTCTGTAGGCTTATCAGTACTGATTGTTATGTCTGGATTACCTATTTCGAATTCTTGTACGTGGAATTCTTTTCTGAGTTCTCTTTCTGAGTGTAAAAAAATCTCAAGAACTTCGTCTGGGTTGTTTTCCTTTAGTTCTTTTCTGAGGCTTTCGTATGGGTTGACCAAAGATAATACCACGTCATAATTTAAACCTTTGTTTAAATACGTACAAGCTGCGTTTGCGTTTTTGATGTTAGAATACCGCCCGCTTGGGCCATAGTCTTCATTGGAAAATAAAGAGCGAAACTCGTCTCCGTCTATGAAAAACGGAGAGTCTAAATATTCGGATAGTAATTTGCCTAGGGTCGTCTTACCAGAAGCTGGCTGACCGTAGAGCAAGTATATCATTCTATATGTCTCCGTCAGCCGCTCTGTAGCTGTCTTTTACTTTTTTACCAGCTTTCATTTTTAAGAACATGTTGACTCTGGCCATAGCCCATTGACCTCTTGTTTTACCCGGTCTGTGCGATGAAGAGAAAGCTCCTGCACCTCTTCTGTATACTTTTTTAAGTTGGCTTAGTGTTACTTTTTTAGGGTATTTTGAGTTGTGTTCTTTTACTTTGTTTTTTAGAGACTCAGTTACTTTTGCTGAGAAAGTAATTGCGGGTCCGCTCTTGCCAGCGCTACCTTTTTTATTTTTGGATGAACCTTTTTTTCTTTCACTGGGCTTAGCTGGTGTTTGCGCTGAAGACTTTGGTCCTCTACGCTTCGCAGAAATAGCCTCTTCTAGGTCTTCTACTGGCAAGTCATCCCTAGTCTCTACTGCGTCATTGAAATTCATTACTTGATTGTACTCATTGTAACTCATTTCGTAAGCGTCGGCAGTTTTTTTCTGCCTCAAGTATGGAAGCACTACTTTATCGTCTTCGTCTGCCTTGGATTTATTCTCAGCTTTCTCTTCTTCCTCTTTAGAATTCTCTTCTTTTTTCTTGCCCTTTTTCTTTAAGATTTGTTTTTGGAGGGCGGGCGGAAGGGTTTTTTCCTTCTTGGCGAGAGTAGCCTCATTGGGTTCGCACTCGCAGATGTCGTCATTTTCGGTGATTTCTGTTTCTACGAAGGCTAATGATGGGTTAAGGGTTAATAGTTCGTCGTGATCGAAAAAAGTTTCGCCATCCCATTCGCAGTCTTCTGAGCCCTTGGTCATTTTGGTAACGCTCTTCTTGCTCCACATCTTGCAGGACCAGTATCTAGCTTTGGTTTTAGGACCGGGGTTTTCGCAGTTATGTCTTGCTCTGAAGTTCTTTCTGCGTTTCGGGTCGTCCCTCTTAATCTCCATGTTCGGATCGCCAAAGTTAACCTTTACTACGTTGCCTTTTTCGTTCTTAACGTACACAGAAAATTTCTTTGGACCCTTTGGCGTTCTGAATGGCTTGTTTAGGGTTTTGCCTTCCTTGGCTTGAACGTACTGCCCCGAAAAATCCATCTCTACGGAGCCATTTGACTTGTCCCACTGGGAGTAGCATACAGCGGCTCTTTGTTTGTCGTCTGGGAATTCGTTTAGCATTTTAGTATTGTCCATACAGATGTTTACGAATTCTTCTTTTTTTTGTCCTTTATTTGGAGACGGAAGGGGCATGTTAATTCCTTTTTTAATTAAAATTAATTACACTTCTTTAAGGCTTCTGTGGCGTAAGTTTTGAGCTTCTTTTATCCATCGTCACCTATGGCTTCGACGGGGCAGTTATCCATTGCTTCTAAGCAAGCGTCTGCTTCACCTTGTTCTTTCGGTTGTTTGTAGACGTAAGAGTATCCGTCTTCGTGGTTGGTGAAATTTTCTGGCGCTAATTCTCGGCATAAATTACAATCAATGCATTCCGTATCAACGTAAAATTTACCAGCTACATTGTCTTCGTACTTGTCTTCTTTCGAGGCCATATAAATATATACACCGTGTTGCGGTTATCAATATAATATTTTTAATTGTATAACTTTTTTAAGTGTAATTATATTTATGAATGAACTAGCATTAACTATGGCCATTTTGGATTCTTTGTGTAAGCTCGCTACGGCAATCGGTGTGTGCGTGATAGCTTTTAGGGTAGGAAAGAAGTAGCTTTAGATATCCCAGTCGTCACAGGCCATGTCCATTATAACCTCTGGTTCGTAGTTGGGGTTTACTTGTGCAGTTTTAATCGCAGTAATTATTACTTCTTGCAGGAGGCCATATTCTTCTGCTTGTTTGATGTAGTACTTAATATCTTCAAAATCTTTGGACATTTTATCGGCCTTCATGGTAGGCTTTCGCTTCTTCATAGTCAGAATAATGGCTTCTTGGTTGACTCGAATCAGAAGACCTAGGGGGCATACTTGCGCGATATAGGTCTCTTTGTTTTTTAGTGGTGAGATGCTCGTAAGTCTCGGTTCTGGGCTGGATGCAAGCATCCATTTCGGCTTGTCTTTTCTGGCAAGCAATGTAATCTTCTTCTGCTTTAATGTACTCTAAGTACATTTCAAATAGCCTATTTACGCGGCGTTGATCGGGCGCGATCCACCAAGTTATCTTAAATAGTAATTTAAATAAAAATAATCTCATTTTATTTTTTGCCAAACCCAAATCGGCTCAGCGAATTTACCTTTTTTGCCCTTTAACGCTCCACTACTCGGCCTTTTTCTCATTTGATACCCGTAGCAGCCAATGTATTTAGAATTTTTTAATTCAGATATAAAATCGTTCATTGGGTCACAAATTTTATTTATAGTATGATTTGAGTATACATCACTTATATTTATAGCCAAGTATCCTCCATTTATCAAGCTATCCCAAGACTTTTGCAGTGCTACGAATAAAAAGTTTTCAAGCCAAGAATTAATTTTCCTGTATTTCTTCCAAGATTGATTATCTTCTTGGGTGTATCTTTCTATATTAAAGTATGGAGGAGATGTAAATACCAAGTCAAAATCATTATCGGGTAGCTTTACATCTTCCGCGCAGCAATTTATGATTTCTATTTCCTTTTCCCCTAGGAACATGTCGTACATATTTTCATAGCCAGAAAATAATTTTTCATTGGGGTCTATTCCTACATAAGATTCTGCGTCACTAGCCAAAAAGCCACACAATCTGTCTCCCCACCCAGAGCTAAAATCTAATGTTTTTTGAGCACCGAAATAGTTGTAAATTGCTTTGGCTGCGGAAGGTCTAAACTGGTTTGCTATGTATTTTCTAAGTGCGATACACGCTCTAAGATTTTTTGAGTTTACCTCTTCTAGCTTAAGACTCCATAGGGCGTTTAGGAGCGTCATTCTAAATTTTTCCGTGGTCCAAGTTCTGTATGGGCTTGGGGAGTTTATGCTATCGCATCGCCAACGGTTTTCTTGCTGGTAGTAGTCGGAGGCTTTGTTGCCAGTATTACATGTCGAAAAAAGAACATTCGACAATGGATACTTACTGCTATAATCGTACCTAGTGAACCACTCTTCTTTTTTAATTATTTCTTTATCGTCAAAGGAGATTAGTTTGTCGAAGTCTGAGATAGAGTCCATCTCGGAGATTTTTCTCATGGGCATAGGTAAGTTATTGTCTCCTATGGCGTCAGAGATCATTTTCTTAATTTCCTCTTTAGGGAAAGACTCATTTAACCGCAGCCACTCTTCTGGGGATATATTTATTTCGTTATCTTTTACCATTATTTCTTGTGCGTACTGTTGTCTCTAAACTAAAAACCCCCGCCGTCCTAAGTGGGGGAGACGACGGGGGTTCGTGGTTACCACTTCGACTCCACCCTTTAAGCAACCTCCTCCTTCTTCTTCTTCTTAATAGATTTGACTTTAGCTGTGCGCTTCTGGAGTTTAAAGTTATTGTTTTTTCTTTGCTCTGTCTCTTCTTTGTACTGATCTACTTCTTGTTTTGAGGCTTCCCTCAAAGTCGAGGCTTTCACAAAAAAAGGCGTTGGGCTGTGTCTAGTGGCTAAAATTGACGACGTATTCGCTTTCTGTCGAGCCTGTACAACGTGCTCTTCCTCTTTATCAAAGTAAAACCTACCCAGTACTATCTTATCCATTCTCATTTTCTTAATTAACTGTAATATATGTTTTTAATTAAGTCAAAAAAAATTAACGTAAATCTTTCCTCAAAAGCCTCCATCTGTCGCTATCTATTGTTTTTTCTCCAGAGTCAATTTGTTTAATTATTTTTAAGACTTCTTCGATGCTATTGTAGATATAGTTATGTGGAATCATTCCCATCATCCAGAGAGGGGTTTTGTTTTTGCCGCCTTCCATGGAGATGAATATGGGTTTTTTCATTCTGACTGCGGTGACTAGCTCTTCTGCGCTACCCCAACTTGCAACATCTGGCAATAAGTGAGCAATAATGAAGTCTGATCTATCGACTAGATTTAAATCATAGCTCCTAATTACGCTCATATAGCTAGCAACATCATTGTAAAAGCCATTCTCCATATCTTCGTGCAGCTTTTCGCGAGCACCCTCGGCTTCATCTACGTCTTTTACGAAGGGCTTCCTGTAGGGATTGAAAGTTGTGATGTTTAGCTTTTCAAGCTCTAGCTCCACCTGTGTTCGCCAATCTCTACCGCTGGCGTACTGCATATGACCCACGAGGTAGGTCTTAGTTTTTTCAAGCAGGTTGGGGTGGCTCATGTAGGCGTCTATCTCCAGTACTTATCTCTAATCGCTTGCTGCTTCGCGTTGTACTTGGCGGTTCTTTTTTTGTCGTATCTAATCCTGCTTTTCGGGGTAAAATGCTTTCTCTCTTTTACTTCTTTTAGAGTGCCTTCTCTGTCTAATTTTTTCTTGAGAAGTTTGAGCGCTCTGTCTACTGTCATTCCTTTTTCGATTTTTACTTCTGTCATGTGAGGGAATTAAAATGTTTTTTTTAATCCTTGTCAAGCACTTTGTATCGAAAAAGTAAGCAAAGGTAAAGAAAGTTGGCGAAGGAGACGACTATGTATGCATACTTAGTTAACAGAAATTCTGTGCCCCAGAAAAAATATAAAGTCCAGAAATTCCAAAAACTAAAGAACATAATACTTAGGACACTAATACCTTTTACGTCTTTGTCTTTGTATAATTTAAATAAATTTAAAAAATAAAAAATTCCTGCAACTGATATGAAAAAGCTGTTAATTTGGTCCATTTTCAGTGTAAAATACTATATGAATCTGATTGTTGTGTCAAATTTGACTTGCAATGAGGGTTTGTTTTTTAGGTACGTTACAATGATATCTAAGGAGGAAATCGGTCTAGACGTTCTGGTTGAGGCTAGGCAGAAGGAAGTAGATGCATACTATAAGACCTTGAAGTCTAAGGGATGGATAGATTTCGTTGATGACTTTGTTTATCCAGAATGGAAAATTGAAGGAATACGATTGGATACGGAATTAAACTACCCAATGACAATTAGAACAAGTTCTATTAGCTGCGAGAACGCCTTAAATCTAACAGGCCAAATAAAGAGTCTCTCTAAAGTCTGCTGATTATTTCTAGTGTCTCTTTCGGGCCTTCTACATTGTATGCTTCCCCGCCTTCTTTCGTAACCCTCTTAAACAGGGACTCGTCGTTGCCCCCGTTGTGACACTTATCTCCGAAGAAAAACATTTTGCAGTTTTCGTACTGTCTTTGACTTTTTATCCAGTCTACAGCTTGGGCTTTATCCCATCCGCGAGGTTGGATGTCTAAGCTTATCATGCCGCCTATGCAGATATCTAGCTCTGGGAATTTGCGTTTTAAATTTTTCGAAATTACTATTCTTTCTTTACTTTTCTGGTCCCAGAGAAAGTAATCTTTTCTTTCTTCCTCGCTTGAGTCTCGGCCAGCCACAGAGAAATTAATCATGCCGCGCCTTGATTCTATATATTTGGAACGTTTGTTTTCGTATCTAGAAGACTTCCTTATCTCTAGTAATTCGTCGAGCAACTTAACTGGGGCTTTCCATTCTTTTTGATATTTTATTCCTTCTTTAGTTCTAAGTTCATTTCCCATGCAAGAAAAAATTCCAGAACATCTGCTAATTACGCTTTGAGGAACTTGTAATGATATTTTTTTAAAATCGCTGCCCCCTACTAAGAACACTTTTTTATCGGCCATCCATGAAAGAAAAGAATAAGTAAAACTGGAATCCATCTTGGATAGAGGCTCAGTGAGTGTGCCATCTATGTCAAAGAGGTATATGTTTTTATCTTTCGATATCATTTATGAGTCGTTGAGCTTCCTTTAAGTGAAACACCCAGAAGCTATCACCTATTGCTTCTGAGGCTTTATTTGATTCTAGTGATTTCTTTTTGTGAATCAAATCTTCTTGTTGGGCCTTCTCAAGTAAGTGACCGATCAACTTTTTCAAATTCTTTATTTTCGGGTCTTTCATTTTAAGACGTTAAGTAGTCTGTTGCGTCATCGATATGCAGTTCTTCAAAAATCTCATTTGCGAATATATCAATTATTTCGTCCCTAGTAAAGCCTTCGCTTTCTGCCCACTTCCATTTTTTAGAATTTATTTTGAAAGCTAGTATGTGTTTATGCCCGCCTTCTTTTTTGGGTATTATGTAAGCCTCGCCTATTAATATACTTTTACCGTTTTGTCGGTTTTTAAGTATGAAAGAGTCTCCGTCTACAGAAAGAGTTCTATCAAGTGGGTTGTCTAGCGTATCGCATGTGCCCATGATATCACGTACCTTAGATAGTAGTTTTTGAGTCATCTTCTTCAACATATAATTACACTTTTTTTAATTATTTATTGAGAAGCAATTCTATTTCTTTTTTTAGTTTTTTTCTAGAATAGAAAAGCCTAGACATTATTGTCCCTATTGGGACGCAGCAGACCTTAGAAATCTCTCCGTAGGTTAAACCATCGTTTACAAAAAGATGGATCGCCATTCTTTGCTGTGGGGATAATTTGGTTAAAGCTTTTTCGTAAATTTTTCTGATATCTTTATGCGATAAATTGTCGAATGCTTGGTTGGTTGATTGTTCGCAATATTGAAGCGCAGATTTGTCTCCAGTGGATTCAATTAGGGAGTCGAGGGAGAGTGAGTGCTTTCTAAGATTTTTTCTGGTTTCATCTGTGATCTCATTTATCGCTATACGGGTTAACCAAGTAGAAAACTTGGAGTCTCCTTTGAACTTTTTTATATTCTTCCAAGCTTTAAACGACGAGATGCTAAAAATGTCTTCTTCGTCTGAACTGCCTCTGTTGATGTGGGGGAGCCTTATTGTCGTGAGTCTTCTGATAATGGTGGCGAAAACTAAATCTTTATTTCTTTTGAGTAGCTCCTCAAACGCAAAACAGTCGCCCTTTTTTGAGAGGGCGACTAGATTTTTTTCCGGTAATTGGGTTAAGTCTTTATCCAAGAGACTTCTCTATTTTTCTGAGTTCTTCTTTATCCATCCTAACCCTTTTGAACATGAGTGTCACACAATTAACAAACTTTTCTCTTTTAGCCATTATGTAATCTGTGTCTGGTAGTACTTCGATTTTTTCTAGCTCTGTGGCACACCTGTCGATTTCTTTGTCGGCAAACAGTATGGACTCGTTGAGTAGGTTTATCCTGTCGTGGAGTGCTTTGATGTCTTTCATGTGTTCTATTATATGAAACTTTTTAAGTTACGGCAAGCTTATAACTTTTAAATTTTAATTAAAATAAGAATTTTTAGCTATTTCTAATTTAGCGTTTTGTGACTCTATGAAGCCTTCATGAATTAAGTAATCAAATATAAGCTCAGCTTCTTCATAGGAAACATCGTTAAAGTGGTCAATTATGGTTACTGATTCTGCAACAGGGGAGCCTAGCGCTTCCGACAAGCTGTAAACTCTAATTTCTAAATCATTAATAAAAATTTTTTTTAACGGCGTTCTCATTTTTCGCCTCCAGAAAGAATTACACTATTATTACTCTTTCCAGATATTTTTTCTAGAATAATCTTTTCTCCAGTTAACAAAGCTAGTGCCGACTGGGGTGGTGATGGTTTTTTTCATTTGTAAAAGCTGGGAGGCCCAAATTAAAAATTTTGATATTCTTTTCTCATCGTATCTGTTGCTTCTGAGTAGAGCAATGATGTCACAGAAATTATTGAAGCATTTTTCCCAAGAGGCGTCTGGGTCGCAGATATTCGATTCAAAGACATCGGTGTAGTCTTCAATTATATCTTTCACATATAGTTATTACACTTATTTAAACTCCAGTGCTACCAAAACCTGCATCAAGCCTTTCGGTTTCAGAAAGGTTGCTAACTTCTTCCCATTCTGTTGCGTGGCACTTTTCTATTATTAGCTGAGCTATTTTAGAGCCTTTTTCAAAGATTACTTTATCTGAGGAAAAGTTAATTAGCACTACTCCGACTTCGCCTCGGTAGCCAGCGTCTATCACGCCAGCTAAAACATCTATTCCATGCTTAACTGCTAGCCCGCTGCGAGGCGCTACTCTTCCATAGTATCCTTCTGGGATGGCTACAGAAATTCCAGTTTTAACGATCTTCCTTTGAAGCGGGTCTAGCTCAACTGTTTCGGTGGAGAACAAGTCATTACCCGCGTCACCGCTAGTCGCTTGAACTGGAGTGATTGCGTCGTCGTTTAGTTTTTTGTATTTAACTTTCATTTTAAAAATGGTAGGCGGTGAGGGATTCGAACCCCCGACAACCTCGGTGTAAACGAGACACTCTACCGCTGAGTTAACCGCCCGCAAGTCTGGCAGGAAAGCTGGGACTTGAACCCAGAACCTACGGTTTAGAAGACCGTTGCTCTATCCAGTTGAGCTACTTTCCCAAATCATTAAACAAGTCCACGAATAAATCAATTATGAGAAATGCGGTTAAAAATAAAATTGCAAAAGGGAAAAGTATAATTGCAAGCGTTAGAATGGATTGCATGTTTATTTTAGTCTTTCACCATTTTGATTAGGGTCATGTCTCCATGGCTTTTTTCATACTCTTTGATGTATGATATTGCGTCTTTGTAGTTTTCACCTGTATAAAGATGCATCATTCCGTCACCATCTTTAAGGTGAACCTCGTAGCGATATTTGCTGTTATTTACGCATCCAATGCAAATCAATAAACTGACAATAATTATTTTTTTCATTTACTTTTTTTCTTTTTCTTCCCCCAATCTATGGAGTCATAGTTGTCTTTGAAATTTTTGCTATAACAATTTCTTGCTTTATCACCTTTGCCAGCGCCAGAAGGTTTTTTTTGCTTGTTTTTACTTTGCTTCTTTTTGGGCATCATTCAATGGTGAGTAGAATTTCGTCGCCTTTTGTAAATAAAATTTTGTCACCTGTAAAGAAGTCTTTTAAGTAGTCTTTTACGTCATTATTCGGTGAAACGAAGTTTGTTACTATGTCTACATAAAGATTCTCTGCTGCTTTAGCTCTTTTGGTTTTATTGCATGAGCAACCTTTATTGATTCCGTTGTGGTATTTAATTAGCATTTCTGACCAAGGTAGCACTTCGGTAAGCTCTGGATTCTTTTCCATTAGTCTCACTAAGGATTCTTGGTCTAGTTTTTTCACCTTTTATTCCTCGTTAATTTTTTTTAGAATTAATTGTAATAAAAAATATAGTAGTATCGTTGGGTAGTAAACGACTACTCCAATTAGGGGTTTATCTATCATTATTGATTGAAACACGCAAAGCCAAAATACAATACAATAGGGGCAAGACATTAATCTTGTTAAAAAGCAATTATAATTTAATTGAAGAAACTCTGGATAGTTGATTCCAGTCATTTGTGACTCCTTTTCGAACTCTTCAGTTTTAAGAAATTTATTTCCTACGACAAGAATCTTGGCGTACTCGATGAAGGCATTCGTCTGGAACCATACTATAAGCAGCAATAAGTTTAAGGATGCAAATAGTATAAAGTCATAAATCCAATTTAAGTAATTTAATTCCATAAAAATCAAAAATTTCTAAAGCCTTGGTGTCTCTGTCGTAAGTATCTCCATAAACTACGTGTCGTATTTCATGTGCAGCTATTAAGGTGGCGCAATACGCGCAAGGTAAGAGTGTCACTGCTAAGACTTTACATTTATTTCTTTCGACTCCAGCAAGGCAATTAACTTCGGCGTGAATCATGTATGGTCTGCGTGAATCTCTGTCCTCCCAGAACGAGGGCTCAACATCTTTACCCGACATTAAGCCATTGTAACCCAGACCTAAGACCTCATGGCTCCAACCTAACGCGCAAGCCCCTACTTTTACGTAGGGGTCTTCACTTCTTTCGCTCGCTGTTTTAGCCAGCTTCAGCGCATAGTTTTCCCAAGATAATCTACCGGAGGAGTCTTTATCCATTACTCTTCTTATAGATGGTTCGAGGGCGACCCGTGCGTGGCTGGGACTTACCTACGACTTCGAGCTCTCCGTTCGACACCGCTTTATTGATTTTGCTGTGGACGGAAACCCTAGAAATTCTTTGTTTGAAGGCTTCGTAGACCTCTTCCGCAGAAAACTGGTTCTCTGGCCAATCGATTACTACTCTTTGTTTTCTTTCCTTGGTGGCTTTATTACTCATAATTTAAGTTAAGAGTAACATACTTTTTAAAGTGGTCAATATCCATTTTTTGACTTTTTTAAAATTTAAACATATAGTTCGAGGCATGAATATTTCTGATTGCTCAGACAAGCTTCTTTCTTGGTTTAGGGAAAACGAGGCTGTGTTTACTATGAAAAAATCTTCGGAAATTCTGGAGCCTATTGTGGAAGATACCGAGGAGAGGGACGCAGTGGTGAGGGGTGCTTTGGATTCTTTAGAAGAATATAAATTAATTAAAAAAGTAAATCACGAGAGTAGGGATTTTTGGGTTCTTGAAAAAAGAATAGAATCTTATAAACAGACAGTAGAGTTAAATGAAACTTTATGTATGGCTATTGCTAGGGAGATAAACGAATTTTGTGACATGATTAATGACCACTCTGATTACTGTCAATCAACAGACATAAAAGAAAAAGACGTTAAGAACCTCTTAATTATGTATTCTCATTTCAAGAATACTTTAGCTAAAAAAGAAAAAGAGGAAGAAGACGAAAATGATATTGACTGACATTAAAAAAACATATACCTTCGGCCATCAAGGGGTCAGAACCTCCTTTAGCCCGCCGAGAGTAAACGGTAGGGTTTCCTAAGAATGACCATCGCGGTAGCTGCGCCATCAGCTTCATTCGAAAGGCGGCTTTAACAAAAAACTGATGGGTAATTCCCATCGCAATACCCCGGCGTGTTGTGGTTAGTCATTGTAATGAGTTTTTAAGCACAGTTTCTCACCCTGTATGGGAGATGACTTCGATATTATCGATGCGTATCGGTGATGCTTACACCTTAACAAAAAAAGCCCTAGAAGAAAGTTGGATATGCAAGCCCCCCTTCGCGGGGGGTTTTGTATCTAATTTATCCTAAAGAAAGTTAGGATATGCAAAGCAGTTAATGATACAATAATGAGTAGAAGATTCAAAGGTTCAGTAAAGGTAGATGAGTCCAACCTTAACCACCATATCTGGAGGAACGGGAGGTATTGGTGGATTCACTTTATGGTCCAGTACGACGACGGGACTTCCGAGAGAATTAGAAAAAGCTTAAGGGTTGATGATGTAGAAAGCGCTAGGGTAAAGAGGGACAAGATACTTGAAAAATTAATGAAATACAAATGGGAAGTTAAATGATACTTGGAATTACTGGTGTTGCTGGAGCAGGAAAAGATACTTTTTTTAGCATTTTAAAGAGACTTGCAAGTACAAGTTTTGAAGTCAAGAGGTTTAGTTTGGCTGATAAACTAAAGGAAGAATGCAAGGATTACTGTGTTAGTAAATACGGAATCGATCCAACTAATTGCTCGATTGAAGATAAAAATAAAATCAGAAACACCCTCGTGGCTCATGCGAAAAGGAAAAGGGAAGAGACAGAAGGCAGATACTGGATTTCTAGAATAGAAAAAGAAATAAAAGAATTTGATTCACCTAAAACAATTGCAGTAATAACCGACATAAGGTACTGCGATTATGAACATGACGAGCTTTCTTGGCTCAAGCACGAACTCAAAGGAAAGCTAGTTTACATAGGTAGGTATGACCTTAATGAAGATAATTTTAAAATATTTTTAAAAGGCGCAAACGAAGAAGAGTTAAGGAACGACCCTCACCTGTTTATGAACTCTGACTACAAAGTTCAATGGAAAACTGTCAGTGAAGGGCTTAACGAGTCCCTAGAAAATCATATTAAAAATTTCTTACAGCAGTACAAGAAAGAAATTGACAACAATTAAAAAACGCAATAAAGTTCGTAGCTATGGCAAATAAAGAAAATGAACTAGGGGCTCTCTGGAAAAGAGAAATGAGAAACGACAGCAAGGAAGAGTACTATGGTGGAAACATCAAGGTAACTAAGGAACTGGCAAAAAAGTGGGTTGAAGCAGGTGAGGTAAAACTTACCGTCTTCAACAATAAGTACCACACTGAAGGCAGTAACCAACCCTTTCTTAGAATCTACGAATCCACCCAGAGAAACAACAACCAACAACAGAAGGTTCAAGTAGTGAAAGAATCTGTTGAGGAGACGGAGGAATGCGAGGAACTACTATAGGTCACCTATGGACTTCTCGCTAAACTTCCCAATTAATTCCGTCTCGTTCGGGCAAGTTTGTGTATCCCTTTTGAGGGAGATGTACAAAAGGGATATGCATCCTTGTCTGTTTCCTGTTGGCAACGTGGACCTCTCGTCCCAACCGCAAGACAAAGAATTCTTCGAATGGATTCAATCATGTATAAATAAGTCCTCAAAAGAACATGACAGGTCCACTCCGGTAATTAAGCTATGGCATCTAAACGGCTCACTAGAATCTTTTAGCGAAAAGCAAATCTTAATTACATTCCATGAGCTAGATAAACCTACGGAGACAGAAGTAAACATAGCTAAGAATAATCATAGGCTACTATTCACATCCGACTACTCAAAAAATACCTTCGCAAAATCTGGAGTTGAATCAAGCGTAGTCAAACTTGGGTTCGATGATGTAAATTTCCACAACACAAACAGAGATTACTTCGTCGATAAAAAGATAGTATTCAACCTAGTAGGCAAGTTCGAGAAACGCAAGCACCACGAAAAAGTAATTAGTTCTTGGGTCAAGAAGTTTGGTAACAATAAAAATTACTACCTAAACTGCGCTGTATTCAATACGTTCCTTGATCCAGCGAAAAATTCAGAATTAATCAAGAGGAGCTTAGGCGGAAAAGAATACTTTAACGTCAACATGCTCGGCTTTATGCCCCTTAATACGATGTACAATGACTACCTAAACTGCGGAAACATTGTAGTTGGCATGTCTGGCGGTGAAGGCTGGGGCTTACCAGAGTTTCAGTCAGTCTGCTTAGGTAAACACGCGGTCATACTGAACGCTCACTCATACAAGATGTGGGCAAATGAAAGCAACTCAGTACTAGTAAATCCTACAGGCAAAATACCAGCAGAAGACGGCGTATTCTTCAAAAAAGACTCCCCCTTCAATCAAGGCAATATATTCGATTTCAACGAAGACGAATTTATTTCTGCTTGCGAAGAAGCGGTTAAGAGGTATAAAAGCAACCCAATTAACGAAGAAGGGGTAAAGTTAAAAGAAGAATTCACCTACTCCAAGACCCTAGACCAAATACTTTCTCACCTTTAATGAAAAGAGGCCGACGAAATGAAACCAAAGGCTCTCTTACACAGTCACAAGATTGATGTCATCTTAATCGACTGGGCATGTAGGTACGAATGGCTATGCAAATCCTTAGCAGACAAAGGGTATGAGATATATAAGCTAAACGACCTAAGCATAGACTGCAATAAATTCGAGTCACTGTCTCCGCGACATATACGAAGCATCTCAACAGAAGAAGCAAAGAGTATTCAGTTCGACGTTTGCATATACAATCACTCCACAGTAGATGAAGTATCTAATTTTAAAATAAATTCTAATTTAAATTTATTTTTAAAACCCACAGTACCGGACCTAAATCAAGCGACTCTGGATGAGCTTGGATACGGCTCATACTCTTCAATCACATACCACAGGCCAGACTTTGAGGACGTGAGTTACGAAGACGTATACAAGTTCTTTCACAAAGACGTTTACGAGTGGGTGACGAAAAACGACTCAAAGTTTTGCAGAAATACCTTAGAGAAGAAAGGCTCAATACGAGATACTGATTATTTCTTAATAGTAGGCCAGTGCTTTGGGGATACGGTGGTATCCGAACAGGATTTTGAATTCACCTATTATTACAAACTAAGAGGTATATGCGAAAAGCTTTCTAAAATCTCTAAAGACAAAATAATTGTAAAACTTCACCCATACATGAATGGCAAAGAAAAAGGTGAATTCTGTAGTGAAGATGAGCAGTTAGATAATAAAATAAAATACGAACTTGAAAAAATAAGCCCAAGCATTGAAGTTCACACTGGCTTTCGATCAATACATGACTTTCTACCCAATAGTAAATGTGTAATAGTAGGAAACTCTGGAGCGGGATTTGAAGCGATGATGCACTCTAAGCCAATTATATCCTTTTGTCAGCCAGAATACCACTGGATAACTTACGACTTAAGGAAAATCTGCGACCTACATAGAGCCATAGACACGGAATCTTGGTTCGACAAGGAGCTCAGCGACAAATTCCTCTACTGGTACATGAAAGAATACTGCTTCTTTAATTATAAATCAGCCAAAGACAGGCTGGATGATTTACTTGATTATGAAGATGTATATATTAGGATAAAATAAGATGCCTATCTACGAATTTGAAAATCCAGAAACAGGAGAAATAATTGAAATAGTTCAATCCATGAAAGACGACCACTCGTACACTAGCCCAGATGGAGTAGAATGGCGCAGAGTATTTACTTCCCCAAATAGCTCAATAGACACACGAGTAGATGGATCACTTGAAAGCTTCATGAGGAAAACCGAAAATAAAAAAGGAACTTTCGGTGACCTTTGGGACGCATCCAGAGAAGCAAGCGAAGCAAGAACTAAGAGCGAGGGTAAAGATAGCGTTAAAGAAAAGCACTTTAAAAACTACTCAGCCAAAAGGAACGGAATGAAGCACCAAAACGATACAAATACTTAACTTAATTACACATATTTAAGTTGCTCTTCAACAAAATTCCCCAACAAGGTTTTTTTTCTTTTCCTCCATTAAAAAAAGATGTAATCTAATCTACCTATCCTGTAAAGTATAATGAGCTCAATCAACGTAAAGAAGAGAAATGGAAGACTTCAGCCCCTCAACATTAACAAAATTAACTTATGCGCCGAAAGGTCTTGTGAAGACCTAGAGAATGTTTCAGCGAGCGAAGTAGTATTAGATGCCCACGTTCAACTTTACGATAAGATTACAACAAAGGAAATAGACTCTGCCCTCATCATGAGCGCGAGGCAAAAGATAGAAAAAGAACCAAATTACGCCTATGTCGCTTCAAAGCTTTTGTTAGGCACGATACACAAGGAGGTATTTAGAGAGAGCAGAAATGCGGAAAACTTTAATGAGCAATATAGAGTTTGTTTTGTATCAAATTTAAAAAAACTCACAAAAGAAGATATAATTTCCGAAGAACTCCTAGACTTTGACCTCAAGCGACTCTCTGAGGCTATTGATCCAAGCAGAGACTTAATGTTTAAGTACCTAGGCTTACAAACAATTTACGACAGATACCTTCATTGCATTGACGAGATTAGGGTAGAAACACCTCAAGCATTCTGGATGAGAGTAGCAATGGGTCTAGCTATAAACGAGGATAATAAAAATGAAAAAGCTATCGAATTCTACGATGTACTTTCTACTTTTCGCTTGTGCTGCTCTACTCCTACTCTTTTCAACAGCGGCAGCACTCATAGCCAGCTTTCTAGCTGCTATCTTAATACTTTTGATGATTCCATTGATGGTATTTTTGAGGGTCTCTGGCAGGAAGCCAGAAAAAGTAAGTTCGCTGGAGGTTTGGGTTTCGATGTTAGCAACTTTAGGGCTTCTAATTCTTATGTCAAAGGCACTAATGGAAAATCTTCTGGCCTAATTCCTTGGCTAAAGATTTATAACGATACACTCATAGCGGTTGATCAAGGCGGAAAAAGACCGGGTGCTGGGTGCGCCTATCTTGAGCCTTGGCACTTAGATATCGAAGACTTCCTAGACCTAAAGAAGAACACGGGAGATGAAAGAAGAAGGTGTCATGACATGAACACCGCTAACTGGATACCAGACCTTTTCATTAGGAAAATCAAATCAGATGAAGACTGGTACTTGTTCTCTCCATCCGACACGAGAGACCTACATGAATGCTACGGTACGGAGTTTGACAAAAAATACAAGAAGTACTGCAAGATGGCAGATAAGGGAGAATTAAATAATTTTAAAAAAATAAAAGCAAAAGAACTCTGGAAAAAAATGTTAAGAGTTCTGTTCGAAACAGGTCACCCTTGGATGACCTTTAAAGACAATGCTAACTTCCGATACTCAAACATCCACGAAGGCATCGTTCATAGTTCTAATCTATGCACTGAAATATTCCTACACACCAAACCATCCTTATTCAACGAGGGAGAAAAGTCTGAAGTAGGAGAAACAGCCGTCTGCAACTTAAGCTCAGTAAACTTAAAACAACATCTAAAAGAGAACGGAACACTAGACTTTAAGCTCCTCGCCAAGACTATCAAAACCCAGATGAGGATGCTTGACAACGTAATCGATCTAAACTTTTACCCAACCAAGGAAGCAGAAAACTCCAACTTAAAGCACAGACCAGTCGGCGCTGGCAGCATGGGTTGGGCTGATGTGTTTCACTCTTACAAAGTAAACTTCTCCTCAGACGAGGCAGTTAAGTTTTCAGATGAATTATACGAGTTTATCTCTTACCACTGTATCTTTAATTCAAGCAAGCTAGCCAAAGAACGAGGAACGTACCCCACCTATGAAGGCTCACTATGGAGTCAAAACGTTCTGCCAATTGACACATACAAAAACCTCATGGAGTACCTCGGTGAAAAACCAATCATTCACAGAGGTAAAAAATTCTGCCCAGAGCTAGACTGGAAGGTCGTTAGGGATTCTATTTCGGAGTCTGGAATGAGAAACAGCAACACAATGGCAATAGCACCAACTGCTACTATTTCTTACATCCAAGGATGCTCCCCATGCATTGAGCCAGACTTTTCAGTACTTTTTGTTTACGAGAATAAAAGCGGAAATCTTACGATAGTAAATGAATGGTTCATTAAGGAATGCAAAGACAGGGGAATATGGAATCAATCCATGGTTGAAGCCATTAAGTCAGTTGACGGGGACTTATCGATGCTTAATGGTGAAATCCCAGAAGACCTCAAAGAGCGATATTGTACTGCCTTTAATCACGACCAATTTAAATTAGTTGACTTAGCTGCCGCTAAGCAAAAATGGATCGACATGGGGCAATCTTTAAATTTATTTAATAAAGAAACATCTTTAAAATATTTGAATGATCTCTATATTCATGCGAGGAATAGAGGTCTGAAGAGCACTTATTATCTAAGAAATAAATCGGCAAGCAAAATTGAAAAGTCCACCAACACACAAATGGCGGATCAAATAGCAAGCAAACACGAAGCTCTAAGCGGTCAAACTGCTTGTAGCATATTAGACCCAACATGCGAAAGCTGCCAATGAGGAACTAAAACACAGAATCAACACGGATGCGACACGAATGAAAAGTGGATTATTATTAGAGGAGAACACGACTGGAGTAAACCAAATACTCCCTCATAAACATCAATTTGCTTGGGACTTGTTTCTTAAGGGAGTAGCCAATAGTTGGTCCCCAGCAGAAATAAACATGTCCAATGATATCGAACAATGGAAAGACGGAACGCTATCAAAAGATGAAAAACTACTCGTTAAAAGATGCCTTGGCTTTTTCGCTGGAAGTGAGTCCTTGGTTGGCAATAATTTACTACTTAATGTCGCAAAATGGATAACTGACGCGGAGTGCGGTCAATACATAATGCGCCAAGCATATGAAGAATCACTACATAACTGGACCGTAGTCACATGCTGTGATAGCTACGGACTCAAAGTATCTGAAGTATACGAAGCTTACAACAACATAGAGTCAATAAAAGCTAAAGACGACTTTTTAATTAGCATAACGTCTGATGTCAACAGGCAAGATTTCTCAACTAAAACAACAGAAGGCAAAAAAGAATTCTTAAGGAACTTAATTACTTACTATATTGTATGCGAAGGAACATTTTTCTTTAGCGGCTTCGCGATGTTACTCGCCCTTGGTCGTCAAAACAAATTACCCGGTCTTTCCGATCAAATCAGATACACGTTAAGGGATGAAAGCCTACACATTAAGTTCGGCACATACTTAATTAACACAATTAAAGAACAATACTCATCGGTGTGGACGAAAAAGTTCGAGGAAGAAACAGTAGAGCATATTAAAAAAGCCGTAGAGCTTGAAATTAAATACGCTCACGATGTCCTGCCTCGTGGCATCCTTGGACTAAATGCAGATATGTTCGTTGACTATATGCAATATATCGGCAACAGGCGGCTTGAGGGTATCGGGATTGACTATCGCTTCGACAGCGATAACAACCCGTTCCCTTGGCTGTCTGAAGTTGTAGATACCGGAGCTATGACTAACTTCTTTGAGAGAAAAGTTAAAGATTATCAGAGCTCTGGGGTGCTAGTAGATGATTTTTAGTTAGAATTTACCTCGATTCTTATTATAGTAATCAAGAAACTCAGACCTAGTGTTAGGTAGACATGATTTAAAATAAAAATTATTAAAATTGCCCCTATGGTTTAAATTATTATGCTTAGTTGTAGAAAAGAGTTGCTTGAGTAGTTTATGAGCCCTATACGTCACTCCTCCATCCGAGATTCTCTCCCCTTCCGCAAAGCCTCTTTCAAACAACTTGTATTCTATTTCTTCCAGACTCCTAAGACCATAATGATTGATTACAAATCTAGGATTATGAATCCTCCCTGCGTCATTAACCACCTTGTCATCGAAGCCCCAGTTATTATGTATTTGAGTTTCATTAATGGACTCTACTTGATTCCCGAAACAGTCAACTGCACCCTCGGATAGCAATCTATGAACACTTCCGCCATCACTTAAATTCCCAACGATCCTAGAGTTTACTATGGTTTTCAGAATAGGTTTAGACTCATAAAGCCAATACCTGTCTAGAGTTAATGTATTCTCATGACACTTTAACCCTTCGTGCTTTTCATAACCATGAGGCCCGAAAAACCTAGAAGCTAATTCTACACCGTTCCTGTTCTCCACAGACCTTAAGAAATCTAAAAAGCTTAACTCCTGCAAAGACATTATGTATTCATCATCGTCTACAAATGCCAACCAGTGCGATTCATGATTGTACTCGTTATATATCTTTTTAAATAAATCTCTTTGGGGGATGTTGCTATCAGCCTCGACATCTTCTATAAAAGTAATATCACTAGAGAAGTTTCTAAAAAAGTCTCTCAGAGGCTTACCTTTATTGTCATCAACAATATAAAAATGCTCTACACCTATGAACTTATTCCACAGAAACCACTCTTTGAGGGAGTCGAACCACTTCGTTTTTATTGTTAAAGCTGCTGACAGATAATACTTCATGGATTACTATTATGAAATACAACGTTATCAAACTTACCTGCGATAGAAAATTCATATATCCCCACAATCTTATGATAAGAACCCCGATACAAATTAACCTCCTTACCTATTAGCGCTGCGGCAATTCCAACGTGCAAACGATTAGTATTAATTTTCTCAAATTTCGAAAGATAAGAAAACATATTATCAGTTGCAACGCTCAGATTTTTTTCTACTTGAGTATTTGTATCATTAGGAATACCCCAATTCCTCATGAACATTGGTCGTTGAAAGTCTATTGATATGTCCTTGTTGCCTTCTGGGACTTTAACTCGATCTTTACTGTCTCTAAGCTCGTCATCAACCCTAAACGAGTTACATACACCGACGCAACTCCTGTCCCTGTATCTACTTATATCTTTGATGTGGAAAGCCATGTCATGCGACAATAAACAATTACTCAAATAATTAGCCTTGGACTTTATATAATTATAAGAAATTTTTTCTCTAGCGATCAAGGTAACTCTCTCCGAGAGAGAAGCTAGCAAATCATCGCAATCATGGAAAGAATGGGGAAGAACTACGATATCATTCTTCTCGTGGTTTTTTAACAAAAAATTCCTAGAACCACTATACTTACGTATTAGGCTTCCACCGCCTCCGTAAATTATACTATCCCCTTCAAATACCTCGTCATGCTTGCAGATTTTGTAATCGAGATTCAACTCCTTGAACATCTGCACGGTAGCAAATCCTATAAAAGAATCCCCAGCGTTACCGGAGTTTGGCACATACTTGACCTTAATTCCTTGGTATTTAGCTAGGTATTTTTTTATATTAGTCATGAATTCTTCCACAGAAATGAGCATAAAAAAGCTTCACACACAAGATACTTACACCCTATTATTAAAAAAAAAAAATTTAAAAACCTTAAAAATGTGTAATTAAAAGTATGGAAGTTGATTTTCAGTTCTTCATGAATGTAGTGATAGGATTAATAACCTTCTTTGGTGGTTGGATTCTTAAAGTGGTGTGGGCTAAAACCCAAGAAAACGCCAAAGACATAGATAAACTATGGGAACACCACGAGAACGACCTTAAGGAAGCTAGGCAAAAAATAAACGACCTAGCGCTCAGCCTTCCAGAAAAATACGTATCTAAGTCAGACTTCCAAGACCTAGTAAAAGTAGTCCACCACAGGTTTGATAGAATCGAAGAAAAAATCGATCATTTAACCAATAATCGCAGCTAAAACGCTGTTGCTTTCCTTAAAAAATCCTATATAATGTATCAGCCTTGAGCTATACATTTATGGATTTATCTTGCATAATCATAACGAATGGAAAAAAACCCGTACAAACAAACAGGGTAATAAACTCCATAATTTCCCAAAATATTCCTAACTTTGAAATCATAATCTCTGGAATCTGGAAGCAAAAAGGAGAGTATAAATTCGTTAACGCTAAAAAAGCTGCTGATTCTGGAAATCTGGCAGAAATGAGAAACCTAGCGTGCTCAGCAGCCAAATTTGATAATATTCTGGTTTTAGACGATGACATGTTTTTGTCTGAAGATTGGTATTCTGAGTTCACTAAATACGGAAACGACTTCGACATACTAACATCGCGAGTAAAGCTACCAGATGGCACTAGATTCTGGGATCACTGCTGCTATTTAGACCCCGAAAGGGGTCACGTAATGCTGGAGCCAGAAGAGGATTCAGATTATATCTACATGTCTGGAGGTATGGCTTGGGTCATGAAAAGGCATGTATTCGAAAGGTTACAGTGGGATTCTGAGACTTACGGATTCTACAACATGTCAAACATGGAAGATTACAGGAAGGGTAAGCACAACGAAGATACTGACTTCGCTTTAAGGTGCAGGGAATCTGGATTCAAAATCAAACACAATCACAAAATGGTATCCTTTCACGATGACGCCAAATACACATCTGTCGGCAGGGTGGTTAGATACAGAAGAGAAAACAGAAGTCAAAACTGGGTAACCCAGCTAAACTGGGAAAACACACCAGAAGATATAGCTAAATTTGCAGAATCTTTCCTACACAAGGGAATGGAAGCGGAATGTGCAGACGTACTAAGATATGGGCTGAGAGTCCATTTCGGAAACTTTTTCATAACAATAGCATACCAAAATCTACTTTCCAAATACGGAGGCATACTTAGAGACTCTGTAGACTGGTATGAAAGTGGATGCCCCCTATACAACAAAATGGTAAAGAAATATGGCTAAAGACAAGGTTATAGTTACTGGAGGCTGCGGATTCATAGGAAGTAACCTCACGAAAAAACTCTTTGACCTAGGGTACGACGTACATGTGGTTGACGATTACTCAACTTACGAAGGCTTGCCCTTGCACTTCCCGAATCAAGTAGTGCTAGGTGCAAATATAAAAGAGTCAGAGAGCGATCCAGATATGGTCACTATCCACAAAATGGACATAAGAGACGGCGTTCAAGAGCTATACAAGGTTTTCCGCAACTCAAAATACGTTTTCCACTTAGCTGCCAGACCAAGGGTTGAGCAGTCAATACAAGACCCCGTCACATTCCATGATGTCAATGTCAACGGCTCACTAAATGTTTTCTTGGCTGCAAAAAAAGCGCAAGTACAAAAAGTTATCTTTAGCTCGACAAGCGCAGTACTCGGTGACGCAAAAACGCTCCCCACACCAGAAGACATGCCGAGTGACCCGCTTAGCCCATACGCTGCACACAAGCTCATCGGGGAGGTATACTTGCAATTATTTTTTAATTTATTTAAATTAAACAGCGTAGCTTTGAGGTACTTTAATGCCTACGGATACAGACAGCCGACTGAAGGTCCATATGTCCCAATTATGGGTATTTTTAAGAGATTGAAGAATGAAGGCAAACCTTTAACTATTACTGGGGATGGCCTACAGTCCAGAGACTTCGTTAATGTCAGAGATATCTGTGACGCGAATATACTAGCCGCAACGCGACCAGAAACAGACGAAGGCTTCCACGTATTCAATATAGGTAACGGAAAAGACTACAAGATTCTCGACATTGCAAAAAAAATTGGAGGAGAAATTAAACACATAGACCCAAGATTTGAACCAAGGAAAACGTTGTGCGACAACTCCAAGGCAAAAAAAATGCTTGGCTGGGAACCGAAGTGCGAGCTATTTAAATGGATAGAGGAGAACATCTAAAATGATATCCTTTCCAAACCTAGGAAAATTAGGAAGACTTGGTAATCAATTATTCCAAATATCCTCCACAATTGGTATTGCTAAAACCAGCAACCAGTTAGCTATTTTTCCCGAATGGGATTATCAGCAATTTTTTAAAAATCGCCTCCCAACAGCGAAAATACTAGTAAGAGACATTCTACAAGAAAAATACTGCAACTACCAAGAGATAAAGTTACCAGAGCCAGTTAGGCCAATAGGTCTTAATGGATACTTTCAATCTTATAAGTATTTTGAAAACTCAGAAAAAGAAATTAGAAAAATTTTCGAATTCTCTAGCGAAATAGAAAACTATATTTCCGAAAAGTACTCAGACACACTAAGAGAATGCTCAGCGTTCGTCCATGTAAGAAGAGGTGACTACGAAACCCTTTCGGCGGTATATGAATCACAAAGTGTAGACTATTACAATAACTGTCTCAACTTCATCGGGTGCAGTAAATTTGCCGTATTCTCTGATGATATAGACTGGTGCAAAGAAACCTTCTCTTCATACAACTGCGAATTCATATCTGAAAGAGAACACTCAAAAAACCCTACCACTCAAGACTCCGAAAATGAGTCACAGCACTTCCTCAGAGAGGATTTAATTGAGTTTGCGCTTATGAGTAAATTCAAAGACTCAATCATATGCAACTCTAGCTTTAGCTGGTGGGCAGCATACCTAAATAAGAACACGAACAAGAAGGTATGCGCCCCCAAGAACTGGTTTACAGACGAACATACCCCCAAAATATACAACCTAGACAACGGGTATAACTACATAAAAGACCTAATACCGACAACATGGAACCTCGTATAGCCATAATCTTCATCGGAACTAAGAAGTATATAGATTTTTTTGAATCTTATTACAGTTCTATTAATAAATTTTTTCTACCCAAAACTCACAAAGATTTTTTTGTGTTCACAGATCAGCCAGAGCACGACTCACTAAAGGTAGACAACTTAATCATCACTGAAATAGAACACGAAGAATGGCCATACGTAACACTTAAAAGGTTTCACTACATACTAAAACAGGAAGAAAAACTTAAAGAGTACTCAGATATAATTTTCATTGACTCAGACATGGAGGCCGTCGATGAAATATCAGAAGACTGGCTCTCCATGTATCATAGCCTATTTGGAGTCCAGCACCCCGGTCAAGCCATATACGGTTTAGCAGATTTCGAAACAAATGAAGAGTCTCTGGCTTGCGTGCCCGCTGGCACAACGAATGAAAACACAGCTTACAAGCAAGGCTGCTTCTGGGGTGGCAAGAACCCAGACATATTAGAATTCATTAATTTAATGAAGCAAAGAATTGACGACGACCTGTCGGTTAACGTTGTAGCGAGGTGGCACGACGAATCTCACCTAAACAAAGGATTCATAGACTTTAAAGACAGGGTAACGGTTTTCCACAGCGGGTTCGCATACCCAGAGAACTGGGAAATGGTTTTCCCAAAACTACTCATACACAAGGACAAAAACATGAAGGACTACCCTAGGTTTAAAGGAGTAAAATGAACCTCAAGGGTTTTTCTGGATGCGAAGTAGAACTTAAAAATGGCAAGGTAATTAAAACCTCGCCAAGTTTCCAGTACAACGACAGACTCAAGAAGCAAAGGCTCAAGCAAAGCAAATTCAAAAGCGGCCTTAAATTCCTAAGCACACCCAAAGTGCTAGACAGCACCGAAAACTCTTTTTCCATGGAGTACGCAGCAGGTAAGGACTTCGTCTCGTTCCTCTCCGAAGCGGGTAAAAAAGAAATAGACAAATTTTCAGAGGATATATTCTCTTATGTGCAAGAGAGCATATCTTTTTCCGAGACTCAAGAGATCGACTCTAAAGTAATCAAGAATAAAATACTACAAATATACAACAAGAAAAAAATACTCTGCCTACTAAAGTTCATAGACCTCCTACCGGACAAACTAGAGATTCCAATAGGCACATGCCATGGAGACCTAACTCTAAGTAATATAATATTCCAAAAAAACAAGCTAATACTAATTGACTTCTTAGATGGATTCATTGAAACGCCACTAATAGATGTAGCCAAATTAAGACAGGACACTCGCTATAAGTGGTCACTAGACCTATACCAAAAAAGCTTCGATAAAAATAAAATAAATATAAGCCTAGACTACTTGGATGTCAGACTACATGACAGTTTTTTAAGTATCAAAAGCTATAAGAAATACTACCTTTTATTTCAATTTTTAAACTTCGCCAGAATTCTTCCGTACACCAGAAAACTTAAAAAAATTAACTACCTAAGAGGCGTTCTCTCTGATATAGTTAGCAAGTTATGAAGGTAGTTATCACAGGAGGTGCAGGGTTTATAGGCTCCCAACTAGGCCATTACTACCACAACTTAGGTCACGACGTTCATCTTTTGGACGACTTTAGCTACGGGCAAAAAGACAACCTCACGATAGATGGTAAAACTTTCGGAACGCTACACGAATGCGACGTAAGAAATCAGCCAGAGCTAGAAAATACCCTTTCTGACTGCGAGCTAGTTATTCACCTAGCTGGAATCGCACCCCTACCCGACTGCCAAACAGACCCCCAGAGAGCCTATAGTGTAAATGTAGGTGGGCTAGCGAGCGTGCTAGAAGCTTGCAGAAAAAAGAACGTACCGCGAATCCTCTTCGCGTCAACTTCAGCGGTTTACGAAAACACCAAGTCAACACAGAAAAGAGGGTACAGTACAGGGTACGCCGAACACGACCCAGTAAATCCAGACCTTACCTACGCAATGACTAAAAGGGCGGGGGAAAATCTATGCCTATCTTACATTAATAACTACGGAATGAGCATAGCTGTACTCAGATTCTTTAATGTCTACGGAGCCCACCAAGATTTCCTAAGAAAGCAACCGCCATTCACTGGATACGTAGCAAAATGCCTAGCAAAGAACGAAGCCCCTACGTTATACAATCAATCGACAGCAGAGAGAGACTATATTTTTGTAGAAGACCTAATATCCCTCGTCACAGAGATAGCCGCTAAAAGCGATCAAATGGGAATCTACAACATAGGAACGGGAGCAGGGTTCTCAGTACCGAAGCTGTACCAAATATTTTTAGAAGTTTCTGGTAAAGATATTGAAGCTAAATTCAAAAAACCCGAAAACTACTGGGATAAATATGAATCTTTATTCAACTGCACCAATCAACTTTCTACCCACAGAATACAACAGGAAGTACACAAAAACTCTATAGCAGATATGTCAAAGTGTAAAAAAGAGCTAAACTGGGAGCCGAAATTCAACATTGAGGAGGGGATTAGCAGGGTGTACAACTACGTACTAGAGAATATAAAATGAGAAACATGAGAAGCTTAATCCTTCCGGTAGCGGGTAAATCCAGCAGGTATCCCGACGTAAAACCCAAATGGCTCTCCACTCACCCCAGTGGGAGCCTAATGATAACCGAATCGATCAAAGGTCTGAACTTAGACTTCTTTGATTGCGTGTACCTAGTTTGCCTTAAAGAACACGAGCGTAAATATAAATTTAGCGAAGGAATCAAAAAAGAATTCTCTAGACTCAACATTAAGAACTTTAAGATTACTTACTTAAGCAAGCCAACCCTAAGTCAACCAGAGACAATATTCGAGGCAATAAAAAAAGAAAAAATAACAGGCTTTTTCTGCTCTAAAGATTGCGACAATTTTTTTGAAATTAAAATCACCGCCTCTAATTTCGTATCTACATCTAACCTAAATAACCACACATTACTTAACCCATGCAACAAAAGCTACGTTTCTTGCGATGAAAACAACAACATTAACAACATAGTTGAAAAACAGGTAATCAGCAGCGACTTCTGCACGGGGTGCTACGGATTTAAAAACGCAAGAGACTTCAGAAAATACTACAACAAGATTAAGCACTACGACGACCTCTATGTCTCTCATGTTATTTATAAAATGATAATTGAGGGCGAAAGCTTTACCACTATCGATACTAATAACTTCATCGACTGGGGGACAATAGACGACTGGAATCATTTTAAATCTAAATATAAGTGCATCTTCATTGACTTAGACGGAACCCTTGTGGAAAATAGCGCACAACACTTTCCTCCATACTGGGGAGAAACGGATGCGATTCCTGCTAACGTCAAAAAAATTAATGAGCTATACGATTCTGGAAAAGCCCAAGTTGTAATCACAACATCCAGAAAAAGGGGATACAAAAAAGAAACCAAATCCCAACTAGAAAGGATCGGGTTGAAGTATCACAAAATCATCTTCGATCTATTTCATTGCAAAAGATACATAATTAATGATTACGCTAAAAGTAATCCGTACCCTAGCTGCGAAGCCATTAACATTAAAAGAAACGACTCAAACTTGGAGGACTTACTTTGAAAATAGCTCTTTGTTTTTCGGGTCAGCCCAGAGACCTAAAGGAATGCTACGAAAACATCAATAGAAACTTAATTGATGGTTACGATGTAGATGTTTATGCCCATTTTTGGTGGAGCGAGGACATGGCTGGCACAGAGTACAAGCCCAACTCGGTAAAGTTTTTAGAAAAAGCAAATGAAGAATTCGCAAAACTTTATAAACCCGAAAAAAGCGTATTCGAAAACCAAATAAAATTCGACACCTCATTTTGTAATTCCGACAGGATAGGAGTCTGCCCGACGCTGTCAGACTTAGAAAAATGCTACTTCAATATGAAGAGCGCGTACTATTCGATAGCAAAAAGCTTTGATTTAGCACTATCTTCGAATGAAAGTTATGACTTTTATGTAAGATGCCGCACTGACCTACTTTTCCCCAAGAAGTTCAAATACGAAGAGCTAAACTCTGACATTCTATATATTGGTGATGGCAGAACCGCTGGCTGGGACAGATTTTTCTCAGACTGGTTTGCTTGTGGCTCCAAATCAAACATGCAGAAGTATTGCCAAATTTACGAAGAGTTTGACAGCTATATTGAAAGAGGATTCCCGCATATGCACGACTTGATTAGGTTCCACTTAGAAGACACAAGATGTGACACCTACGCAATAGGACCAGAAATATACTACTTCATGCCTAAGAAAGACGAGTTCGTCAATCTAGACGGGATGCCTAGGAGGATATTTTTTGATAAAAAATGAAAGTAGCGCTTTGTTTTTTTGGCTTCCCAAGAGAGGTAGAAGCTTGTTACGTGAACATCTTTGATACTATAATAAGAAGTACAGAAGGTGTAAAGGTGGACGTTTACGCTCACCTCTGGTGGGAAGATAGGCTCGGAAAAACAGCCTACCACGAAAAAAGCCCACATGCCAGAGAAGGGCGATTAATGAGAAAATTTCAAGAAAATGAAAATAAAATTTTTGAAGACCTTTATTTACCCCAAAAAATACTCACCGAAAAACCTTTAGACATCGAAGAATTTGATTTCTCACAGTACGAAGATGCACAAAAGCGCGAATCCCCGAATCCTATTACTGATTTTGGAGTCCTTGGAAGAGACCTAAACGGGCCTCTTTGGAGCGGCGTTAGAACTAATAGAGTTTTTTTTAACGAATACAGCCAATGGAAATCAAAAAAAAACAGCTTAGAACTAGCGATTAAATCAGAAGAAAAATATGACTTTTACATCCTAGCAAGAACAGACCTAGCAATAAAATACAGACTAGAATACGATAAACTCGATAAAGATACCCTATACTGCTCAAATGGCATCGTTTTTGGAGGGACAGGTGGCTACTTAGGTTCAGATTATCCATTTTCTGATTTATTTGCTTGCGGAAATTTAAAAAATATGGATTCATATACGAGGTTTTTTGATAACATCTATGACTACATTGAATTACCAATACATTTACAACTTGAAAAGCATCTATCTGTAAACAGTAAAATACAATGCGACGTTAAAAAAATCACTGCATTGCCCTACTATTTATTTAAGGAGTTAAATTTTATTTGGCCAAATTACGTTTTTCCTCTAGGCAAAAAAACCTTCAAATTCCCTAGAGATGCAGAAGAAAGACGATCAAATAAAACTAAAAGAGGTTTTAAAGGAGACAATAAGTTTTAAATGAAAACAGCTATAATAGTTTGCGGTCAACCTAGGTTTATTGAAGAATGTTTCCCATTAATGAAGGAAAACGTGATAGACCCTAATAATGCAGACGTATTTGCTCACCTTTGGTTCAGCGAAGAACTATGCACAGAGCCCTACAAACACGGAGGCGCTGGAGGCTGGAAGAATCAAAGAATCAAAAACGACTCTATAGAGAAATTTAAAGAGCTATACAAGCCAATATCACTAAAAGTAGAAAAGCCCAAGACCTTTTTGAATTCCACTATTAACTTCGATGAATCATTACAAAGATATTTCGAGGGAGCCATAGACAACCCAGAAGAACCAAACTTCAGATTCAGAACAATAAGAGACAATTACAGCGCTAAGTATAGCTTACTTAAAAGCAGCATTCTTAAGAAAACATATGAATTAGAAAATGACTTTAAATATGATTACGTAATTAAAATAAGAACAGACGTGATATCGTATATAAAAATTAATGCTCCAGACTACGACCCTAATCTTGTCCATTACAAGGACATGAATCAACCAGACGGCATGATCTCAGACTGGCTCAACCTAAGCTCCAGTAAAAACATGGATGCTTACGCCAGCGTTTTTAACACGTTTGAATTCGCGTTGCAAGAATGCGTTAAGGACACAGGGGCTTACTGCAATGAGCTATTAATTCGGAAGACCTTGGATTTCTTTGGCATTAAAATACAAGGCCATAACTGGCCCCTAGCACTACCTAGATTCTAAATGCATAAGCAAAAAATAATTATTTGGGGACATCCGCTTCACTCCCACACGATGTCCTACATACAAGAAGCTTTCTTTAAAGCGTTCTCGTACCTAGGCTACGAAGTGTTCTGGTTCCACGACAAGGACTACCCCAAAGACTTCGACTGGGAGGACTGTATTTTTTGGACTGAGGGATTTGCTGACTCAAAAATTCCGCTAGTCAAATCAAGCACCTACCTAGTACATGGCCCCCCAGACCCAGCAAAATACATCAACGCTGAAGTAAAGAGATTTATAGACTTCAGATATAATCACATATGGCATAAAGACCACATATACGATTTTACCTTAGATAAATCCAAAGCGCAAAAAGTCGGGAACTCTTGCTACTTCGAGCCAAAGTCAAACAAATCCATAAAATACAAAAATGACTACCATGAGTATGAAATCGCAGACTACGACAAGTTCTACATAACTTGGGGAGCAAGTCTATTACCTCATGAATTTAATTTTAAAGAAATTAAAAGAGAAAGAGAAAGAGTTATACATTTTTGCGGAAATCTGAGCCCAGACGGTAGATGCGAAAACTTTAGCACATTCTCTCAATTCATAATGGAATGCAGGAAAGCAGGTATACCCTTTTACCATAACGACCCATTCAGACATCCACTCCCAGAGGAAGATGTTCAAAAAAGAACAAAGTTATCAATACTAGCGGCAGACGTAAGGGGTCCAGAGCACTTGAGAAACGGCTACGTTCCGTGTAGGGTATTCAAGTCAGCTAGCTGGGGTCACCTACCGATCACAAACTCCAAGGAGATTCACAGTGAACTAGAGGGGCACTGCCTGTTACAGGAAGACCCAGCCCAGCTTTTTCATGACGCTATGGCTCAAAGAGAAGACTACGCTTTTATTGAAGAATGCATGAAATACGTTAAAGACAATCATACATATCTAAACAGAATCGAATCAATATTAAAGGTCTTATAATGGACTCTAAAAAAATCACATTTGTATATATAGTCGGAGGAGGTGACGAGCATTATTCGAACCTTAAAACAAGCATAGATAGTATAACGGACCTTCTAGGTGAAACTAACTTTTTGGTTTTGGATTTAAACAATAAGTTTCCAGTCGATTACCCCAACGTTAAAATCTTAGAGTCGAAAGACAACTTAGATTTGTCGCAGAAAAAAGTCGGCTTCCAGTTCTGGAGGCAGAAGTACGTAGCCGTACTGGAGGCAGAAACAGAATACGTAGTTTATGTAGACACAGACACCGCTCTTGCAAACAATAGATTTGAGGAACTGTTTGAAGAAATTGGAGAGGGGGTAGGAGCAGCAAAGCATTTTTACGTACCTACGCTAAGAGATTTCTTTGAAAAAGCAGTGCCTTCAGAAAACAAAGATTTTTTCCACGAACTATTCCTAACATTCAACGCAGATATAAACAGTAATTTTTACGCGGGGGGAGTATTTCTATATAAAAACTCAGACAAAAACAGAGAACTAATTTCAAAAGTCCTTGAGTCCTACGATTCTGTTTATAAAGATTCAGATGGTAACTATAAAGAATACATTCGGGGAATCACTGATGAAGTCTTTTTGAGCGCGATAGCGGAAAAAGAAATAGTTGATCTAGGTGGCAGACTAAATCACTGCTCAATGGGTCCAGAGCACATGGAATTAGAAGTCACTGACGGAACCCTAAAAGGCAAGAACCCGTTCGAAGAGGAAATGAAGGACGTAATATTCCTACATGCGGACCCACATAGAAGAGACCCAAGCGAGCACTACGAAGAACCAACAAAAACTAAAATAAAAGAATTATTTAGATTATGAAAATCTGCTTGATAGGACCGGGTATATTACCAATACCACCAGATGGATGGGGTGCAGTTGAATCCTTGATGTGGGACTATTACTGCACGCTAGAGAAGAAGGGGCACGAAGTAAAGATTATTAACACCCCAGACAGAAATGAAATACTAAATGAATGCAACGCTGAAAACTGGGACTTTGTTCACGTTCACTATGATCAATTCTACGACCTAATACCCCACATTGAATGCGAAAGCAAAGGCATAAGCAGCCACTACCCGTATGTAGATCAACTCGAAAAGCACGAAGCCGATAACTATGGGCATATTTTTTATTTCCTAACCAGAAACGAGGGTTTTCATAATTTCTGTATCTCTAAGAAGGATAGAGATGCCTTCGTAGAGTGCGGGGCAAAAGCGAATTCATGCTCAATCCTAGAAAATGGTGTCAACTTCGATAACTGGTCGTTTAATACTCACTGCGAATTACCAAATAAATCTGTTTATTTAGCAAAAATAGAAGAAAGAAAAAGGCAATACAAATTTCAATCCCTAGAAGGCGTGGATTTTATTGGCAAATTCCACAACACCAGCTTTGACACCTCCAATCCAAACTACCTTGGAGAAATCAAGCCTAGGGAAAAACTTTTCTCGATGCTCACAAACTACGCGAATATGGTTTTGTTAAGTACAGGAGAAAATGGCACGCCCTTAGTAATCAAAGAGGCTCTGGCCTGTGGATTAGGTATAGTTTTCTCAGAATATGCTTGTTCTGAATTAAATCTTGACTTACCATTTATCGACTTAATACCAGAGGCAAAGATAGACGACCTAGATTACATAAACTCAGTTATTAAAGAAAACAGAGAAAGATGTATACCCATAAGAAATGACATAAGAAAATATGCTTTAGAGAATTTTTCTTGGGACGGCCTAGTTGATGTCTACATAGATAATATAAATAAAATTAAAAAATGAAAATAGGAATCATCGGACCGGGTTTTATGCCTATCCCACCAAAAGGCTGGGGAGCCATAGAGTCTTTAATCTGGGACTACTCAGAGGCTTTGATCGACCTTGGGCACGAGGTCTATATATATAACTCAAGAGACTTTCAAGGAGTAATAGAGAGTATTAATTCGAGAGACTTGGATTTTGTACATTTGCAATACGATGACTATGTACCGATGATGAGATTCATTAACTGTAAAAACAAAGCAGTCACAAGTCACTATGCATACCTAGAGCAACCAGAAAAGCACGGAGCCTATAATCAAATCTTCAATGCCTACAAAAACATAGATTATCATATATTTGCATTATCAGAGGGAATCAAGGAGACATACATCCGAGAACTGTCAATACCAGAAGAAAAAATTAAGATAACGCCAAATGGCGCTAATTCAAATATGTTTCTTTTTGATTCGAAATGCCAGAAACCAGACAGGTCAATTTGCTTGGCGAAAATCGACCCAAGAAAAAAACAGTCCTTCCTGCAAGGCAAAAACCTTAATATTGACTTTGCAGGGAACGAACAAGACCCAGACTTTGACTACGGTAGCCCAGACTACCTAGGGGAATGGGAAAAGAGTAAAGTCTATGAAAGCCTAACAGATTACGCGAACATGGTTCTGCTAAGCGACGGAGAAGCTCACTCTCTTTCTTGCTTAGAGGGTCTTATGGCTGGACTAGGCTTAGTAATATCTGAACAAGCAACCGCCAACCTAGACCTTTCGCTTCCCTTCATTGACGTAGTAAGCGAAGAGGAAATGAACAACACTGATCAACTGAGAGGCATTATAGAAAGAAACAGAAAAGTTTCGGTTGAAAACAGAAAAGAAATCGTGAAATATGCAAAAGAAAATTTCGAATGGAAAAAACTAGCAAAAGAATACGTTAGAACCATTGAAGGAGTTATAAAAGAAAATGAGTGAAGTTCAAGAGGAAATCAAGAAATGCATGATTACGGCAAGCGAACTAGACTTAACAGACAAAGCTGGCTACCATGCATACGAACACATCTACCCACAACTCTTAGAAAAGTTTTACGACAAAGAAGTGAACATTCTTGAAGTCGGAACGGAAAGAGGCGGAGGTCTTCATTTTCTTTGCAGAGCTTTCAAGAAAGCGAAAATATACGGCTTAGATCAAAGTTACCACAGACTTGAAATCAACCAAGCTGAAACCAACAATCTTATACTGCTTTCTCCCAGCGATCAAACTAGCCCTAAAATCCTAGAAGACCCCCTGTTCCCAGAGTCTGGGCTAGATTTAGTCATAGAAGATGCATCCCACGTACACCACCTTTCTATAGCTACATTCGAATTACTAGAACCCAAGTTAAACTCTGGAGCCGTTTATATAATTGAAGATGTCTACCCAGAGTATCTTGAATTATACCAAAAAGACGAAAGGTTCACCGTGCATGATATAAGAGAAATAAAAGGAAGAGGAGACGACATAATCGCTGTTTACGAGAAAGAATAAGATGCAAAAAGACTCTAAAATTTTTGTTGCTGGGCATAAGGGTATGGTCGGCTCTGCCGTACTAGAAAACCTAAAATCTAAAGGTTACGAAAACTTAATAACCAAAACGCGGCAAGAGCTAGACCTAACAAACCAATCAGAAACTGAGGGCTTTTTTAAGCAGTATTGGCCCAGCGTTGTTATAGACTGCGCCGCTAAAGTAGGAGGAATACATTCTAATAATGTATATCGCGCTGAGTTTATCTACGATAACCTACAAATACAAAATAATTTAATCCACTACTCACACGAATACCAGATAGACAAACTTTTATTTTTGGGCAGCGTTTGCATTTACCCTAAGTTCACAGACCAACCGATCAAAGAAGAATACCTACTAAGGTCTCCGCTAGAACCCACGAACGAGCCATATGCTATAGCTAAAATAGCAGGAATCAAGATGTGCGAAAGCTACCACAGGCAACACGCCGACGAGTTCCTGTCAGTAATGCCAGCAAACCTATACGGAGAAAACGACAACTTCCACCCAAGAAACTCACACGTATTACCTGCTTTAATGAGGAGGTTTCACGAAGCTAAAGGAAAAGAACTAGAAGAAGTAGAGGTTTGGGGTACTGGCGAAGCGATGAGAGAGTTTATGCACGTTAAAGACCTAGCTGACGCATGTGTGCATATTCTTGAAAATTGTAATTTTAAAGATATATACGACCAAGGAGTGTCCCAAATAAACATAGGAACTGGCGAAGAAATCTCGATCAAAAACCTAGCCCACCTAATTGCTGAAGTGGTGGGGTATAAAGGAAAAATAAAATTTGATCTATCAAAACCAGATGGTACTCTAAAAAGGGTGCTAGACTGTTCGAGACTACATAAACTAGGATGGCATCATAAAACCAATTTAAAAGAAGGATTAAAATCGACTTATAATTGGTTTCAGAAAAATGAACTTAATTTAAGAAGCGTATGAAAAAAGTTTTAGTTACGGGTGTGCTTGGCCAAGATGGAGCCAATATGTGCGAGTACCTGCTAGGTGAATTTAATGACATTAAGGTATTTGGAATGATTAGGCGGGTGGCTAATCCAAATTTTAAAAACTGCAAAAAATTTCTCAACCACCCAAACTTCCAACTTGTATACGGCGACCTAACAGACGAAATAAGCTTACAAAAATTAGTAAAAGAAATTCAACCAGATTACTTCATTAATTTTGCAGCAAACTCTTTTGTTGGAATTAGCTGGGACATGCCTCTTCACGTTTTCGATGTAAACACCAATGGAGTAACAAGATGCCTAGAAGCAATACGTCACTTCCAGCCAAATTGCAGATTCTACAGCGCGGGCAGCAGTGAAGAATTCGGTGACGTGGCATACACACCGCAAGACATAAAGCACCCGCTAAGACCCAGAAGCCCATATGGAGCTTCTAAATGCTCAGCGAGGCACATCATCAAGGTTTACAGAGAGTCGTATGATATGTACGCGGTACACGGAATACTCTTTAACCATGAAGGAACCAAAAGAGGCGAAGAATTTGTGACAAGAAAAATAACCAAAGGTGTCGCCAGAATTAAAAAATGCATAGATAGAGAAGAAAAAATCGAACCAATAGAACTCGGCAACATCTACTCCCAAAGAGACTGGAGCGACAGCGAGGACTTCGTGAAAGGCGTATGGCTAATGCTAAATCAAGAAAAGCCAGAAGATTACGTTTTAGCTAGCGGAGAAACCCACACCATCAAAGAGTTCGCAAGCAAAGCTTTTAAGTATGCTGGTATTTCTGGAAGCTGGACAGAAATAGAAGGAGAACCCACTAAAACAAAATTTTACAATAATTCCCCAAAAGGGCAAAATTTAATTAAAATAAATCCCAAATTCTATAGACCAGCAGAAGTTGAACTATTGCTGGGAGACCCAAGTGAAGCTGAAGAAAAATTAGGCTGGGAAAGAAAGATTTCCTTTGACATGCTTATCAAAAAGATGGTAGAGTTTGACCTTAATGAAGAAAAGGAAGCCCAATAAATATCAAAAAATTATTGGGAGATTCTACAAAGATAAAGCAAGTGCTTGGGCCAGCCCTAAGCAAATTAAAACAAATATGTTTCTAGCAAAAAAAATGCTAGAAATGATACCAGACGAAAAGTTCTGGGAAGAATTCCCTGTTCACGAAAACTGTAATGACTTGAGTTGGTTCTTTACAGAAGAAGGTAAATCAGTAATTAAAAACATCACGCTAACTAAAAAAGTTAACCTTCGAGAGCAAACTATAAACGAAGTCGGCAAAGAAAAATTTGGAGAAGATTTTAAAGTAGAAGAAAAAAAGCCAAAAACGATAAAAGATTGGTTGAACGATGCCTAGAAAAGCGAAAGAACAAACAGAAGAAGTAAGTCATGTAGACCAAATAAAAGCGTATCTACAAAACAACAAAGACGATCATTACAATTTCGAAGAAGAGACTAACTACGTTGTCTCTAGCGGTAGCTTGGTTTTGGACATTGAAATGAGTGGTGGCATCAGACCGGGTATTATCAGAGCGAGTGGCGTAACTGAAGGCGGAAAAACTTCATGCGCCCTAGCGTTTGGTAGAAATTTTCAAAAACTAGAAAAGAGCATGGTTGTTTATGTAAAATCGGAAGGTAGACTCTCCAAAGAAATGCTTCAAAGGGCTGGAATAGACGAAAGCGAAGATAAATGGCTCGAATATAGAAGCAATACCTATGAATCCGTTATTAATCTAATTAGAGATTTAGTAAAAAACAATAAGAACAAAATTAAATATATGTTCATTATTGACTCCATGGATTCCCTAGTACCGAAAGCAGACTTACAAAAAGGCCCAGAAGACGCCAATAAAGTTGCCGCTGGAGCGTTGCTAAGCTCTGACTTCTTGCGTAAAATGGCACTCGCAATGACAACTAGGGGTCATATTTGCTACATGGTCTCACAAGTAAGAACAAAGGTTTCACTAAACCCCTACGAAAAAACAGACCCAAGAGTCACCAACGCTTCTGGAGGGAACGCGCTGCTTCATTACAGTGACTGGATTTTAGAATTTCAAGAAAGATTCAAAAAAGATTTAATTACCAAGGGGAGCGGCGACAAAGAAGAAACGGTAGGCCACTGGTGTAAAGTGACCTTCAAAAAAACACCCAACGAAAAAACAGGAACCGTAGTGAAGTATCCGATCAGATACGGCAGAACCGGAGGTAAAAGTATTTGGGCTGAATATGAGGTAGTAGAAACGCTGCTAGCCTTTGATATGGCAAAAAAAAGTGGCGCATGGGTGTCAGTCTCAGATGAATTAATTAAAGAAATCAAAAACGAGCTTAACCTAGAAATGCCCAAACAGCACCAAGGGATTGACAATTTTAAAAAATTCTTCGAAGATAATGAAGAGATAGGTAAGTATTTGTTTAATAAGTTTAGAGAAGTTTTAAAAAAATAAAATTTAAAAAGTGTAAACCTTAACGGGGGCGTACTGGTTTCGATTTAGAGCCTTACGCAAGATTGCAAGCAGAGGATGATAGCGGGCCTCTTTAATCATCTATCTAGGTATTCAACTGCCAATAATAACGTTGATATGGCTCCTTCGGTTGCCGAAGCTGACGCGATCCTCGCTAAGCACGGCTGGGCTGAAGAAGCTGCTGTAGCTGCGTAAGCTACCCGTCCTACTCTGGATGCTCGTTAAGGAGCTAGGGCGTCGATAACGAGCAAAAAAAACTAGGAAGGGCGAGGAGTCTAGTATAAATAAAGTGCCTCCAACCTCGTGTGTAGTTGTTAGTGACGAAGCACGAAAATTAACACTAACTAAGCTTGTAGTATATCTGAGCAGATGGTTTTAAAGACAGGGGTTCGACTCCCCTCGCCTCCACCAATTTTTATGAGACTATATAACGTTTATGGCAAGCTCCAGAACAAAAACGTCTCCAAGTGTCTCATTAGCTGGGACTCTAAATCTAGATCAAAAATACAATTCAGAGTAAAACAATTTTTTAAGGATTTTTGGCTAGGTCACGTTGTGTACGAAGAATTTCCGGTTTACGGAACCAAGATGAAAGTTGACTTACTTAACGCCACCTTAAAGGTAGCCATAGAAGTTAATGGAAAACAGCACTCGGAATTTAATAAATTTTTCCACAGTAACTCCAGAGTGAAATATCTGGACTCGATAAAAAGAGACTTTAAGAAAGCTGAATGGCTTGATAAAAATAAATTTAAATTAATAGAAATAGAAGAAAATGAAATAGGAGAAATGTCTAAGACGTTCTTTAAAGAAAAATTCGGATTGATCCTTTAAATTAGTGTAATAACTAAAGGATGGACGAAAAAAAACGCCAAAAAAGCTCGATCCCCCCATCAGTCCTTCATAACCTAAACGAGTGGACAACGGGTGGATATATTGTCTTCTTTGTCAATAAAGACGGCAAGCCAGAAATAGTCGGAGACCTAGACAGCGAAATTACTATGTTAGGATTACATAGTTTCATTAGTAGCTGGACAAAAGCTACCGAAGAAGTGGAAGTCGAAGACTTAGTGGACTCATTCCTCGCGGAGGATTGCGAAATCATCGAAGACGACGAAGACGACGAAGAAGATTTATTCTAAGTCCCCTCTCAATTTTATTTTTCTTGACCTAACTTAAAAAACAAGTTAGCGTCTTCTCACGGTTTGTTATGGAAATATATTCGTTAAAAGTAGAAAAGCACGTATTAGGTGGGTTATTAAAATACTCAAATCTATTCCCAGAGGTACAGAGGTTTATTACCGAGAAAGACTTCGTAAATGAGGTACACTCGACAATCTTCTCAGTTATTTCGAACATACTAAACAATGGCGGGAATCTAGATAAAGTAATTTTATCAGAGAAAATTAAGAACTTAGGAATTTCGTTCAATGAAGAAATAGATATTTACAGGTACATAGACAATATATCGTTTACTCAAATAACAGAGGAAGCAACGCTAGAGTCAACGAAAGAATTACTAAAACTCAGAATTCGAAGAGAGATTTATGGCGTAGGTAAAAAAATTCAAGACTACTCAAAAGGATGCGGAACAGAATCCCTGTCAGACATAATTTCAAGTTGCGATAAAATCTATGGAGACAAAATGCAAGAATATGAGATAGAAGATGAACCAGTAAATCTTTTCGAAAACGTAGAAGAGCTAATAGAAGAAAGGGGAAACACACCAGAAAGTGAAAGTGGGCTTCAAACGCCATACGCAGAATTCAACAGAATGTATGGCGGTCTCAGAGAAGGCAATATTTACGCAATTGTTTCTAGGCCAGCGCAAGGCAAAACTACATTCATAAGTAACATGCTCATCAAGTCGGCGGCGATAAATAATGTACCAGCCTTAATTCTTGACACAGAAATGAGCACGGTTGACATCCAGTTTAGGGTTGCGTCATCGCTAACGGGAATACCTATGTGGTTCCTTGAAACTGGCAACTGGAGAAAAAGAGAGGACTACGTTAAGGCTTTTAGGTCAAAAATTAAGCAAATTAAAAATATGAAATGCGACCACTTCTTTGTGGGGAATAAAAACATAGATCAAATTTGCTCGATGGTAAGACGCTGGTACTTCTCTAAAGTCGGCAGAGGCAATAGATGTATCTTGGCGTATGATTACGTGAAACTTACAGGCGAAAGAGTTGCAGCTAACTGGGCCGAGCATCAAGCTATTGGTGATAAAATTGACAAACTAAAAAAACTGTCAGAAGAAATTAACGCCCCGATAATTACCGCCATGCAGATGAACCGAAGCGGCGAAAGAGGGTCTCAAGGAGCCCTAGTAGATGACTCGTCAGCAATTTCTCTTTCAGACAGACTACAATGGTTTGCCAGCTTCGTGGCAATTTTTAGGCGCAAAAGCCTAGAAGAAATGGCCGAAGACGGCGACAGGTTTGGAACCCATAAACTCATACCCCTTAAAACCCGCTTCCAAGGTAAAGACGCCGCTGGGCATCACGACATAATTAGAAGGACGCTACAAGACGGATCAGAAAGGTTCATGAACAACTTCTTGAACTTCCAAGTAGAAAATTTCGATATCGAAGAAAGAGGAAGTCTTAGGGATATAGTAAACACAGAAAACGAAAACTTTGCGGCAGAAGACCAAAGCTCAAATGACGGCGAATTATTCTAATGCAGGAGATTAAAGACATACTATTAGAAATTGGTTATTCGAATATAACCGACAATGGCAAAGAGTTAAGGATGAAGCCTATTTATAGAGATTCATCCAGTAATACGGTCCTTAGCGTAAGAAAAAATAACGGCTACTTTATCGACTTCAGCGCCAACATTAGTGGCTCCTTCCAAGAGTTAGTTAAACTGTCTCTAAATCTGAAATCTACGGAGGAAGCCAAGCAATGGCTCGGCGGGAAAGTGCAAATCACAGAAAGAACCCTCAACGAGAAAAGCAGAATCCAAAACAACAAAACTGAAAAAACCCCGAAGGTTTTAAAAGAAGAATATTTATTAAAAATTATTCCAGACCACAAATATTGGATCGATAGAGGCGTGTCGCAAGAAACCCTTGAAGAATTTAAGGGCGGAGTAGTTGAGGCTGGAATCATGGCGAAGAGATATGTATTCCCAATTTTTAATTACAACAGCGAACTTGTCGGTCTTGCAGGGAGAGACCTAACCGAAGGAAGCGACAAACGCCCCAAATGGAAACACTACGGTGGTAAAGCTAGCTGGAAGTACCCATTGAAAAATAATTTTAAAATTATCAGACAAAAAAAAGAAGTAATCCTAGTAGAAAGCATCGGTGACATGCTAGCTTTGTGGGATTGCGGAATCAAAAACTCGATAGTTACGTTCGGTTTGGATGTCAGCACTGAAGTTCTTAATTCAATAATTAAAGCTGACCCAGACAAAATATACGTATCCTTTAACGATGATTCGAAGAATAATAATGCAGGAAACTTAGCGGCAGAAAAGGCTGAAAAGAAGTTAAAAAAGTTCTTTGACCCAAACCAAATAAACATTAAACTTCCCTCCAAGTGCGATTTTGGAGAAATGACAAAGAAAGAGATAAAAACTTGGTATGAGTAAAAAAGAAAGAATACTTTCTCCGTCCAGAATGAAGACTCTGGAAGACTGCACTTGGCGCTACTGGTGCAATTACCACCTAATGCTGCCTCAGAAGCAAAACGATGGCGCAATGCGTGGAACAATCTGCCACCTCGTCTTCGAGCTAATTCTAGGAAAGCAAAGAGATAAACACTTAAAGCTACTTATCGACAAAGGCTTAGACGGAGTTCCTTCAGTTAAAAGACTAGTAATTAAACACCTTAAAAAGGCTGGAAGGTTGAATGAAGAAAACTATGACCTATGCAATGACATGATCGTAGTCGGGCTCAATACAGACTTTTGGATGAACGGCAGCGAAGACCTAGAAGCTGAAAGAGAGTTCCTTATCGAAAGCAAAGACCCAAAATACAAATGCAGAGGGTTTATCGATAAGTCTGCGGTATATAAAAACAAAAACTTAGTTAAAATTGTAGATTATAAATCAAGTAAATATAAATTCAGAGGAGAAGAGCTAACAGCGAACTTTCAAGCAATGGCATACACGATTGCTGCGAAAGAAATTTGGCCCGACATTGAAAACGTCATAGCTGAGTTCCAATTCCTAAGATTCCCTAAGCAGCCCGTACAACAAGTAGAAGCATCCCAAGACCAATTGGAAGGCTTCAAACACTACATGGCCTTTGTATACGAGCAAATTAATAACTTTACCGAAGAAAAGGCTACATCAAAATTTGCGGCAGGTAACCCCAAGACCCAATGGCTTTGCAAAGCTGGTAAAACATGGAGATGCCCTTACTTAGACCCACTTGAATACTACGCAATCAAAAACGAAAAAGGAGACATAGTTAAAACCGCTTTTGAGAAAGAGGAGCTTATAGAGTCAATGACTGCTAAAACCAAAATGGTTAAAATGAAATACAACGGCTGTCCAGCGCACTATCAAGGATAAAATGAGAGCCCTACCCATATTTAAATCCCATTATTCGCTAGGAAGAAGCATTCTAACCTTAGAAGCCCAAGGTTCATCAGTAAAGGATGGGCCAGACTCTATTATAGACATATGCCACGACAATGATATTAAGACCTTACCGCTCGTAGATGACGCGATGACTGGCTACCTACAAGCATACAGAAACTGTAAGGAGGCCAAAATTAAATTAGCCTTTGGCTTAAGGATGTCAGTCTGCTCAGACCTTTCTGAAAAAAATGAATCTCAATTACAAAAAACCCACAAAGCAATTATTTTTGTTAAAAATAAAAAAGGATACGCAAAGCTTATCAAGTTAAGCACAAAAGCCTCGCTCGAAGGATTCTACTATACACCAAGAACAGACTATAAAAGCATCGCAGAAGTATGGGACGACAAAGATTTATCGCTTTGTATACCATTTTATGATTCCTTCATATACAAAAACTTGCTAGCATGTTCTACATGCGTTCCAGAATTCGACTTCACCAAGCCAGTGTTAATGGTTGAGTCAAACGGGCTACCTTTTGACGATATGCTCAAAAACAGAGTTCTAGAATACGCGGAGAAAAACTCGAACGAGGTCATGAAATCTAAAAGCATTTTTTACAAAAACAGAGAAGATTTCAAGGCTTACCTAACATTTAGATGCATCAACAACAGAAGCACACTAGATAAACCAGAAATAGAACATATGTGTAGCGACGAGTTCTCTTTCGAAAGCTGGAAGGAAAATCAATGAAAAAGACTGGCGGTGAAATCTGGAGAGAAGGGCAACAGAAAGAAAGGAAAGTCGGACAACCTAAAGTTGTAGAGAAGGACTGGGGTAGAGAAATCTGGATGGCGAACAATCCAGAAGAAAATTACTGCGGCAAGATACTCCAAATTAATCAAGGCTACAATTCATCGATGCACTTCCACATGGAGAAGCATGAAACGTTTTACATAACCAAAGGCTCGCTACAGGTAAATACTATTGACACGATGGAAGGAACAGAAGTAAAAAGAATAATTTATGAAGGCGAAACGCTAGAGATACCCAGAGGCTTACCTCATCAATTAATAGCCTACGATGGAGATGTAGAGTTTATAGAAATAAGCACACACCACAAGGATAGCGACAGTCACCGAATTAAAAGATAATGGACGAACACCTGCTAAGATTTAACAAGAGCAAAGAGCTAGTCTTCATTGACTGCGAAACATTTAATCTTTGCCTACACTCGTGTCACAATCTGCCTTGGCAGATTTCGATGCTCAAGGTTAAAGGAGACAAATCTGTAGATGAAAAAGATTTTTATGTTAAATGGGAAACTGATCTAGAAATCAGCGAAGATGCAGCAAGAATTACTAAGTACAACCCAAAAGACATGGAAAAAAAAGGCGTTGCTCCAGAAGGCATTTTACCCACGGTCATGGATTGGCTAGATAACGCAGACTACGTAGTTGGTCACAACATTCTTGGGTTTGACCTTTACCTAATTAGAGACTTTTACAAATACATGGGCAAGGACTATAAGCACCTTGTCTCCAAAATGATAGACACGAACTGTATAGCCAGAGGTATCAAAGGCGAAGTGCCTTACGACGGAGAAATGGATTTCACCGCTTACCAATATAAAATCTATCACACTAGATTTAAGAAAATTAAAAGCAACCTCACTTGGTTAGGTAAGGAATTCAACATAGATCACGATTACGATAACCTACATAATGCTATCGTTGACCTTAAACTCAATCTAAAAGTTTGGAATAAATTGAAATGGCAAGTACAAATCTAACAGCAGAGCAATTTTGCTCATCTTTCGGAAACTACGACTTGGGCTTACACGGAGTAAGGCTACCAAGGTTCACTATAGAAAAAACCGAAAAACATAAAATCAAAGTCAGCGAAGACATTAGCAACTTTGATTTCTTAAGAGCACTGTGTCTGGATGGTTTTAAAAAACTAAAGCTTAAAAAAGGCAGCGAAGAATACCAAAAGTATGTAGATAGAATAAAATATGAATTAGAAACTTTAGAAGAATTGGGTTTTACCGATTATATACTATTGGTATGGGACGTAATTAATTACTGCAAGAAAAACGACATTCCCACTGGGCTAGGGCGCGGCTCTGCGGCTGGCAGCATCGTACTGTTCTTGATAGGTGTTACAAAAATTGATTCAGTAAAACATGAACTATACTTCGAGAGATTTGTATCTAAAATCAGAGCAAAGAAAAAAGAAATCAAGGGAATCACATATCTTGACGGTTCCTTAATGTGCGACGTGGACCTAGATATCTGCTACTATAATCGACAAAAAGTACTTCAGTATCTTGAAGATAAGTTTAAAGGCAGAACCAGTAAAATCCTCACCCTAAACACCCTCACCACTAAACTGCTGATCAAAGAATGCGGAAAAATTGTAGGAGGCAAAAAGGAAAACGAGATGAATAATGTCTCTGCAATGATTCCAAAAGTCTTCGGCTCAGTGAAAGACCTCCAAGAAAGTTACGACGAATCAGAAGAATTTAAAGAGTGGTGCGACGAAAACAAAACCTCATTTAATGTAGCCTTAAAATTAAGAAACCTAGTTAAAAACAAAGGCGTACACCCATCAGCAGTATCGATATCATACGACTTGATGAATAAGTCGTGCCCAACTGAGTTGGCCTCAGACAAAGAAAGTACGGTTAGCTCTTACGATATGAACTGGGTTTCAGACCTAAGTGTAAAACTTGACATATTGGGGCTGAGGAGCGTTTCTGTGGTTGATAGAGCTTGCAAAACCATAGGTATAACAGTTGATGACATTGACTTCAATGATGACTTTATTTACCAGCAACTACAAGACCTAAAACAGCCACACGGACTGTTTCAAATTGAGGCAGATACGAACTTTAAGGTTTGCAGAAAGGTGAAGCCGAAAAACCTAGATGAACTCAGCGCAGTTCTCGCGCTAGCAAGACCCGGTGCACTATCTTACGTTGATCAATATGCTAAATACGCTGAAACAGGAGACTCGCAAAGCGTCCACCCATTCTTCGACGACATCTTATCTTCTACTGGTGGCGTATGCCTATACCAAGAGCAGATGATGAAAATGGCGCATAAGATCGGCTTTACACTTGATGAAGCCGAGATATTGAGGCGAATCGTCGGTAAAAAGAAAGTATCCGAAGTTAAAACTTGGAAAAAGAAAATATCCGAAAAAATCAAAAGTAATAAGCTAGACCCAGAAATTGGCGATGTGCTATGGAAGGTTCTTGAGGACTCAGCAAACTACTCCTTCAATAAATCTCACTCCATTGCATACGCTGCCCTTGCAGCGGCAACTGTCTACTTGAAATACAAATACCCAAAAGAGTTCGCATTGAGCTTGCTTCAAATGACTAGGCACGAGCCAGACCCGATATCAGAAATCTCAAAAATCCAAAAAGAGCTACACCACTTTGGGGTTAAGCTACTACCCCCACACATGATCAAATCCGAGATGGATTTCTCAATTCAAGGCAAGGATATCAGATTCGGGCTGCTCTCAATTAAAGGTATCTCAGATAAATCCATTGAAAAATTAAATAATTTTAAAAGCGAATACTCAAACAAACTAGAAATTCTTGAAGCAGCAGAAGAAGCTGGCCTTGGTTTAAGTATAATCTGCCCACTAATACAAGCGGGAGTGCTAGAAGGTTTTTCACAATCAAGGACAAAAGTAGTTTACGAAGCCCAACTCTGGAGTATATTAACGCCTAGAGAAAAACGCCTCTGCCTACCTATAGGAGAAAAATTCGACTATGACCTAGTAGCCATCGTTAAGCACCTCTCTCAAGAAGTTGATGAAAAAGGTAAAAATTTCATCAAGGAATCAAGAGTAAACACTATACAGAAAAAGTGCGAAGGATATAAACAAATTTATTTAAAAAATAAAAAATCAGAATCCTTTGCTAATTGGTTCTATGAAAACAACCTACTTGGCTATACATACAACACCAGACTAATAGACATATTTTCCCAAAAACGAGACCAATACGTCAACGGTAGTCTCAGACTAACGCCGCTATCAACTGTGGTAGAGCTACCCGAAAATCAGAGAGTATGCTTCATCGGCAGAGTAGCCGAAAAACCTTACACTGGAGTTTCTAGGAGTGCGAAGAAGAGCAGGTACTACAGAACCATGATCTCAGACGAAACTAATGCTATCAAAGTAATGATTTTCAACGATAAAATGGACCAAAGCAAAGAACTCAACGGAGGACACCCCAAGGAAGGAGAGATAGTTATAGTAAAAGGAATCACTAAAGATGATGTAGTTTTTGCCGACTTAATCTCCGTACAAGATAACAAGGTTTACACCAAGCTCAGTGAACTTAAAAATGACAAAAAAAATCTTGACTAAAATTAAAAAACAACCTAATCTCTAACCATGTTACAATTCTATAAGCCAAATCCAAGCAGCAAAGGCTCCGCTTGCTCTTTTTGGGTAGACGCCAAGGGGTCTATTATGTCGTCCCAAATCAAACAGCACTCTTGGGACGATAAAGCAAAAAAAGGCTCGTTCTCACAGAATAAAGATAACCCCAACGGCAAGGTCATGGTGAAATTTTCCGCCAATGAGGCGGCAGGGATCATTAACGCCATTCAGAGAAACAGTTCTTTCTCAGCGTACCATCAATCATCTAAGCAGGTTGTCCAAATCAGCTTCGAGGGCTACTGGAAAAAGAGAAAAGAAGGCGACGAGTGGGTTAAAGTAGGAGACCAACTTGGTTTTTCCTACAGAATCACTTGGCAACCCAAGGATGATTCAACTAATAAAAATACAGTAGTCATTGGGCTTGACTGGTCAGAGTCGAAACTCCTAGAACTTTACCTACAAGAATCTCTTAGAAAAACTTTTGACTTCAAGGAGATGGACTATAAGCCACAAAACAAGCAGTTCAAAAAAGAAACCAACAATGAACCGCAAAAAGTAACCGTTCCAGACGATGACGAAGACTTAGAGTGGTAATGAAAAAAAAGAAACTTCTCTTTCAGAGCGATTTTGCTCTGGCAAAGACAGGCTTTGGCAGAAATGCCAGAGCCCTTTTGACTTATTTATACAAAACTGGCAAATACGAGATAACTCACTTTTGCTGCGGAATGGTAGACGGCGTAGAAGACCTTCAGAGAACCCCTTGGAAAAGCATAGGTACGCTTCCAAACAATCCTTCTGAGTTAGAACATATCCAAAGAGACCCCCATTTAGCAAGGTCAGCGTCATATGGCGCTCACTCTATAGATAAAATCATAGAACAGGAAAAGCCAGACGTTTATATAGCGGTTCAAGATATTTGGGGAGTAGATTTTGCAATAAATAAAAAGTGGTTTAACAAAATTACATCTGCAATTTGGACTACCTTGGATTCGCTACCTATACTGCCGACAGCGGTTCAAGCTGCTGAAAAAGTAGACAACTATTGGATTTGGAGCGATTTCGCCACTAAAGAACTCAATAAAATGGGCTACAGCAACGCTAAAACCGTTCATGGCGCAGTTGATGATGAATACTTCTTTAAGCTCGACGAAAACGAAAGACTGCACCTAAGACACTCCTTTGGCATCAACCCCAATGACTTTATTATTGGCTTTGTGTTTAGGAATCAACTCAGAAAGTCAGTACCTAATCTACTTGAAGGTTTTAAAATTTTTAAAAATAAAAATCCCCAAGTACCTGCCAAGCTGTTACTACATACTTCCTTCACCGAAGGGTGGTCAATACCAAAGCTATCCAAAGAATACGGAATTGAGCCTCAAGACATCCTAACTACGTACCTATGCAAGTCTTGTGGCAGCTTTACGGTCCAAGACTACAAGGGAGAGGAGGGACCATGCAGAGCTTGTGGAGACCCTAAATCAATAGTAACAACAAGCGTAGGTCACGGCATTGGCGAACGCCAATTAAACCAAGTGTATAACTTGATGGACGTATATTGCCACCCCTTTACTTCTGGTGGTCAAGAAATACCAATACAAGAAGCAAAGCTTACAGAACTTATCACCCTTGTAACTAATTATAGTTGTGGAGAGGAGATGTGTAAACCGGAAGCCAACTCATTACCCCTTGAGTGGTTTGAGTACAGAGAACACGGCACAGAATTCAAAAAAGCCTCAACAAACCCCAACTCAATTGCCAAGCAACTCCGAAAAGTAATATCCATTAAACCTAAAGCTAGAGCCGACATGGGTAAGAAGGCGAGAGACTGGACACTTAAAAACTTTTCACCCAAATCTGTAGGTAAAATTATAGAAGAGTTTATAGATAAGGCTCCATTTTCTGATTTTAATTTTAAGCTAGAAGAAAAAGCCAAAAACCCAGACGCAGAAATACCGGAAATCTCAGATAACGGAGAATGGATAAAGTCCCTATACAAAGAGATACTCAATCGAGACGTAAATCAAGAAGACGAAGGTTACCTTTACTGGATGCAAGAAATCAAAAAAGGCGCTAGCAAGCAAAGTATCGAAGAATACTTTAGGAACGTAGCGAGAAAAGAAAATTCAGAGAAAAACAAAAAAGACCTAGAAGAATTACTCGATGACGAAGGAAGGGAAAACAGAATCTTATACGTAATCCCAGAAACAGAAAGAGACTTGTATCTTTCTACTGGACTTTTTAAATCAATTAAAAATACATACCCAGAACACAACCTATACGTAGCAACAAATATGAAGCACGCTCATATCCTCAAAGGAAACGAGAACGTACACAGGACAATACCCTACTCCCCACAAATGGAAGACGTACTCCTACTTGAAGGCAGAGGAGAACACAAAGGATTCTTCGATATAGTATTTTTACCCCATGTAAACACTCAAAAGATTTCAAATTTCTCAAGAAACGGAAGAGACAAAATTGCCTTCGACATAAAATGCACTACCTAGAATCATACGCGCTTAATGCAGGAGTCAAAATATCAGACCCCTTCATATACGAAGACTTTTTCCCACTATCACTAGGGAAAGATCAAAGCTACATAACGCTAGACGTTTCTCGCGTACCTAACTCAAGAAAATACAAGTACTGGAAAGAGATAATGGCTGAAATAGTGCCCGTTCTTGAGTCGAGAAACATATCTGTTATTCAATTAAATTGCGAATCCCCTTACCGAGGCTGTCACCCAGCGAGCAATCCTACGGAAAACCAAGTTGCATACTTAATTAGGAATAGTCTACTTCACGTAGGAGTTGACAATATAAACTCAGACATAGCTTCTTCTTACGACAAAAAACAGATATGCTTAATTTCCACGGTGCATGAATCAGTATCTAAACCTTATTGGGCAAAAGAAAACTGTAAAATAATAAGCCCGCAAATAGAAGGCAAGCCATCTTATTTTGATGGCGAAAACCCACAGACAATAAATTCCATAAGCCCAGAGAAAATAGTTGATGCTATTTTTACTTCACTTGAAATTAAATCAAAAAGAAAATTTGATACTATATTCATCGGAGAGCTTTACCCTTCGCAAAACGTACACTTCTTATCTGATTCACCAATCTTTAAGTATGACTTGAGCTTAATTGATAACGAAGTTCAAACCAAGATGAGACTAGACATGGGTAAACCCAACCCTCAAATCTTCATGGACGCTATATCCAGAATAAATAGCAAGCAAATCAGTATAGTAACCAAAACCCCATTCGACGCGCAGCAACTATCACCCTACAAAGATAAAGTAAATATAATTTACATAATAGAAGAGAACAACAACAGTGATTTCGTAAGAATGCTAAGAAGACTCGGATTCAAATTCCAGCTAATGTCTGATCTACCCGAAGACAAACTAAGTAAAATAAAATTAGAATACATGGATTTAAATTTAATTAAAAAAGAAGAGTTCCAATCTATTGAAGACTTTAAGAAATCAAACCCCGAAGAGGAATTAAATGGAATAACTTACTACCAATCATGTAAAAAAATACTTTCCAATGGGAAGGTATACCCCTCAGAGTACGCATTAGCCACGCAGGACGGAACAAGTACGCTAGATGATAGTCTTGTTTTTGAGGCAGTAGACCTGCATGAAGACAGCGAAATGTCCAAGCTTTTCTGGAAAGACTTAAAATATTTTAAAATTCTCAAAAAAATTGTTTGACTAAACTTAAAAAAGGAAATACTATCTAACCATGCCAGCGAGAAAACAAGCAGCTAAAAAAGTCAAATCCATCGAAAGAGACGATCATGGACTGATTACTCAGCCCAAAGTAGATTATGTTTTCACTGATGATGGGTTTGTTGATTGGCGCAAAATGGTAAAGGAAGAGTTTCTCGTACCCAATAGACAGAAGACGCAAGAGACTGATGTTTCCAAATTAGAAGATCACCAGTTGATTATTTTACTTGGGGGTATTAAAGAGCTAGCGCAAATCAGAGGCTACACATCAGTTAAATATGACGTTACATCTCCAAGCCCAGAGTATGTGGTCGCTACTTGCAGCATCACTTGGACACCAAACTATGAGACAGAGGGTAAAGAGGTGACATTTTCAGCGATTGGTGACGCGTCGCCACACAACACGCAAAGCTTTGCTCGGTTCTTCCTTGGGCCTATCGCAGAAAACAGAGCTTTCGTTCGTTGCGTTCGTAACTTTTTAAAAATCAACATTGTTGGGCAAGAGGAACTAGGCAACCTAGATGTGACAAACAACCAAAGCACTGAGAGCTCGCCAATGGAGACAATCGCTCCATCTACGCTACTCAAGAGCGTAATGAAAGAAAAGAATGTTTCGTTCGAAGCAGTCCAGAAGGTTCTATTAAAAGAAGGGCACGAAAAAGCTGAAGGTTACACTTCAGTTGAAGACATACCAAAAGACTTAACCTTCACGCTAATCCAAAGAATTAAAAACAAAAAATGAAATCGGTAGAGGTATATTACAACTTACATAAGAAGTGCTTGAGCGTGAGAGATCGCAAAACGGGCCTTGTTGTAAAGCATACCCACGCCATAAGGATAGTTGGTAAGAAGGGCCATTATGGACGCATAGACTTTAATGTTAGCGAAGCGGGAAGGCAGAGAGTTTTAGAAACCAGACGGAAGAACGTCCACGCAACCGTGCGCGGTTATGTTCACGATCTAGGTAAGGTTAAATCTTTAGAGGAGCGTAAAGCTAGGAAGCCTAAGACGCTTAGACAGGTAACTTATAATCCTTATAAGTATGAATCCTTTGTAGACGTTAAAACAAAGGAACCCGTGCATTATGCAAGGGATGTCTTTATCGATGGACAGAAGGTGTACATCGTGAAAGAAGATAAGTAGTTCTTTTAAATAATTTAGGGACTCGACGGAGACCCTAAGAGAGTGACCGAATAAGCTGTTGTCATAGCAGCTAAGGTGCAATGTTACGGACTAGGAGACCACCAATCTCTTGGGGGTCTGTAAGGTTGGCGCGAAGTAGGGACAGACTTGAACTATCTTGGCTGTGACCCCGAAGCCGTTGGAGGCAAACAAGAAATCCTCCCTCTCATTAATTTCTTAGTGTGCCCACCATAGTATATAATTACTAGGGTAGAGATTACCAGTAGCCTTATTTATGTGAGATTCATTAATAAAAACTTTTTTAATTTTTAAATCACACATATCCACCCATTCTTCGGGTTGCCTAGCCCCGAAACAGCTTGTCATAAGCAAAGACCCATCTTCAGCTAAAATATCAATAATTTTTTTGTAAAACTTTTTATGAAATTGCCAATCTAAATCCTTCCATAGTATGCTGGGTTTTTTAGATAAAAACTGGCTAGGCGGTTCTTCTGAATTATACCAAGGAGGGCTACATACTACTAAGTCATATTTTCCATTAATATTATCTAATGCATCAGACTGAATGAAGTCTTCATGTTCTTTTGACAAATCTTGAATGTCTGAAAAAGTGATAGTTTCTACTAAGGAGCTTTTAAGCAAAGTTTCTCCTATAATTCCGCAGCCGCAACAAACCTCTAACGCTTTTTTTTTGTTACCGATGTTTTCCCTTACAATATTTACTATTTTGTCTTTGTAATAGATGCCCCCTAAATGGTTTTTCATATTACTTTTTTATTTTCTTTTATTTTCTACCTCTTCCTCAAAAAGCAAAAACCCATAATTATTAGCCCAAGATTTTTCTTTTTCAGTCATGCCTTTCCAATTCTTTGCCCAAAATTTAGCTTCTGAACATTCGGGCAAGTTAGTGGAAGGTAGAACTTCTGTCCCTTTAGGTATAACTCCTATAAGCCCATAGGGAGCTACGCTGTATTTTATGTCTGACTTAGTAACTAGCATATCAAATCCTACGGATAAGACCACTCGACTGGCAAGGGGGTGTCATGGTCTGGAAATGGACCATGTGGAGGCCAGTCGTCTTCACCAGCAACAATAGCTTGGAACGGCAAGCCAGCGTCTCCAGTTAACTGCCTTTTAGCTGGAACATCATAATCCCAAGCTCTAAATGTATGCATATGTATGTCACCTAAGCCAGAACCCACTACCTTATATCCATTATTAAAATAGAATCCATACTCAACCCTTCCAATTTCGTTAGTATATAATGGGTCACTATTAAAAAATATGTCATACGCAGACGTGTCTTCGTCTTGAGTTACTGATATACTTCCATCATCCCTATCCTCAAGCAAGTTAGCCATGTCAGCCGAACCTTCATGGTGTTTAACTTCTCTCTTAAGAAATTCAGTTTCGACGAGTGGTACAGGATTGTGCGTTAAGGCTGGATGCGCCTTAAAATTGTAACTACCACTATCATGACTATATCCAATATTATTAACTACCACGTTACATGGACTTGCGGATTCATATTCAGTCCCATCCCCTACTCCACCATGATGGCCAAGTGGAGAGGTAAAACCACCCCAGCCTCCGAGTATAGAACCATAATCAGCATCGCTTCTACCGACTATGTGAGATATTGATTCATGCGTTTCTTTATTCTCTCTTTCTATATACCTAACGTCTGGCTGATAATGCCTAATTACCGCACTACCACTTCCATTATTAACGGAATCTAAATACTGCATATACAGTCTTTTAGGGTAAGTATTTAATATAATTGAAGCTATGTGCTCTTTGTATTCTGCGTCATTTGGAGTTACTTTTAACACAGGGTTATCCATAAATCTATCCAAGCCCCAGTACCAAGTGGCTTTATAGCCTCTTATATGATCAAGCCATTCCATTGTTACATTTTCTGGCCTGTACCCTATGTCAGCTATGCCCGCTGTTTCTGACAAATATGAGTTATAAAATCCGTTAAACCTATTACCGCTCCAAGTGCTTACTGTCTCTATACTACCAGATAGTAAGCCCGCACCATTCGTCTTAACAAAATCGGAGGCATACAAATTAAAGTCACCAAAGCCCCTATTAGTGGCTACGGTGTTATTATAATGGCCTATAGGTATTGGTCTTATCCACTCGGTCTCAGATAGATCACTAGCTATAACCCATTGCCCAGCTTCTTTAACTAAAGGATAGTATCCTTGAACATTATTGATTATTTTTTCTTGTGGTATAGTACCTACGGAACCGCCTAATTTTCTCATGCCTAGTAAATCGTTTCCAGCAGGAGCACTCCCATCTGGCTTATTATGCCCATAATCAAAAGGTTCAAAATCTGAATCTGCGTATCCATCTTTAGCCAACCAATGATACCCATACCAAGCATTATACCCCTGCCAATCTGTTGCATGACTTTTATTATCTCCCTGCCAATGCATACTGTAAGGACTAGCCGCTTCGGGGGGCAGAAAGTCTTGCTGAATCTTAAAATGACTAGTCCAAGTACTCGGCGCAGGATCGGAGTGATTATTTATTACTTCATGCGGAATAACCCTCATGGCGATATCTGGAGTTTGATAACCGTCGTATGCAGTGCCTTGCCTGTTTCCGTACTTATAACCCATGTACCTGTCGTAGTAAATTATATGCCCAGACTCCAAAAAATTATATCCGTTTAACGCATAATCAAAAGTAAAATGTTTAAATTTATAAGGAACAGTCATTCTTCCTATATTAAGAGGAAGACCCATTTCGTCAGCAATTGTCTTAACCTCTGCGATCTTTAACCATCTTGTTTTTTCCACCCCATTACTTGTGAAGCCCAAAGAATTAGTAGCGCCCTTGTAAGGTATAGGAGTATAGCTATTATGATGATAGGGGTTAGTTCTATCCTCCATTAGGTGAGCCGATGGATTTAAAAAATTTAAATAAGAAAACTGTTCGTAAGTTTGGTAAGGGTTATTGATTAAAAGGTTTTTCCTTTTGACTTTGTTTTCATCTGTATTAATTTTCGAAAAATCATCCCTCATTGGGTTATAGTACGGCTCATAACCCAACTTAAGACCGCCAAGCTTACCTACCCATTGACCGTTCACCCAACACTCACTAACAGGATAAACATAACCATCGAGAGTGGTGTAAGAAAAATACTTAGGGCAACAAGATGTAGTAGTAATAGTTTCCTTAGTATTGGGTCTACCGCAAGTCAGCATCATCTCTCCCCAAAAGAAGTCTCCCCCTCCGTAAACAGAATGACTGCTTTCCCATGTCGTATATCCATTTCTCCGCTTATCTGCTGCATTAACGAAATTAGCCCCAGTAGGAGCCTGTTGGTTATAAGAAACGCCCAGCCCATACATTCCATGCTCTTTGTATTTTTCGTCTACCGTAGACATATCGGTCCACATAATGTTGGACCCATTCGTAAAGCTGGTATCACTATTAGAATAATTATTTGTAAAAGGTAAAGAAGTCGAGTCCACCCAAAGCCTTGCGTTTACTCCTTCTTCTCCAGCTTCGCAAGCGTTTTGGTCTGCGTACCCTAGGTCTTCCCACTTACCATTGGAGCATTTCTCTTTATTAACTATCCACCAAGTGGCAGTCATTTTATTATCGCTGTCGCTATAACCAAATTTGTCATTTTCTTGGAAGGGAACGCCTTTGAAATTATAGTTTTCTCTATTATTTAAATTCTCTGATATGTAAGAAGTCGGGTTTACAGGAGTTCTAACATATTCAGAAATAGAGGGAGTATGCTTAACGGCGTAAAAAGATTGACTTGTCTCACTTCTAAATATTTTTCCATCAGTAGAACCCAGATCAAGCCCACCGACATAGTCCAAGTCTTCCTCGATAACCTGCCACCCGGGCCAACCTCCAGACGCCAAAGGTTTTGGGGACTGATGAAAGCCTTGATGTTCAGCCGATTTTTTCCAATCTATATAACCTCCGTCTGGAATACTGACTCCGTCTGCACGAGCTATGCCGCTCCAACCAAATACACCCAGCCCTGTCTTATGTGAATAGGTAGTATCACAGCTAACGGCAATTGCACTACCACCCCCAGCAGGGTTAATCGTGTAACTGTACTTGGCATTATATATTTCTAAATCTGTTTCTTCTAGATAATCATTAATGGTTTGACCATTAAGCTTAGGCATGTCACTCTCTTCAGAGATGGTCATCCCCATTCTCTCAGCATGTTCATTCCACAACTGACCAGACTGTAATCCATCCTTAAGAAAAGCATGTCTAGAACCCGCCATATTAGGCCGACCAAACTCATAAAGCCAATTAGGGTAACCCTCGCTGTCATCATAAGCATCATAATCCCCACGGTAAGTAGAGCCATACCTAGAATGCATAAAACTAGATTGATAACCAGTTAAAGTCTCTATGTACCTTATGAACCATTTGTTCTGACTCGAACTACCATCTTTTGCTGCGTTATATTTAATATAGGAAACAAAATGATCTTCCTCAGCTACAGGAATTCCCTCTGCTTGACCTACGTGTTCATACCTGTTATCGTTCTTACCGCTTTCTAAAATCCCATCCTTGATTTGCTCCCAAGTTACTCCAGCGTCAAAAGTAAACGTATCAGATGTTAGTGTGTTGATTTTGTACTCTGTTTCAAAATTCCAACAATCCTTTGGAACTATGTGTGAGCCGCTAGTATAAGGTTGAAAAACAGGAAAATGATCAGTGAAAGTTACTGGTCTAACATAATTAATTGAATTTACTAAGCCAGCCAAAAAATTATATTGATCAGCATTGTGTTCTATTCTGGTAAAAAATTGCCCCGTTAACCCTAGAGGCTCCCCAGCCTGTGCATGGCCAGAAGGGTAATACTTATAAGGATACCAGCTTACACCTATATCTTTCCATCTGGTGTCCCATTGGGTCCACCCAGAGAAATTGGTGTAATTATAGTTTCCTGTTCCTTCTGGTAATTGTGACATTACTATAACTCCGTCGAAACATCATGAGGACAAGATGGCCACAAGTCCCCATAACATGGGTAATTATCAAATCTTCTCACTCCAAATCTATTTGCTAAAAAGTTTTCCAAAATTACATCTGTTGCCTGTTGGAAAGTTCCATAGTCAGAGGTTGTCTCACTCACTACCCCGCTTAAACTAAAGCTACCATACCAAGGGATATTTGGGTAATTATCAAAAACTGGATATATATTTGCATCCCTGCCAGATTCGTGGTCTGAATCTACCGTAATCTGCTTAGAGCCTCCATGAGCGTCAGTAAAAGTAAAGCTAGAATTAGCTGGAGGCCAAAACTCTGGCTGTTCAAAGTCTATTTTAGGAGGCTTATTGAAGAACAATCCACTTCCAGCATAAGCTCCAGTAAAGTCCATAACATAACCGCCCACTACCTTAGCATAGCTATCTCCATCTTGAATCTCTAGTTTTGGGTATATTCTACAAAAAGATTCCTTTAGGTATTTAGTCTCATCTAAATACGGATTAGGCTTCATGTAAATCAATTCGCCCGTGCGACCAATGAAGTCTTTAACTTTTATGTGAGGACAATACCCACTAAAGTTTTCTATATCTTCGCTAGTAGCATTACCAGACATTAACTTATCATAATAACCTGTACACTCGATCCAATAGCCTTCACCATAAGGACTAGCCGTGACTTCGCTAAATTGATATATTCCATTCGGCGGACCCCAGTATAAAAGATGTCTGTCTATTTCATAATTTACTGGTTGATCTAAAATATCCTTTCTACTCCACGTAGCGGATTCTTGCTGAGTGGAATAATTATCTAACCACTCAAATGCTCTTGGGTAGCCAAATAGATATTTTTTAAATGGATTAATTTTGTCCCATCCGCCTATGGGTCTGTTTCTTACTTTTCCGAATCTATTTTCTTTTAAGAATTCTGTACTGAAAATATCTGGATGTAAGTATTTATACCCAGATTCAGATAACATTAAGTTACCAAACTGGCCAACGTTGTATATAGTCTCTGAAGACGGATTTAGCGCTGAGTAAAACTCTGGAACTCTATTAGCGTGCTGGAAAGAATATAAACTATTTCTACCCCCAACTGAAAGCTCTCCGCCATCGAGAGTGCTCTGGGCTCCACGTATCGCATAAGAGTTGTCTCCATACGCGGGCCTATCTAATCCAGCATCCGTCCTGTAAGCGCATCCATATTCGTAAAATTTATCTATTATAGTTGAACTTCTATTAAACAAAATAGGAGAATTTGCGGGATAACCTTTAAGCTGGGGGTGTATCTCCATGCCTTCAGCAAAAACGGTATCCCTATTCATATTGAAGCCCATATTGTTACCCTTGATATCAGATGGGAAAGAATAAATTGGCTCTCTATTTAATCTAGAAAGATTAATTGATTTCTGGACATCATAGCGAACAGTTTGATTATCTCCAAATCTCACATTACCATACCCTATACCCCCATCCGCAGCATCATACTTAAATGGATCACTGCCGCCCATAACAACAGTTTCTGGGTCCATGAATGTTTGCAGCTTACCTATGAAAGTATCCGCCATGAGAGAAGAGAAATTAAAGCCATAACCTCCGCCTGTTGGCTCGATTATAGTTTCCCCAAAGTAATCCAAAACCTTTTCGTAATGAGGACCGGGTCTATGTACCTTAACTATAGGTTTAATTTCGTAAATTCCATCGTTAGTTTTAACCCCAGCAACCCTTTCGCTCCAAACTTGGTTAGGGAGCCCTTCATAATCCCAATCCGCATATGAGCTATCATTATAGCTTCGGTAACCAGTCCAGAGCCCATCTATTTTACTGAACTCCGCAAGGTATTCTTGTAAGTCGTAAATATTTGTCTGCATCAACCCACGGTAATTATCTCTACCATGCTGTAACTGATTTGGATTATGTGTTTCATCATAATCAAATTTTAAGTTTGGATTTTTCTTGTGGTGAAGAGGCATTGCCATATTTCTCAGAACTTGGAAATTAGCAAATCTATTAGATTCATTTAGATAATCTACATGAATCGGTATCAATCCCCTCCTATTTGCATCAGTTGGAATTTTAACTCCTTTGGATGCGTCAGTCTGAGCGTTGTACGCGCTTTGCTTCGCTATAAAGTGAGAAGCGTCTATAGTTGCTAAATCAGTGCCGTCGTCCATGAAGTCATAATGACCAAAAAATGCTTCTCCTTCAACTTGAGGCCCATAACTTGTGACATGGTAATGTGCTATATTATCTTCATCATCATCACAGACACAATTACCAAAGTAATTTGAGGTAGTCGTAAAAGAATTTTTGCAAGCATGACACCTATGCTTTATAGACTCTGGATTGAAGGCGTGAGCATAACCATTGCCCAATAAAGTATCATGCCACAAGCCAATCCATTTTTTATGAGTTGTAAAACTTCTCCAAGGAACTGGGTCAGCATAAACAACTGGCTTATAAAAAGGAGTAGTTTCTATTAAGTCGTAAGGTCTGTCTACAGACATGCTATTTAAAAAATAAGTGTTTGCTCCTATATCCACTTGAGCACTATTTCTAAAGAAAGCTGGGCAATGAGGGCTGTCACTGCTTGCGTGTCCGTTCCAATGCCAATCATCCTCATACCTACTCCCAGATAATATAGCTTGGTAACCCCCAAGATATAAATCGTCAGAATGATAATAAGGATAACACTTGCCCGCAAAAGTAGTACCTCCGCCCATAGAGCTCACTGGTCCATGATTTTCTGGGTAAAGTTTATAATGATTAAAAAAGCCAGCGGTTGCGGTTGTATAAAATTGATTGTCGTAAAACACCATTCTCGCCAACCTCTGATCATTGCTGCCCTCCCAAGTGCTCTGAGCTATTGGCTGAATATCCCAAGAGTCACCTCTTCTTTTTTGTTTCCTAACTACTGGTTGCCAATAATAATCACCCAAACTTATATTGTGACCATACAAAGTATCGATCATCGAAACTAATTTTTGATCATGACAATTACAAGACGCTGGTGGCGGATCAAGTGCTGGTCTCCCCAATGGATACAACTGCATTGTATGATTTAGCGAGTTATCTCGTCCTAAAATATTTGTAGATACTGGATGAACTTGAATCTGATAAGCGAAAGGATCGGGTGGATCATTCGTTGATGAGGAATTAAAAGAATACCAAGAGCCAGCAATGCCTGTAGGCTCTCCTGTAGTTGGCCACTTGCCGCTAAATCCCGCGCCTTCTTCTATCGAAGCTGGGTCAGTTGGCGTAAACCAATTTGCGAAAAGTTCTTTTCTTATGCCAGATATAGCAGTTATATTATCTGGATTTTTATCTCTTTCTCCATGAAGAACCACAAAGTCTTCTGTTCCATCCACTCTTGTTGAATGCTTTAAGTTACCTTCGTAGTTTACGTCTTTGATAAACCTCTCCCATGTACCGTCGTACCCAAGCTTCCAACCGTAGGTGTTTGGAAGAATTGCTCCCCCACCCCTAACGGCGTTCATATACTCGTATTCTTTCTTTACAGGATTAACGCCTTTAGACTTTTGTCTTTCATCCATTACATGATCTAAACCAATGTCAGCGCCGGGGCTTGCTGCTACACAGAATAATCCCATTCTAAACCCTTCGTAATACAACCCTTCCCCAGCAAGCATCCTATGAGGCCCAGCCCACATGCCACTCCAACCCCAAGCCATCATTGGAATACCTCCGTATTCGCTTCTAGGGGTTCTGAACTTTTCGTAACCAAGGACAGAGTCATCCCAAGGCTGCGCTGGAGCCAAATTAACGCCTAAGTTATACAAAAATTCCTCGAAATACCTTGCCCCAGAGTAAGGTATTAGACTTAAATCAAATACATATTTAATTTGATCCGTTGATGGACCGATTTCAAAAAGCTGAGGATCAGCCCAAGCAGCGGTAGTGCCCGCCCAAGGATTTTGATCTACTTCGCCACTTCTTACGACATAGCTTCTAAGAACATGTCCAGTTGTATAAATTAAATCAGCTATTAAGGTTTCTGGATCATAAGGGTTAAAGTCCTTAAAGCTATATTCTCTAGGTTGCGCCAACCTACTCCAAGGTAAAACCCCAGTATGAATTGGGGATATCTCTGCTGGCGCTTCATTTTTTGTTTCTACATTAGTGTAATATGCATCCCAGTTCCTAGGCCAAGTTTTGTCTAGAGTTATATACCCATTATCTAAAAGAGTTTGGTGATACTTTCTGAGCAAAAAGGGATTATTGACATTATTTGTAAAATCTCTCCAGTTAGATTCTTCACTTTTTACATAAGGATCGCTGTATGTTGGGTATGCTTGAGTGGTACTACCCATTAAACCTAGCGAAAAGCTATATTTTGCGTCCCCTTGTTTAAATTTTTGGAAATGATTATACCCTAAAGTATAAACCCCGAAGTCCCTTCTAACACACCTTGATTCTCCAGCTTTTAAATTAAATTTAAATCCACCACCAGCACCACATTCAGAAACTGCATAAATTTTATCATTCAAAGTAAACTGTCCATCACCAAGGGATTCGGCGTTACTCAAATCACCCCCATCGCCTAACTCTTCTGGTTCAAATTCGAATTCAATATCATAATAATTTAAGTTATGAACCCTAAAGAACTTATACTTATTCCATTCTTTCTTAAATTTAAACTTTTCGTATTCACTCTTTGAGCCATCTATGAATATCTCAGCTTGAGAAGTAGTATTCTCTATATGTAACGTACCGTGCGTTATATCGTATTCATCGCTAGTGTTAATTTTAGCGGGCGGTTCTGAGTCTTTATAGTATAATTCGTCTTTTTCCCAACCTAACTGACTAGTGTAAGACCAAGTGCCATAAGAAATTAAAAGTTTTTCGTTTAATTTCAAATCTTCAACGCCGCTAACCCCACTTGGGCAAACTTCTTGAAAGATTCTCTCTAATGGCTCAAGGAAAGAATGCCCAGTACAGCCATAATAAACCCTACACTCACTCTCAGTATAAAAAGCCCCAAAAGGAGGACTAGTATCCGTTAACCATTTACCGTTATCACAAGTAGGGCAGACTCCGCTACCAGAAACGTAAAAAGTAGAGTTATTGCTGTTACCGGAATCGAAATTACCAGTAGCTGGACTTATACCAGAAAGACCACTGCCTATCCCTGTAGCAACACAATTGATTGATATATACTCATCGGGATGATCGTTAGTTAATTTATGCACCCCCAAGGAATTGTCTAAGTTTTGACAATACAAAAAAGGATGTTGAGGGCAATCTGCTGCCGCATTATATTCGAGTAACCCCGCATTAAACCTCGTAAAACCCTCTCCTCGTTGATCAAAAGCCGTGTCTCTGTTTATGACTCCCTCCCACATAGGAGTCTCTCTGCCTCGATTTCTACTATACTTTCCGTTAGCTTCTATTATTAACGCAGTATTTTTTTCGTGATTAACATCAATCAAAAAAGAGCTATTTTGTATATCCTCAAAGTATTCATGCTTGTAATTATGATGTACATTTGTTTCGTCGCCTAGAAACAATCCACCCCACAGTTTCCAATACCACCCAGCCTTATCAGTTAAAGAGTAGTTGCAATAACCCAACTGGCAACTCGCCTCATTTTCGAACCCAAGAGTTTCCCACATCCCATCCGAACACCTTTTACACTTAGGCTCAGAGTGAGGATAATTGCCATCATCACCAGTAACAGCGCCGCTAATAAAATAAAATTGCCTGTCGCCTATTAAACCAGCGACATCATCCATGTTATCTGATATTTTTTGACTTAACGTAGGATCATTAGCGTTCATCCAATAAGGAGCCATGACTGCACTAGAGCCTTCCACCATATACTGAATAGGAGTATTTAAAAATAAAATTGACCTACCGTTTGTAGCGGAATTTACACGCATGTCCATCTCAGAATACAAAGTATTCCAAGTTTCTGCGTTAGCTATGTCCCCAGTTTTTACATATGGGACAAACTTAGCGTTTTTGATGTCTTGGTATATCATTTTTAGACCCAGATGCTTCCTTGGCCAGCGTCAGCAGCGCAGTCATCAGTCCACTTCCTCTGGGTATCATCTACAAGAAATCTAGCCATGACTTTTGGCTCGCCATCTCCATCTTCTTCGCCCGATTGGGGCATATGAGAGGACTCTTCATCATCGGAATTTCCGACTAATTTCCTTACCTGTATTATGTCTCCAACTTTGTACGGCGGAACCATTTCTTCTTTATGGTCACCTCTTGTGCATCTGTATGTTTCATCAGCGTATGTAGCAGTTCTCTTATTTGACCCGTCACCTTCACTGCCCTCGTATACGTACTTCGAAACTTCGTTATTCCTAGAAGGTTTGCCGTTCCAAGGAGTAACTTGGAAATCATGCGGTTTACCTACATAAAAAAGCTTCTTCTTTTCTCCGTCGCAAAATTCTCCCCCACCTTCAGTAGGAGGTTCTGTAATTTCAGTTGGACAAAATTCAATTGTGCTAAACCAGTCAACCTCATGGTCCCAAGCGGGAGTCTCTGGAAGAACGGAGGTTTTAATAGTAACAGTACAAGCCGTCGAACAATCACCTTTAATTGTTTGCTCTTCAATTGTTAAAGATGTGGTTTGTTTTTCCCCAAAAGTCCCCGATTTCTCCACGGTCAAGTTAAATGTTTTTCCCTCCGCCCAACAATCTTCACCGCCGTTTAAAACTCCTCCCGGTGCTTCTATTAATAGAAATTTTCTCCCAGCAGAATTAGTTTGAACAGATGCGTCTATTGCAATATCGACTCCAAAATCTTGACAGTCGCTTGGGCAAGGCGTTGTTTTTTGTTTCTTTTGCTTGCATATTTTAATTGTAAAATCATCTGGTATAGATTCGTTTTCTTTTAAAGAGTTTTCTCCTAAATCAATTTCAAAAGTCCTCCTACCCCCAACGCATTCATTATTAGAAATTTGAGCTTTAAAATTTTTGGCCGATACTGCTCCAAATTCTCCTTTTAATTCTACATTAAATTCGATATTAACGTAACCAGTTAGGCAAGCGTCTTGCGAGCAAGGTATTGGAGATACGAAATGTAAAACATCAGCAGACTTACCAACATCATCTTTGTCTATATGCATTACGGTAAGCGCTGGCGCTGGGCTAGACTCAGAGTAACCAGTTTTATTGTCTCCTATTGACACGAAAGAGTAACAATCGTCACAGCCTTCTTTCTTTACGGTCTCTCCTTCATCGACGCAAGGTGGTCTTGGCTGACCCAGAGGTCCGTAGTCTTTAGTAATTGGGCCAGAAACTGTTTTATTGTTATTTCCCTTATGAGCCCTTTTCCACTGAATTTGTATTGGGTATTCTGGATCACCAAAGCCATTAATGTTATTTGCAAGGTCTTCCCACGATCCCGCAACAGTCCTTCTATCTCCCCAACCAGTGTCATCCGCAGTCATTTTATAGCAATTTAATTCTGGCAATATGTCGCAAGGCTGGACAACAAGACCAAGGTCTTCCCTTCCTACTGTGATTTCTGGTATACAGGTAGTTCTTATTGGGTCGAATCTATAGTTGCCAACTGAAGCTCCTTGCGGTTTCCAGTTTTTATCTATTACGGGAATAAAATCTACGCATTTATAACCGTCGCCAACGCCCCACTGACTAGCGTCGGCAACTACAGCCTTAATAACTAGCGGCGATCCTTCTCTTGAGTATTGCCACTTCTGAGAGTCCCAAGTAAATACTCCAAACTCTTCTTCTTCTCCACATCCCCCCCCTTTCGAGCCAGAAAGTTTCCTATAGCCACATTGTACTTTTTCGTAGTCAACGCATTTCCCAAACGAATCAGCTTTTTGTGAATAGACATCCACCACTATGCTTTTTAAAACAGAATCATAAATTAACCCTCCGCTTACAGTAGAGTCGCTACCGGAGCTAGAATTATCATTGGGTTCTTGATTTTCAGAACCACCAGAAGAAGCAGAAGAGCTTGAGCCGTTACTAGACTGAGGAGTAGTGCTACTTCCGGTTGCCGCAGAGACCTGTTCTTCTAGTTTTTTTCTGTATTTAAAAATTTTAGAGTCTGGCTCTCTTCCGGTGAGGTGGGTTATCCAATCTTTAAAATTTTTATTATAAGGGTCTTTCTTCTTATCGCAACCGCAACTACCTTCAATGGTAGGCGGGTCTTTATCGGTATCTTCAGACAATCCGTCAAAACCACACAAAAGATAATCTCCAAAAATTTTGCAGATCGTCATCTTTGACGTGTTTTCTCTTCCTAAAGTACTTGATTGATTAAATGGCATACTAGTAGCCTCCTCCGCTGTTACCAGTTATGTTAAAAGCCGCAGTAGTTGCGCTGGTCTTTGCTTCTATCCGATAACCAGTTACATTATAATAATTATAAGATTCTAATTCACCAGATATAATTACCTGTCCAACCATATAGTCTACATCTTCAAAATTATTTTTAACTATTCTTATCACTGGATTTTTACCGAAAGGCACGAAAGTTTTTTCGTTATTATTAAAACTGGTATTACCGCTGGTAAAAGAACCGCTAGTATAGCTGACTATATTTTCAGAAAGTATTTTTCCATTTCCTGTTAGTAAGCCCGTTTGTAGATCAAAGAATGTAGTAAGGCTTTTTTCGTAGCCAGACAGCAACGGAACCACATAAGCACCACTTCCACTCACGCCGCTAATGCTTACAGTTGGTTGAGTATCTAAATAAGCGCCTCTTTCCATAACTTCGCAATCATGCAAATAACCACTACCAACATATGCTCGCCCAGAAGCAGTAAAAGCGCCTAATCCAGTTCCCAAGTTAGAGAAGTGTATTGTTGGAGGATAATTATATCCAGAACCGCCAGACACTAGGCTAAGTCCCGTAACAACCCCACTCCCCCCAGTTAAAGCTACAGCATGAGAACCAGTAATTCCATAATTTCCAGAAAAAGTGACATCTGGAACCCCGCTATACCCGCTACCACTAGTTATTAAATCAATTCCAGTTATTTGATAACGCACATCTGCAAAAGCCCTACCAGTTATACTAGTGTGTGCGCCAGAGGCTTGATCAATAGTCACAGTAACTGGATTAACATACCCAGTACCTCCGCTAACTACATTAAAGCCCGTTATTATATAATAAGTACCAGTGTTTCCAGTAACGTAATTAAGCTTTATGTCTATTTCTCTTGGTCTTTCAACAACAGTCAAGTTCTCAGCGTTAAAAGTATCATATAATACATTCCAGATTCCGGTTTCTGTGCTAGACTTTCCTTCTACTGTTGTTTTTTGACCCGTTAGAGCACCAGTGCCCCAATATGCGTAACTACTTAACTTGGGGTTGAATGGACTAACTCCGCCAGTCAGTAAATTGTCTGATCGATAGATATTAGCTACCGATATTGTACTTCCCACTTCGTACTCTGGAACTATCTTAACTTCGAATTTATGCTTCAAGTCACCGAAGTTAGTGTAAAAATCACAAGTGACATCATAATTCTGGAACTGTAATGCTCCCTGCGGAACATTAAAAGTTATATCAGAAGAGTTAACCATCCCCTCCGTAAAACCGCTTAAAGTAACGCCCGTGGGTGTTATGACTTGACCAGAGTATAACTGAAATTTCCTATCTAAGTCCAACCCTTCCAGCTTACCAGTTATCGAACCTCCTAAATTAACCTTAGTCGGGAAAGTAAACTTGTGTTTATAATAAGGAGCGTAAAGATTTAAATCTGCTGTAACAGAACAACCCGTAGTGTTTACAAAAAACCTTTGTATCTTGAAGTCGTCTTTTGTACCTACGAACGATATAGGCTCGCCATTTATATAGTAATCATATTTCTGCCCAGAGACCTGCCCCGACAACTGAAAATTGAAATCATCAGAATAAGAAAAAGAATAATTCCCATCTGGATCAAAAAGTTTTCCGCTCGTCAGATTAAAAGCAGCGCTCTTATCTTCCCCAGAAAAACCTATAGCAGCAACACCAGAAGTAGAATTACAAAACATATTGAAGTTGAAAGTCAACTTCTCAGTTTCTGCAACGCTTCTAGTATTTATTCCGCTATAGTAATTCATTAGAATGTTCTTCCAAAAGTATTGACATTTATGTTGCTAGACATTTTTTGAACCATGATGTCATGCTTTGGCAAATTTGCTGGTTTTGTCGAAAAAGCAGCGCTTATGGTTTGGCCATCGTCTTTCACCGAAACGGATAATGTGGTTAATCCAGTCTGCGCTGAAAGATACGGGCCAAATATTTTAATAAATTCTCTAATATCACCAGAAAAAGTTAAATCTACTGTTTCTTCAGCTAGGTCGTTGAAAGTTTCAAGTTTTGTTTTTTCATGATAATCATTTGCCATTAAAGCTTGGGATAGTCCAGCTATTTGGGCGGCAGAATTATTTTCATCAAACTTAGGAACGATTATCATTGGTGGAGAAATTTCCCCCTCCGACGTAGTGTCACTTAAACCCTCTATGTCAGAAGTAATGTCTACCGCGTTTAACTGTAGACCCATCGTTTGCCCCGCGTTCCCAAGGGAACCAAAAGTTTGCTTTAGGCTAGCTATAGTTTGTCTAATTTCGCTAGAATAAGTTAAATACCCGTAGTGGTCATTTAATGATGGGAGAATTATCTTTTTAGTGCCAGTATCTAATGCGTTTTCATTAGTGGTTATATCGAAGCTCCAACTCTTAACACTTGATAGCCTTACATCTTTTTGCGGAGGTGGCTCTTTTGTGTATTTACCAAATGCGTACTCTGGATATTTTTCCTTACACAAATCATCGCATAAATCAATTATTGGGTCTTCATCACACATCAAGTCACAATCTTTGTCATCTTCTGACTCTTTCTTATCTTGAGCCATTCTTTCTTTTAAATTAATAGCACCATATTCAAGCTTGCCTACCTTGATGTGTTTTTCTAAAACTGCGACTTCTGGAGCAAAGATTAAAGCAGGTCTTTCTTTATCTTTCATTTTATCTAAAGATTCGCCAATAGTATCTGGGAAAGTTTTAGCCAAAACATCGTAAAGATTTGCTCTTGTAGCTCCTTCGATAAACTCGATTTGAGGTATATGATCCTGTAAGACGCTTGCTCCATCAGTGTCCTTAAAGATATCCTCTATATCCTCTTCTTTGGTTCCGTAGACCGGATTCCTAGAAAACAATCTAATTGGAAAGTTAGCTTTTATTTTTGCTCCGCTAGGATGCGTAAGTAAATCACTAAATGGAAAATCATCTGACAATACTTGGCCCGTGTTAGGATCAACGGGGTCATCATATTGCTCAGAGCTTGGGGAAGTGGTTAATTCGAAAGTTTTAGAAAACTGAGGCTTTCCGCACTGAAAATTGTCTTCTGGTACTTGTTCAATTTTGTACCATCTACCCAAAAACTCAGCAACTAAGTTTTCATAATCCACCCATTTATTTTCTAGCTCTTGACTGTAGGTTCCTATCCACACGTCTGCGTTTGGTCCATATTTTTCACTTTTGTCAAAGGCTTCTTTATTACTGTAAGATAGATTTACTAGTTTTTCTTTTTCATCTGTAGTTAATTTATATTTAAGAGATATTCCTAGAGTTTCTAAGTTTTCACAGTGCCTACAGAGCATCCAGTTATAAAGAGTACGCGCCTCCTTACTAAACTTAGCTAAAACGCAAGAAGTAATAAATTCATCTATATTCCTTGGGCCATAAAGCGAACAAGGTATAAGCTCTTCTATTCTGACATTAGAAAAAGACCTTCTTTCGTAAACTTTTGTTGTTATTTGTTTTGTCCTAGCTGGCCTTCTAAAAGTTGAAGTATGATATTGAGCGTGAGTATTTTCTATCGAATAGTTTTCGTTAATTGATTCTAAAGCGAGCTTAGAACCCTCCCCTATTGCGTTAGCTAAATTTGTAATCTCTTGCAGGTGAACTACTGGCTGACTTAAGTCGATCCCTACAACGCGATTTGTAAAAATCTGATCCCAAACCCAAGTATAACCAAAGTCAGAACACCAAGAGTTTAGAACTTCCCTCAAAGTACCTACATGTTTTTGTCTATATGGGATTAAATCTTCTCCCCTCATCTTCTGGTTAAACAAAGACTTGTCTATAATCCCTTCGACGTTTATTCCAGCCCTCTTTAAAGCGTAAGTCAATTCATTCCAGTTGTAGCTTACATTTTTAAGTTGACAATCAGAAGAAGCATACTCTTCTGTTCCGATTGCTAAAAAACCCCCAAGTAGCGGGTCTATGTTAGTAATAAAACCTCTTTCAGAAATATACTTTCTGGTTATAGGCGCAATTGGCTCTGGTTCTTTTTTAGTAAGATCGCAAGATGGGCATTTATAGAGTATTTTTGCTTCTAATTTTTTATCCTCGGCGGCTTTACCGTATAGAACAGGGTAAGGATTGGGACTGTTTTCGTCGTAATGCCCCATCGTGTCAACTCCTTGCATTTCAGAAGTGACTAAATCAGCGGCGCTTATCTGCCAAGGAGCTAAACTAAATTTACTTACATTTTCACCTAGCAAAGCCACTTGTATTTTATCTAAAATTATAGACCTATCTACAAACTTAAGTTGTAAAGTTTTTTGACCAACTGATGTCGAAATATTAAAATTAACAAGAGAGAAATCATTAAACATTCGCACTGGACTACCACCAGCGTCCACGATTTGAATGTCAATGGGATTTGTACAGCTTAAACTACCGAAGCTTGATCTGCCTTGAGGCTTCGTGACAGTATAAACTCCATCTTGATTAATCACGCTGACATTTATTTCAGTCGGCGCAGAAGAACTACCCATTTTTACATCAAACGAGTAAATAAACCCATTGAAGATCGTACCCGGTGGGTTCGCTCCAATAACAATTTCATTAATTCTTTGAAATGCCATTTTTTAACTTTTGCCTACTGATTGAAAAACAAATTATTGTTATTATACAACAAATTATCTTGTTTCTCTATCCTTATTCCAGTGTTTAATAAGCTATTTTTGCTTACTTTGTAGTAATTTAAGGTTTCTATCTGCCTAATCCCGTTTTTCCAAACTTGCTCTGAAAAAACCATTCTACTTCCTGTTTCTGAGAACACAGAGCCTAACCCTGTCTCCCTAGCAAGATTAGACTCTCTCGGCACAAATGTTATATCTCCACTTTCCATGCCATAAAATCCATCCTTTAAAAAGTATATATTTTCATCATCAAATAAGTTTGCGGATTCTTTTACGTAAGAATACTGAGAACCAGAAAGCATTTTGTGCCCATTTAAATAAATATCATAATCATCAAAAGTATCCCCTACTTTAGCGACTAAAACCTCTTGCCCACCAACAAGAACGCTACCATCTCTCTCAGTAATAAAGGTGGAGCCAGCTTCACTGTACCCACTTCTTAGAATGTTTCCGTCAATTTTATCGTAAACGTAAGTATTAGAGCTAACCTCATCTCCAGTCACGTAAGCTCTTTTATTAGCGACATAGTAATTACCATCATGAACCCCAGTAAATTTATTTTCTCCAGAACGCGCATACACCCCATTTTCGAATAAGTTTAGATTTTCGTTATTAAAATCGATACCCAAGTCTATATAGCTCCCCCCAGCAAATAATTTTGGTTTTAAATTTAAATTATTTTTAAATTGATTGTAGAAATATATTTCGTAAACATCTAAATTATCCAGATTTTCATCAAATACAATAGTGTTCCTGTTATAGCCATAAAACAAGCCGCTATCCAAAAACATCTCTGGAGCAACAGAGTATCCAGAAGTATAACTGTTAACCCCGCTTCCGGTTAAATATACGTTGACTTTCCCAGTAAGAGCCCCGCTAACTCCAGACTTACTACATATTTCTACGGTCCCTCCGTTCCTTGATGATATACTGCTACTGCAAACCAATTCGTACCCAGTGATTCCACTTCCTGTTACAATAGTTTGGATTTCTGACCCTGTAACTTGAGGCGTTGTTAGAGTTACTGTTTTCGTATGTTCTGGAACATAGCCAGTAGCAAAAAATAATTTAGCGAAGTCGTTTCTATTAATGTTAATCAACGTGGAATCAAATATCAGCAAATCCCCCATATACCCACTAAACCCAGTATACCCATGACCTTGCTGATAAAAATCGCCCAAATACCAATCGCTTGAGTTCGTGGAGTTAGTTCCGTCCTCATTGAAGGTGTTTAAGGTCGCGAAGTCTTTTGAGTAAATCCTATCGTTAGGAGTATCGTAATAAGTTAAATTAAATACAGAAGAACTTGAGTTCTTGGATACAGAAACTACGTTTTTGTCTGATAGCTCTTTATTTAGGGTAAACGTTTGTTTATTGGAGCTTGTATCTGGATACTCCACGTACAACCTGTTTGACCCGTTTATACCTATATGAAACCCCGAATCAGAAACAGGGCTCTCCATTGAAGATAACAACACTTTACCCAAATCTCTTCTTCCCGAAGAATCTTGGTGGTCGAAATTTAAGAAAACTGTCCAACCGGAAGTTTCTACTTTATTTCCAATCTTTAAAACAGTATCCCTATTGAAATCACCAGAACCACTTATGTTGTTAAAATACTTTCCAGAGCCAAGTAAAACTAGATGCTTATCATCGTAATTTATTTTTCCGTCTTCAATTAAAGATTTAGGGTTTTCGTATTTTTCATTAAGATTAAACGAGCCAGAAAATTCGTTGAAAGAATAAAAGCCAACTAAGCTTCCGGTATTAACAGAAACTCCAGTCATGTATTGAAATAGTACGTCTCTTTCCATTTTACTGATTAGGACTCAAATTATATGTTAATCCATTAATGTCATGATATTTTCCAAATAAAAATTGACTACTAACATTTAGGCTTACATTATATGGCTTCTGCTTGATGGTTGAGTTATACGAAGCAGTTAAAAGCTTTTCGTTTGAGTTTTGACTTTCGCTCACCACATTCATTGAAGTAAGATCATTTTGATTATAAAATTTATTCGCCAAAGTAAAATAAGCGTAATCAATATTAGTATTCATCACGGAAACAGGATCAACGTTATCTACTCCCGCGCCTTGATAATCTATATTTAACGTAACTTGTTCATTTAACCCAGCGCTTGTATCCCAAACAACATAGTGTCCATTTTGATTACAAGATGGCTTTGGTTTGAACTGATTAATAGATGGGGTTATGTCAACCGAGTAAGATAGACTTCTTCCCTCTCCTCCACCAATAGAAATGTTGTTTATTCTCTCGTCTGAAAAAGAACAAGAAACACTAAACTCATTACTGAAATGATTTTTATTTACAGAGAAACTAACGGGAACTTTATGTAATCCAGCTTTGAAATAATTATGCTCTAATATATCATCATTAGAATTTTTTGATGGATGAGTACTCAGTAAATCATAATAGCAGTCATTAGCGATTTTATAAGCATACCCATCTTGCTCTAGCCCTTTTATGAAGAGTTGTGCGGCGATTTGATTCTCCCTTAAAGCGCTACCTCTAGTTTTAATTGAACCGTCCAGAGAAACCGTAGTAACGTTTCTTATCTCGTCAGTTTCGAAACTTACAGTGTAGTCCCAATAAGCCAAAGACATAGGCGCTGTGTTGTTAGCGCTAGTTATCTGACTTATTGAATTATCGTAAAGATTATTATTATCATATGTAGCGGAATATGTTATAGAGTTTTCGCCGCTGTTCTCTGAGTAATTAAAAGATATCGGGCGAGGGTTTAAATCATTTACTTGAGTTTCACCAATGATGTACGTATGGGCATTATCAACGTACCTCATATGACTTTCGCTTGCATATATATCATCCAACCGGATAGACTGACCACCCTTTAGAGTAGCATCATAGGAGACTGTCACAAAATCAGACTCAATTCCAGATTCTATAGACATACTGTGAGTCATTATGGGCTCTAATTGTAAAGCGCCAGTATTATATCCATATGTTTCAGTAGCGCTTACAGTACCCGCTGCCTTATCAATGTTATGAGAATTGGAAAGCAGAACTGGATACGCGGTTTTACCGTCGCCCACTAGGAATGGTTGAGGCATATTAGCCGAGCCAGTTCTGGTTTTCACCCAGTTTTCTGCATGAACGACAGGATTAAGTAGTCCGCCACGGGTACTATAATGCTCATGAAGACCTCTGGCGGACACGTTATGACTGATAGAAGCTGTTCCATCTTCAGAGTCGGAAAAAGACCATGAATCTTCTAGGTCAACCACATGATTTTCAGTTTGATCATCACCGGGATACCCAGACCAGTTATTGATATCGTGGGCATTTAGGCTTATTGTGTAGTCAATTAATCTACTGTAGTTAGACTCAGAAAAAGTAATCGAATCAACCCAAGCATTACTTCTAGAGAAAATTATTTCTCCTTCTTCTTTTATGTGGAAAGGAGCGAAGCTTCTAGAGAACCTATCTCTTAATGCTCTTTGATAATTTATTAATTGCTTAAAGTCGCCAGTGCTATCTCCTGTAATCTGCCCTTGTAGGGATATTTTTGTAGTTGCGCCAATCCTTTTGGCTTGATGTATTGAGTCTTGAGAAACGCTTACAGTCGGTAGAGGTTGGGCAGACACTGGGTAGTCACCAGTCCATAGATAGAAGGCGTCTACTTCTCCATGTCCATAGTAACTTGGACCTACATTAAGGCCGCTAGCAAAATGTATTTCTACTCCACTCCTCATGATGTGTAACCACTCCATGCAGATGGCATTGTTTTAGACATATACGAGCCAGAGCCAGTTATTGAATTCGTTGATAACAAGTTCATGCCATCGCTATAAGATTGTGCGCTTCCTTGAACACCAAGCAGTTTAGAATTCACGGGAACGCTAACAACGCTTGTTCCAGTTGTTGGCGTGGAATTGTAGGTTAATTTATCTAACGTTATATCTACTTTTCTTATATCTTGACGATTTCTTACGGCAGAGAACTGCATTCCGATGTTTGCTTGTATATCTCCTTGTGAATTGAAATTGTAAGTCAATTCATTTATCCAACCATCTTTTAAACTTAAACTTTGATAAGCAGTGTAAGGCAGGTTGCTCAACTCGCTAACTCCTTCTTCTACCACGTAGCTTATTTCATTGTCTATATCGGGAAGGTTAGCTAGATTTGCTAAATCGCTATCATTGGTTCTTCTTTTTACCGCGCTTAGAGTAACCTTTCTTGAGCCTAACTGAGTTTGCTCCATACCACCGTAATGAGTTAATTCGCCTTTGTTCGGTATTAAATAACTATTAGTCATCAAAACAGGCGCTGTGTCACTTACTGAGACATCCAACTTTTTAATTCCAACATTTCTAGAGTCGGCAAGGTTAAGTATTGTAGGGTCACTAGAGAAATTATGAGTATAATTGACGCCACCCCACTGATTAAAGCTATAACTTCTACTAACTAAGTTTAAGTTAGGCTTCTTGTCTGTATTATTGTCAAAGTTGCGAATAGGAGCATCTATTGCTCTCTTCGTCATTAAAAAGCCTTCTTGGTGATTGTAGAGAGTTCCATCTAAGATAAAAGTTGATACCTCAGTGGACAAACCAAAAGAAGACTTATCGTACATATGGCCTAAATGCAGGTGATTCGACCTATCATTGATTTCGGATATTATCCCAGAGTAATACATGAATCCCGTTAGGTGGGGTCTAGAGAATTCCCTAGAGGAGCCGTACACTCCATTACTTAAATGATTTTCAAAATTGTCTTTTATATATTTTTTACTCTGGAACGGGGTTATAGTTCCGTTTTCAGAAATTGTTGTTATACCATCATCTCCAACTGAAATTGATTGACTGTAAGTATGCTTATAGTCATATTCTGGGCCATGCCTCAAGGACGGATTATTGCTGAAGCTTATACTGTAATTTATTGTACCTACGCCACTATCTACTGTTTTGCTAATATTTATTGGTTGATCATTCAAGAAATAGCCACTATAGCCGTTAGGCACTGTGAACCAGCCGTCTTGGATCGCAGTTATGTCTTCGTCTCCTACTTTAGTGCCGTCATCCAACGTAAAGTAATAAGTAAGCTCCTCTGGAGAAGCCACATCACCATCTTGATCACTGCTTGGAGGCATAATCGGGTTGGTTGGCAGAGTCGTAGGCCCAAGACCTAAAGCCCGATAAAAAACTTTATAACATCTACCAAAAGGTGAATTTTCAGCTTGATTTTGAGCCCCCATTACATTTCTGTAAGCTAGTTCTAGCTCTGATACCGATGACGGGTCATGATCATAAACGTTTAATTTAATTTGACCATTTTCAGTTACAGTGACATTACCCATCTCGTCTTGAGCTAATGTATGATTAAAAGAATTGGAATGAAATCCTTCGTCAGCGCCAAGAGTTGTGTACTTCTTAGCAAAATCAAATTTTAAATTTAATAAATCAATTGTTTCTTCGTAGTAAGCTTTTTTCTGAAATTTGTAAGAGTCCGACAAATAGTTCCCAATGAAACTTGCTTCTTCATCTCTTGGGTGTTCAGAAGATGTGTGCTTAGGGGTTGCATCTTGTACATGACTTTTGTAGGCGGTAAACCAATCATTAAACAAAGAATTATTAGGCGTGTCTGTTGAGTATTGAGCCTGTTCGTCATCGTAACCTCGAAAGAGAAAAGGTACTTCTTGTAAAAGATATGGAACTACGCCTCTTATTAATTTCAAAGCATGAAGATCAGAACCATTGTTGTTTCTGTCCCTCATTATCTGAGCAGACCTTTCCAGTGGGTCTTCAGCGCCTCCAGCGTCTACAGTTATATTATCAAAATCTCCAGACACTAACTGAAAAGAAACATTATGAGAAGCATCAAAACCTCCTTGTTCGTTTTTAGACATTGAAATAGTGTCTGAAAAACTTGTTATGTATTTTGATAGCTCGGCGTTACCACTAAACGCTTGCACATAGCCACTATACTGACCGTGGACACCATAATTACCCCTTACTGCAACATAATCATCCCAGAGAGAGCCACTATCGTATACTTCTATATTGACCTCATATTCGTCAATAAGAACGGGATTTGGTCTATTAAAAGCTATTGAAGTTACTCGACCTTTGCCGAAATCAATTCCATTAATCTGGATGTTGTCTTCCCAAAAATCATGACCATTATTAAGGAAGTCGTTGAGCTTAGAGTAAGTTTCGGATACACCATAAGCGTCTGGATTATCTCCGGTATTGAGATAACCCTTCACAGTAAAACTATTAGTCCTATTTAAAACAAAATACTCAGCTTGAATATTGTTCTGATAGCTACATGATAGTAAACTTGCGTTTTCGAAACTTAATCCCATTATTCAACTTATTCCTTTTCCATTATACCTTATTAAGCTGGTTGAGTGCCCCCAGCAGGAGGCGTTGGGCCTCCATTTGTCGGGTTTAGATTAACCCCCACTTCGCCAGCTACTTGCCCCAATCCATCCTGCAAAGCATCGAACTGAGCTCCACCAATCACATTGGTATCTATAGAACCAGCATGAGTAATTGCGTGGTTGATGTCAAGAGTAGCTCCCTTGCTCAACTGAGAAACTAGACCACCTAGAGCACTTACAAACGCTGCAAACTGTTCGTACTGAAGAGCAGTATTTTCAGTGAAAGCACTACTGAGAGACTCGTTCGATTCAGTTAATACAGTTTTCAATGCTTCGATACTTTCTGTTATACCGGAAGTGTCTACTTCTGCTGCTTCTGCTGCAACCGTCTCTGCTGCGGCTTCGACTGCGGCTTCATCTGGGGTTGTTTTCGCGTCCGGTCCTGCTGTTTCTCCCAAGAATGCCGCTCTTATGCTCTCGTTTAATTTTAATATATTTTCGTTTAAACTAAAGATTCCGTCAATCCTCAAAGGTACATCTTTTCCGCCAGCTTGAGGCATACTTTCTATGCTCGTCATCGGCCCACCAGCGCCAACTGTTCTGGCTCCTCCAAGTGGGCTAAATGCGCCCATTTGTTGAGCTATAGACTGACGATAACCAGCGTTAGACATCGCGGAAGACATCGTGTCCCCCATTTGACCACGGGTGACAAATCTCTGAATTGCGCTTTGATTCGTTGCTGCTCCACCTATTCCGCCATAACCAAAAGCACCACCAGAAGCGCCGAGAGATTGACCACGCCTGTGGAAGGTATTTGCAACTTGGTCGCCCATAGATGCTTGCAATGCTTTAACAACAGGCGGTAAATCGCCGCCCATTGCGCCTTGACCAATTCCTGCCTGTGGCCAATTAACAACAAATACAGGGGTGACGCTCTTTTCTTTTCCTAATACGCCCATTGGGTCTTCTTCGCCGTACATGCTCTGGTCTTTACCACCATGATCAGTGCGCCCACGGAACCCAGATAGCACCTTAGCTCTTTGAGCAGCATCAAGTCCATCTACGTCTCTACTTGCTCTTCCTTGATCTTTTGCGGCTACTTCTTGGAAGGCGGCATAAACTTTCGGATCAGCTAAGGTTTCGGCTTTAATGCTCTTGTTTTCTTCTTCTATTTGAGCCTTTCGAGCCATTAACTCATCTCTTCTTTTCTTTACACGATCTAAATTCTCTTCACTATCATCGCTAGCTGCCGATAGCTCTAAGTCCCTCAATTCCTCATTGAGGCCACTTAGTTCTTTGTTATTTTGGGTTATTGTATTGGCAGCGCCAGATTTTCCTCCAGCCGTCATTGCGGCTATTTGCATTTTCTCAAGATCGTCTTTTTTCTGCGTTGCTTCATTTCCGAAACCGTAAGCAGATAGACCTGTTGTTATAGAATCTATAACTTGTTGAACATTATCAGTGCTTATACCTTGAGATTGTAGGTCCGCTTTGCGTTGATTCATCTGATCTAGCCGCTCTAGAAGAGTTACATATTCGGCTGCTGCTGCGTCACCTTGAGTTCCCTGTATTTGTCTAATGTTAGCAAGTCTTGCTGTTTTTCCTGCTTGTAGGTTTTGTAATTCTGCGGTTTCTTCTTTAGTAAGAGACTCCTTACCTCTGAGCTCTTCTATTCTCTTTGTCATGTCATCCAAGACAGAGAATTTGCCACCAGCAGATTGTTCTTTAAATTGCTCAATTCTTTCTTTGCCTACCTTGGCAGTTTCTTGAGCCGTCACTTCTGTAGCTACCGCTGCGCCTAGCTTGTCTAATGCTCCTTGACCGATATCTGCGTCGTTGGTTAAGTCTAAGGCAAGTTGACCAAGGTCTATTCCCATTTTTTTGGTAAACTCTTCAATGTTTATCCCAGCAGCAGATAATGATTTGGCTAGTTCTTCTTCTGCGATTTTAGTTTTCTTGAATTCTATTTGTCGGGCTAGTTCCTTCTCTTTTCCTCTTAACCCGCCAAGAGTTGTGATTCCCATCGCTTGAGCTTTATCAATCTGCCTCATTCCCTTAACTCTATCTTCTGGCCTCATATCTTTATTTGTTTCTAGCCATTTCTTAAGGTCACTAAGCTTCATTTGATTATCGTCGTAATCTGGTCTAGCCAATGTAAACGCACCTTTACCACTTCTTATGTCTGCACTGAGCCCAGTTGACAATCTTCCTACTTCTAATAAATTGGCGAATTGATCTTTCATTCCACCTTCGCCACCCAACTCGGCTTCAGCCCTTTGCCTAGCTCTTTCTCCAGACTCTTTAACTGCTCTTTCTCTTGATCCAGCTAATTCAGCTATTCTGTGCTTCTCTTTTCCTAAGCCGCCAGAGGCTTGTAACATAGTTATAGCTTCATTGCCTTTGCCTTCTCTAGCCGCAGCTTCATTTTGAGCCATAATGTGAGAAGCAATTCCACCGACCACGCTAGAATCTACAGAGCTAGAAGTAACATTCAAGGCTTGTTTTCCGAAGTTCATTATATTTTCGGAACTCTTGCCTATTTGCTCGCCCATCTTTTTGTTTGCGTCAGCCGCGAGTTGCGCTGCGTCAGAGTAAGCGCTAAATGTATCACTTACTATTTTTATGTCAGTAGCAACAGCGGTGATCGGACTAGACATTCCGTTCAGACTTCTAGTGAGAATACCAGCGTTTTTATTCGCATCCTCATAAGCTTGAGCGTATTCATCGAAGTTACCAGTAGCAAGAGCTTCTGTGACCTTGTATGCGTCCCAACCAACTAATGCTGCGTCAACAACAACGGCTGCTTTGCCAGCTACTTTTAAAGCGGTGGTAAGTTTACTTGCTGACTTAGCAGCCGCTTCAGTACCTTTAGCAACGCCCTTGGTGGCTGTTGTAGTTTTTGTGGCAGCTTTAGTTCCAGCTTCGGCAACGTCGTCTACTGCTCCTGCCACATTTGGCTTTTTAGTAACTGGGTCAATTTGCTGACCCCCGTAGCCTTCTATAAATGGTCGATTTATTCTAATTGCTGGTTTTTTAGGCGCTGTGGTAGGCGCGGGTTTGCTGCCAGCTAATCTTCTTTCAATCTTGGGCTTAGACTTGGGCGTTTCAGCAGTAGTCGTTGCTGTCCGCGTTGCATCATCAATTGCCGCTGTTCCTGTTGTGCTAGGAGTTGGTCTTGGGCCTTTTCCTCTAAGATCGTCTATCTTGTCAGCGCCAGCCTTGGGTTTAGTGCTTTTAGGCTCTGGAGTATCTGTTGCTTTAGGGTCTGGAGCGTCTGCGGCGGGCTTTTTCTTTCTTGCTTCTCTTCTTTTTTTATACTCTTCTCTGAAAGTGCCTCTCTTTTGTCCTCTTTCGTCGCCAAACCACACCTTTTCAGAGCCCATCCCACGCATCGCCGCTTGCCGTCCAGCGCCTAGCGCGTCTTTACCAGCTTGAGCTACAAATTTAGTTCCCTTGTAACCAGCGATACCAGCCCCAGTTGCAGTTACTGCTCCAGCAGCCATGTTTCCTGCGGATAAGTCAGATATATTCGGAAGAGCCATGTTGGTGAAGGGAATCTTGACGGCGTTTTCTTGTCTTTCTTTTTCTACTGTTGCTTTGGCTTTTTCAACGTCTTCTTGAGATTGACCAAAGTTCTTGGCCATCATTTCTCTTAGCTTCTGTAATTCTTCGCGTCCCTTTTGGTCGTTAGTATAAATACTACCCGGTTGCACTGCCTTTTCGGCCATTTTATCCATCTTCTGGAATTCGTCTTTGTTCGTAGAAGCTAGAATTGATTTGAGTAATTGGTTTGTATTTGCACCGTTTTTATCGTTCTTAAATACTTTGAAAATATGATCTAGTAATTCTGCGGCTTGCTCGTCTTTGATATTCATCTCAGTTTTAAGAGCTTCCATCATAGCGTCTCGCACACCCTCTTGAGTCAAGTCTCCCTCAAAATCTAGGTTGCCAAAAGCTAAACTTTGCAAATCACCTACGCCCAATTCTCTACCAGCGCTTTCCTCAGCCTTTTGAGAAACAACTCTCATAGCTTCCACCAGACCCTCCATGCTCTTGACTCCGGTGTCGCCAACTTCTCTTTCTCCCATTATGAACTCAGAGGCGGCTTCTCCACGATCAGCCTTAGTCAATCCTCCCATCTCAGTCCAATTCAAAATCCCAAGATTTCCTGCTTGCTCTTGTATTGCTCTAGCAACAAATCCACCTTGATCTAGTTCAGCTTGAGTTTCTGCTCCGCCAAACAATGAGTCTGTCCCAGCGCCAGTTACAAATTGCTGAGTCTGGGTCATTCCTTGGAGAAGGTTTCTGCCACCTTCTCGTGCTACTTCTTTTTCTTGCTCTTCTTTAACCTTTGCGGCGGCGTCTCTTGTGGCTTCAGCTAATTTATCAGTAGCAATTCTTAGTTCGTCCTGCTTACGCATCAAGGCTTTTTGGGCTGGAGTCAAATCTCCGCCTACCTGCATCCGGTCTCCCTTAAATAGGTCTCCTATTTCTCCAGTAGCCGCGTCAACTACTTGTAAACTTTGCAGTTGACCAGCCGTGGTATCTTTAGTGACTGTTCCTATGTCTGTTAGTGATTTTATTGCTGTCGCTAAGTCTGCTTGCTCTTGTTTTTCGTCGTCAGTAAGGGTTCCCGCTTTCTTCTTTTTCTCTAATTCGGCTTCTCGCTTTTGCATTCTCTGGAGTTGGTAAGCAATCTCATCATTAGCATCGATGAGTGTTTGGTCTGCTTTTGCTCCTGTAACGCCAAACCCTTCCATAGTTGTACCTATGGTTTCTCCTATGCGCGTAGAACCTTCTGCTGGAATTTGAATAGTCTTAACTTCAACACCTACAGTGCCAATAGCCTCGTCAGCTTGTTTCATCGCTGCTTGAGAAATGAAATCTGCATCACTTAATCTATTTTGCAGTAGTCCTATTACGGATTCAAGTTGTCTAATGTCATCGGAATCAGTGGCTACTGCCATCTGAGCTTGAGCCTGTTTTAACTGAGCTTTGGTTTGTTCTCTGATAGACTCTTCTATTCCAGCCGCTACAGTGTCTCTGAAGTCTTTGAACTCAGAAGTCATTTGACCGGAATCGTCAACTGTTGGTATGATGCCAGCTATGTCTCTGAGACCTTCGACAAGACCAAGTACTGCTCTGCCCTGTCCAGTGGCTGCTCCTTGTGCTCCCGGTGACGTTGTTTGCGCCGTTAACTGACCTAGCGCTGCTGTAAATGAATCAAACGCAGCATTAAGAGATTGCGGGTCTTTGAATCCTTCAATACCTCCGCCAGCCGTACCCAGCATCTGTTCTTCTTGCTCAACATTAATAGTTGCGGCTTGAATTGCTAACTGTAGCTTCGGTATTTCTAAATCTGTGGATACTTTTGCTCTTTCTGCCGCTACCTTCTCCATTGCCTCTCTTGCTCTTCTTGCAGCATTGGCCATGTCCACTAATCTCTTTCTAAGAATTTGCAAGTCGCCTTGGTTCATTTGGCGAATCGAGTTAGCTAATTCTTCGGTAGCGCCGAAGCCTTGTTTCATGGCGTTAGCCATTTCGCTAGCGCTATTTGCAGATAGCAATCTTTCTGTAGCATCTTTCTCCATCGCTGTAGAAGCTTTGCCCAAACCATTTTGTAGTTTTTCGAAGTCAATGAGTTGACTCAAGTCTCCCGCCGCTCTTTCTAGATTCACTGCACCCTCTTTACCATCGAACTGAGCAACTGGAGAAGCGAATCCGTAGAGATTACTTATACCAGCATTAGCATCCATTCTTTCGGCTGATGAAGCAGCAAACTCTATGGACTTGGTTTTCTTTTGCTCGCCCGCAATGATTTCAGCTACTTTGGCTTGAAGGTCTGCTGGGTCTGTTATCGCTGCTAAGTCAGCGGCGAATTTAGGCGGAACGCTCGCTATTAAATCTTCTAGCTTTTTATTGAGTCTTATGATTTGATCGGCTGGAGTGTTCATGTCTGCCGCAGCAGATTGAAGCTCCGAAAATGCGCTAGCGTATGCAGTGATATTGTTTGAGAGTTCAGTAAACTTTTCTCCAGCTTGGTCTGCTTTTTTCTTAAGGCCAGCAACATCTAATTTGTTAGAAGATATAGCTTTTGCTACGCCGTTAAGAGCAACACCTACGCCAGCTACAATGCCGACAGCCTTGCCCCAAGGACCGGGTAACGTGGAAATAATTCCCGTGGCGGTGTTCACGCCATCGGTCATACCACTTATTCCTTTGTTTAGTGCTGCGCCTTCTTCACCAAAAGAATCGAACATTCCACTAACAGTGCTAATGGCTGAACTCATGAAGAACATTTTTTGTTGAACATCATCACTGGCGTCTGCTTGCTGAGTGAACTTCTTACCTAAAGCACCAAATATACCACCAAGGGAAACGTTTTCTGTTCCTATGCCCTTGCCTTTTCCAGCTATCGCTCTTTCTCTATTTTTATCTTTGGTTTCTCTTTGTATTAAGTCAGTAAAGTCCATTGATGAAGCGTTTTTACCTAATTTATCCAAAGCTTCTTTGACTTGTGCGCTGCTGGCTTCTAAATCTTTTAAGGTAGCTTCGCTTGTTGTTTTACTGATTTGCTTGAGTTTATCTGCGAGCTCTTCTCTGCTGTCGTTTAACTCTTTTATTTTTGCTTCGGCATCCATTGCGGCTTGACTTTGAAGCTTGTCTCCCTCTGGAGTGAATGTAGTGCCTTCGTCTAGTGTTCGTCTGTAATCAGCTATATCTGAATCCATTTGTCTGAGTTGTCTGGAGACTGCTGCTTGAGCGTCTTTTAGCTCGTCTACAGAGATTGTGCCAGCTTCTTGTTTTTGCGCTAGCTTCGCTGGGTCAATTTCAACTCTATCTACTTTCGTTAAGTTTGCTGCTTTTAATTGTTTTTCTGCGTCTGAGATTGCGTCGTTGTAGGTTTCTTGGTTTGCGTTAAATTTATTTACGTGGTTGACTGAAGCTGCAAGAGCGTCCTTAAGTTTTTGTTGCTCGTCTTCCGTCTCGTTCTCAAACTCAGCTACCGTCATGTTATTAGCGCTAGCAGCTATAGCCTTTTGTGCATCATCCGTTAACGAACCAAATTCTTGAAATTTACCTTGTAAGTCTTTAGGTACTAAGCCTTCTATTTTCTTTGTTTCCTGCTCTGCGGCTTGACTTGCTGCGCGTACTGCTGCGCTTAGTCGGTCATATGCTTCCTGCGCTGCGGCAGATTGATCGACATCGTGTTTTTCTTCTATTTTAAAAGCTCCTAGGTCTGTCTTTAGCCTGTCTCCTAGGCTGGTTTTAACATCTGAGTCTTCTCCTAATTTCTTTATGCCGATCTCTGGTGCTCCCGCTGGCGCTGCGCCCTCGAAACCTGTGCTTAGGATATTGAGCGCTGTAGTGCCCGCATCTTTTACATTAGCAGCAATTCTTTTGTTTCTATCTTTTTCTAACTGCAATCCTCTTTGTCTTTCGTCTTCTTGCTGTTGTGCAAGGTCAGCTTGGGCTTGCATTGAAGCAGCTATCTCACTTGTCTTCACAGCCGTAACGTATTGGTTTATGCTTTGATTTTTAGCTTGCTTTAACCCTTCTTGAGCGGCGGTTAGTTGCTGACTTTGAATGTTTTGAAGGCCCATTATCCCGTTACCTAAATCATCTAAATGAGCAACAGCATCACCCATAGAGTCAGCCATTTGAGTAGAGGTTTGGTGTAAGCTTTCGATTCCAGAAACAGCCTCGCTCATAGAGTCAGCCATTTGGCTAGAGGCTTTCTGTAAACCCTCGATTCCAGAAACAGCTTGGCTCATAGAGCTAGTCATTTCTTTAGCTTTATCCAAAGTTCCCTTGAGCGCATTGTTTATCGAAGTTAGTAACGCTGTGTCTACAGAGCCTTCTGGCATGAACTGCCCGCCCTTGTATTCTTTTCCTTGGAATTCTAAGCCGCCCGCTGGTGCTCTATCTGCCGCGAAGTTAGGAATATGTCCTCTAAACGCTCCTTTAGTTTTAGGATCGATTCCAGCTTGTTTGGAAAATTTTATTCCTTGCTTAAGGCTCGTTTCTTGTTTGGTGTTGTAAACACCTAAGCCCATCGGATTTTGTTTCGTCTTAAGCGAGGGATCAGAATCTACTCTGATACTGCTACTCGAAATGCCCGCAGATTTTTCTCTGTTAATCGCATCTCCCAAAGCGCTACTGAAATTAGGAATGTATCCGCGATATAGGTTTCCATCTATATATTTTTGAGCCAACTCAGAAGGAGTGTCTGTCCACTTGTCGAAAGCTTCCAGCGTTTCTCTCATGTTGTTGCGAACAAAGTCCTTGAACTTCATGAGTAGTTCTGGGGTATCCAGAATCATGTCCACTAACTTGCCGCCGCCCTTTTCTGAGGTGGGCTTAGGAATGTTAAGGAAGTTAGGTACTAAACCTTCGCTAGCAGTTATGCCGCCGTAAGTATCTTGCTCTCCGAATTCTCTTAGCTTGATTGAGTTTTTAAATTTATTAAAAAGCTTGGGAGTCTTGGAAACCGCTTCTACAACTTTACCTGCGTTGCTTTGAAGCATCTCAGCAAGCATAACGTGAAGTGATCCGCCGCCCTTTTCACTCGTAGCTTTTGGTATTTTTAAGAAATTAGGAACAAAACCACCATACCTCATTGGTCTTGATGGTCCTCTCATAGGAGCATGACCACGAGGAAGGCTCGATCTATCTATTGCAGGAGCCCTCATTTGATCGGCTGTAACAATGCCGCCTCTCGGCAATGGCTCTCCGCGTGGAATTCCAAGAGCTTCAGAAGCGTCAGCGAACTCTCCTATACCAGCCTTTTGTCTGTCTGCAATTTTTTCAAAATCAGAGAAGAAAGAAGATTCATATTTTCCTTTATTTATAAATCCATGTTCTAGTATCTCTTCTGGTAAAATATTTAAATTCTCGGCAGCTTGATAATGCATCAAAGAATCTGGATCGTAATGTATTTCTTTGTTCTTGAGCTTTAATGCAATAGCTGGTTTTCTTAACGCTGGCGGATTAGAAGGATTAAATTTAACGAAGTTGGGAACGAATCCTTTGCTGTTGAAAGGTACATTAGAATCATCTTGGTGAGGTTTCCCTCCGAAATATCCAGCAGGAAGATTTTCAATAGGAATAGTTTTTAATTCGCTTACGCCCAGACTTTTTCCCAACGCCGCCAAATTCGGTGGGATAGTTCCTGCATCAAATTTACCGTCATTATTATCATCAACCAAACCAACTATATGTTTATTAAATTCTGAAGCGCCGTGTTTTTGTACAATATTATAAACGAAATTGCGAAGATCATTAAGGGATTTAAATTCATAAGGGTCTAAGATTGATGGTAATGTTTCGTTTTTTGGAAGTGAGCTATAAAACTCTCCCTGCGTAATAACGCCTTCACCGCCAGCCTTACCCATTCTATATTTTAATTGGGGAATAATTTCTATAAGCTTAGCCCAAGCACTTCTTTTATCAGCTTGAGTATTTTTAAAATTCTCTTCTATAAGCTCTGCTATCCTTTGTCGCTTTTCATCCTTTATTTCGCTTCTAGAGCCTTCTAATTTTTGAATTTGTTTAAGAAGTTTTTTTTGTTTCTCGCTAGGTTGGCTTGCAGGAAAATCTCTTTCGAGCCCTCGGAACGGGTTGTTGTCGGGAAGTGATGCATATCCAATGCCCGATGGTTCGTTCAACTCTTCGTCGCCGTCACGATTTTTTAGATATTGACCTCTTAATTCTCTTATTTTTTCCGAAAGTTCTTCTTTCTCTTCTCGAAGACTCGCATATTTATCGTCGGGGTTTATCAGTTCATCTCGCGTTCCATATTTGTGTTTATATTCTACATTCTTTAATAGGTTGGGGTTTGTTACTATAGATTCTGAATCTATTGAAGCGCCTTTTTCCCTCGCGAATTTTTGTAACATAGAGAATCTAGCTAAACCAGACCCTCTTGTTACTGATTGGTCAATATTTCTATTATTATAATTCATTATACCATCAAAGAAAGGCGTCAGAAAACCACCTCCTTTATTGTAATCGGCTGAAAGATACCCAGTCTCCTCTGCTGTTTCCGCAGATGCGGATATGATAGTATATGGTATAGTTCGGTTATCGACCCCGCCCCCATATCTAGGAGCTCTCGAACCAAGCCCCATAGCTACGTAATGTTTACCTCTTGGTCCTATTGTTGGATGTTTAACTATTTGTTTATTCTTAAATGCTTTTTTTAACGAACGCGCCACTTCCATCTCTTTATTTGTCGGTAGAGGTGGAAGCCCTCGCTCATCAAGCGTTTCAAAATTAGGTATGTAGCCTTTGCTAGAAACAATATGGTCTGGGCGAGTCCATGAATTGACATCCAAATTATCTTCTAAGCGTTTATTAATTTCATTTCTGATTCCTTTAATATTATCAATAAATCCTTTAACATACGCAGAATCAGCAGGGCCATTTATTTTATTTATATTTTCTCGTTTGTGGTCAGCAAAGAAAGAATTCTTTGCTGCTGTAATTCCCCTCATTTTAGCTAAACCCGCTGCCTTGTTGATTTCGTTAATGTTTAATCTAGGCCATCCCGCTAAGTTTTCCTCACTGTCTTTTGAGCTACCACCCAAATTATCTAATGTTTCATGACGTACTGTGTTATCTTTCCCTTTATAAAACATAGTGTTGGCAGCACTCCATATTGGGAAACCATCCTGTTCTCCTATAGACACGCCTTCTGGCCATGCTTTAGTATTTTCAGATAATCTGGAACTTACATCTCCGTAGCTGTATAAAGTACCTCGATGTAATTCTGTTGGTTTAGAAACTAAGGAAGCTTTAACTATAGCTTCTTTTCTTAGATTGTTATGTTCGGTGTTGTAATCTTCAATTCCTCCAAGGCTACCTTCTAAACCATTACTCAACTCAACAGCTTCGTTTTTAGCTTTCCCTTCTTTCCAGAAAGCTAACGATGCCAAGCCCACGCCACTAAGAACGCCAGTGGCGATGCCAACAGGAGTCTTCGCGGCAGCGAGTGCCACAGCAGCAGCGGGATATGTTTTCGCTGCTTTTGCGATTAATACTGGAAGACCATATGTCATCATTAAAGAACCAGCCAAGGTTTTCAAAGTCTCAAAGAAAGTTTCTTTATTTACATCTTCAGTGGAAATATCTAAAAGCCTTCTATCTACTGTTTCTTTATTTTCTCTGGCATCTTTTATTAAACTATCTATTCTTTTTTGGCTGGGGACATCACTATTGACGAAATTATAAAGACCCTTGTAAGAAGCATCCTGCATTTTCTTTTGAGAGTCTTCTTTGGTTGGGGCTAGGGTTCCATTATTAAGGAAACTATTAATACCATCAATAGATACTCTTGAATCCTCTATTAAATTAGCCCGCATATCTCCAAAACCATATTTAGCTATGCCGTCATCTATTTTTTCTTTTAATTTTATCCAATTTGGATTTGATTCAATTGGCACAGACGGTAACGGTTGAGCAGCAGCAATAGCTTCAAAGTTAGGAATATGTCCGCCGCTCATACCCAAAGCTTTGGTAGAAACATTGTCCCTGTCATAAGACCAAGATATTCTTGGTGATCTGATTTGTCCTTCTGTCGCTGCTTCTCGTACACTCTCCAGTAAAGGAACGCCGCCTTCATTAGCTTTTTTAAATTCTTCTCTGGTTTCTTGTGAAGCGCCTTTACTTCTGGATGTCGAGTCAATCCAAGGAAAAAATTCTCTTTCGTTCTCTACTCCATACCGACCACCAACGTTTTCAGCCTCGCTGTTTACCCCAATTACTTCGACTGGAGAAAGATTTCCGAATTTATGGAGTTGTTCTCCTTTTAAGAAGTTTCCTAGAATTGAAGTCGCATTTACTGGAGTGCCCTCTTGTTGGCGCTGCCATCTTAATACTTTATCCAGATAAAGACCTTCTTCATGGCCTCTTCTCGAATCGATTGCGTCAGCGTAAGCGTAGGTATCTTCCATTCCAATGGTTGATCTTATTCCATTGGGATTACCAATTCCTTTTCCGAAGTCAATTGGTTCGTTCGCTACTAATTCATAGTTTAATTTGCTAGCTAATCTTTGTTCAAATTCCTTACCAGAGCTCTGAGCTTCTTGATCTTTAGCTTTTATATTTTTTAAATCGTCAGCGTGATTTCTAATAACTTGCGGTAAATTATTTACATCTCCGCCACCAAATTTGTCAACCAAAGCCGCAAGTCTGTATCTACCGTATTTGCTTGTCTCGAAGAATCTATCACCTACACCCAAAGCACCCGCAGCGTCATTTAAACTTTTAAATCCAGTTGTTTCTTTTTTCTCATAAAATAAATCCATTTTTTGCTTGGCATCAAGATACTGACCTGCGTCTCTCTTAACGCTTGCGACTTGATCCCTTAAAGTTTTACCCCGCTTTCCGCTCTTTTTGTCTAGTTTTCCTACTATCTTTTCTGGATCAAGGGCAAAGTTCGGAATGAATCCGCCGAAGGCATGTTTGTACGGATCAACGCCAGTTTTATCTATTGATCTTCTCTTGTGAGCTCTACCCTCTGGACTTGTGATGGGCGGATTAACAAATGGTTGTTTGAATGACGGGTGTTTGACTATCTTCTCTTTCGAGTTAGTCATCACCGAGCCAATACCGTCGATGTTCGTTTTGATCGCTTTTGTACTTGAGTTTGCGTAACTTGCGGAAGAAAGCTCTACAGCAGCAGCAATGGAATCTTTTGTGCTTGTGAAATTAGGAACAAAACCAACGTTAGCAACACTTGCTGGATCAATTGTAGTAGCACCCGCTGTTGTGGGAGCTATTCTCACTCCTTTAGCCGACATGGCGTAGGCAAATGATTCGACCAAGTCTTTTTGTATTTTTAGCTCTTGAGTATTCTGCTTTAAGCTACTGTAAAGTTTATCGGCTGCTTCCTTGGCGTCTATTTCTCCATTTACTAATTGCCTTAAGAGTTCGGGTTGTTTTTCTAGCTCTCTTGTGACTTGACCTTGTAATTCTATTTGGTCTCTTGTTTGACCACCAATGGCTCCTAATTTTTTTACTCCATCAATTGCGTATCTTGTAAATTCTCTAAAGGTATTAAATAGAATCTTAATTCCAATAATAATACCACCAGTTCCAAGGAACTTTCCTACTCCCTTAAATATTCCAGAAACAATCTTGTTACCTAAGCTTCTTGAGTCGTCTTCTATGTTCTTCTCTGCTCTATCTAAAGAAAATTCTCCAATAACGGCATTGATTCCAGTACTGACGTTTTTGGTTAGTGGCCCAAGTATGGCTTTACCAGCTTGAGCGCCAAACTTAGTGAAGTTTTGAACTACTTGGTTTAAGCTTGCAGAAACAGTTTTGTTTAGCTCTTCGTTTCTTCTAATAGCTTCATCTGTAGCGTTGTTAGAAATATTTAGAGCATTGTTGTAAAGTGAAAACTCTTTACCCAAGTCTCGCAAAGAGGCTTTGAGTACGTTTACTTGGAATACGCCACCAATTAACTCAGCGATCTGAGCTTGTTGAGATTGAGCAAGTAAATCGTAGGTTTGAGCTAGTTCTTTTAAGATTGTCAAGGCGGGCCTAATCTTACCGCCTAAGTCTTGAGTTCTGATTCCCAATTCTTCTAACTGTTTTAGAACTCGCGGTCTTTGGATTCTAGTAAAGATAGTTTTAAACGAGTTACCAATAACAGCACCGCCACGAGCAGTTATCTGTTGAGCAGCGGTTACAATCGCTATCAACTGATCAAGGCTAACTCCAGCTTCTTGAGCGCTACTGCCAACACGCGATACAGCAGCAGCTAAGTCGTCAGAACCTACGGCAAACGCTGCGTCAACAGCAGCTAGCTTACTCACGTACTCAGTAGAATCAATCGCTGCCCTTGAGAAAGAGTTCAAAGCTGCGGTAACAGCTTGTACCGCTTCAGCCGCGTCCATGCCCGTCAACCTAACCAGAATCAAAGCGTCTCTGGTTCTTTTTAAAGTCTCTTCAGCACTTAAACCTTGACGAGCTAGCTCGGTAGCAGCAACCGCTACTTCATCAAAGCCTTGAGCAGTTTCGCTAGCTACGCCAAACAAAGAATTGCCAAACTTAGCCAAAGACTTTTCGCTTGCGCCAAAGAGAACATTGATGTCAGCCAGCTTCTTCTCGACGTTAACCATCGAACTGAAAACGGCTTGGAACCCTTTCTGAACAACAAGCAATACACCAGCAGAAGCGGCAAATGCTAAAACACGAGCATTAGAAGCGTCAAGGGCTCGGTCGAATTCTCCTAGTTGACCAGTGATTCTTCCGAGCGGTTGAGAAAAGTTCTTATCGTTCATCTCGAACGAAGCAGACCTAGAGGCACGACTAATATCCTTATTTAGTCGCCTTACTAACGGTCTAGTATCGCCGTCAATCGATAATACAATATCCCTAGCCATATCCCTTGCTCTTTATTACACTTTTTAAGGCTAGATTTCTCCATGAATCTTCAACATATCATTAAAATCTAAAACTTTGTTTTCTCTGCCTTTTTGCATCTTTTTCACCTCGTCATTCAAGGTAACGGCCTCCTCTTCCTTATTACCCCTAGCTGATTCCATCATGGTTTCCATCTCATGCTTGGATGCCCCAACCAAGGTTTGACCCGTCTTATTTTTCGTGTTTTCAGAGTACTCAGTTTTACCGCTGGCTTGACCTTCGTACCAATCAACAATTTCATCCAAGGAAGTAAGAACAGATGGAGGAGTTTTACCTTTTTCAAGTACGTTTTTGTACTTTAATCCATGGTTAAATATATCAATTTGGTAATTAGTGAGTCGAACCACGGGTTTACCGTAGAAATTCATAACATTCGATTCAGCAATCAAAAAAGCATTAAGAAAAAAGCCCGTCGCTGCTATCTTTTTTAAGTTTCTTTGAGTAAAATCGTTCAGAATAGAATTATTACTCAATAACAATGTATTGAGTTCTGAATCGTCCATGAGATCGAAAGTTTCGTTATCGAAAAGAAGCTCTTCGAATTCTTTATCTTTAAAAAGAGTAAACCTTAAAATTTCTAAATTAGATTTTTTACCAGAGTACTTTTCTGCTGTATACCCTATTAGTTCTTCTCTTTCTGAAGTTAATTCGAGCAAGTCTTTTTCTAAGGCTTCTTTTTGCTTTCTTGTGTGTTGAATCTGTCTAGCAATAATTAATTTGCTAATAATTATCTCTTTATCTTCGATTTCTTTTTTTAAAATATTTATAAGGTCTTCTTGTTTCTGAGTCCAAAGAGATTGATCTATTAAGTCTTTTAACTTTTCTTTTTCGGTAGGTAAGCCTTTTTCGATAGCTTTATTCTTCTCGTCGTCTTCGAATTGCTCTAAGTATCCAAAATCTGTTTGGGATACGTGTTTTATGAATACTTCTTTGCCGTTATGAGAGAAGGAAGAATAGCCATCAATTATGTCACTATACAATTTAGTATAGAGACTTTCGTCTTCTTTGGCTTGTTCCACTGTTTACCTCTTCGTTAAATTACGAAGAAGATTCTTCGGAAGGTGGTGTTTCCGTCTTTTTCTTTCTGCCTCTTTTAGCCTTGGTCTTTGCTTTTTTGGCAGGAGCCTCTTCCTTGGTTTCCTCTTCTGATTTTTCTTCAGTTTTGGTTTCTTCTGGCTCTGACTCTTCTTTCTTTTCAGCCTCCTCAGAACCCTCGGAATCGGTCTTTTCTTCGCCCAAACTTTCCTCAAAGTTGTCACGAGAGAACATGTTTGCGACCTCGTCAAACTGATCTTGACTATTAACTCCATTCAAGTACCAAAAGGTAACAAAATAAGCATACTTTTTAACCACCTCAGTCCAGAAAGGGTCATTCTTTTCTTCGAGTCTATCGTATTCCTCGATTCTTTTATCGTAGTCTCCGTCTCCGAACACTGGCTCATAATTGCCGTTTTCGTCTTGATCATAATAAGCAGTATGCAGAACCCACCACATAATTGTCTGGTTTTGAGCTCTCTTTTCGGCGGTTTGATCAAAGAGGTTGTTTTGAGCTAGCTCATACTCTTGGATTTTGGATTGAGTAGATTGAATATTAGCTACACATTCAGCAGCTTTTTTACTGCGGTACTCTTCGTCCTCATTGTCTAGATTAAGCCTTAGTTTTTCTAACTCTTCCTGTTCTTTAAGGAGTTTGTAGTAAAGCTCGGCGTATTCTTTCCTTTCCCTGTTTTCATCTTTTTCTTCCATTGCATTTTGGAATTTCTTAACGATGAAAGCCTTTGTTAAAAGGCCAGCCTTAATACCTTCGCCAAGTTTTACCGCGTAAAACAACTCTCCGTCTTCATAGAGCCTTCTGTTTGGTTTACGAATTACCAGCTTTACGGGCTTTTTTTCAGACTTTGTTTTGGTGACGGTTACTTCCTCACCTTCGTCATTTTTGGATTTTTCTTCGTACTTTGAAGTGATGTTTCGAATAACATCGAATTTATACAGAGTATTCATTTATAGAATTTGTCCTTTTACCTTAAAGTTACCACCCGTTTTTTCTTCTATTTTAACGGCTTTAGTAAATTTTAATAAATTAAGTTTATCAGATTGTAATGTGATGTCAATGAGTTCAAAATTTTTATCTAAGTCTCTCAAGGTATCATTTCCAGCGTCTAGTATCTTTTTCCTTATCGATTGTTTTTTGTCTTTATTAAGGTAATCCAAGTTGCTGATATCTATACCATGAACGTCCTTAACGTTCTTTATCAAGGACTCTTGTTCTTGAATCATATCGTCCACAACAGTAAATAAACTTTTATAAAGTTTAATTACATTGCGATGAAGCTGAAATTGAACGTATGTTTTTACGTCCTTCTTGTTTTCGTCTGGCATACCTTTTCCCTTAAAAAAGGTATACTACAAATATAAAAATAAATCAAATAAAAACCCCCCTCTTACGAGGGGGGTTTAAGTACTCTATCAATTTAGGAGGAACTGATTTATGCTCCGTTATCGAGCAATTTACCGTTCGCTACTCTAATACCATTAACTTGGTCAGTAGGTCCACCGATTTGCGTCGAGAAGGACAAGTCAACCGACTTACTGTCTCCAATCGAGGAGGAGAAGGATTGACTATCCAATTTTGCGCCATGAATCGCGTAGTACATACCGATGTTGCCCTTATTGTCGTCATGCGTCAAACTAGTCGCAGTCGCAGCAACTCCAGCCGAATTTGGCTTGTGGCAGAGAACCGCTAAGTTAGCTTTATTCGAGTCATCTTCCAAGAAGCCATGAACACCGAAGATCGGGTTACGGGCATCAGAAGTAGCAACGTCAGTACTGGAACTTGAGTAAACGCCAACAACAGCAGACAAATCAAGAGTCGCAGTAGCTGGGAACTCAATTACCTTAGCAAAGGCGAACTTACTTCCGAGACGCTGTAAGTCTTCACGACCTAGGTCAAACGAGAAGCTGAAGTTCTGAACCTTCATATCTCCAAACGCATGACCAGAAACAATGTCATTGTAGTTGCTGATACTACCAGCAACAGCATTGTGCAAGCTAATGTCACCATGACGAAGAGCAGCAGGTTGATCCGCAGCACCCGTGGTAGTTCCGAAACGCTCGTTTGGAATCTCGATATTTGCAGACGAGTATTGAGAAAGTGTTCCGTTCTCTACGTTTACAGTCGGGTTAGTTACCGTATTCGGGTTAGAGTCGAACAGCATGTTCAAGGCTTCTACGTTAACGGAAGCACTCAAGAACTCACCAACAGAACCTTCGGCACTGTAAGAAGTCAAGAAGCAGTTACCGAGAGCGATGACACCAATATCACCAGCAACCTCAGAAGTTCCGTCTGCATCGCCACCAGATACAACATTAACTGCGTCACCATCGGAACCGCCCGCGAGCGTACCAACGTCATCGAAGTCGATGTTCGCATCTTTACCTTCTGGGGCAGTAAATACGTAGTAACTCTTTGTGTCTGCTTTACCATCAATAATGCTGGTAACAGCACTGATACCAGTGCCGAGTCTCAATCCGATACCGGATTCCTCGCCACCAGTTGTGGGGTAGTAGTTGAAGTCCAAGCTAACAGATGGCTGCTCAACAATAACTCTGTCAATAGCAGCCAACTGACCGAATTGGTTAACATCGGTTCTGGTTACTTCAAAACTGTAATTGATACTTTGCACACGGTGAATCTGGGTAACTTCACCAGCGGCTAAGTTGCCGTTAGTAGAGCCAGATGGAGCCACATGCAAGTTTTCACTTTGATAAAATACTCTTTTTCTTGTATTAGCCATAGTTTTAACTCCTGTCTATGTAGTTATTATTACATTAATTTAAGTTTATTGAGAAATTATTTCTATAAAAAATAAAAAAAAATCCCAAAAATTAAGCTCTTGGATACCTTATTACTTCTATCTCATAATTAACAAAGGCAGAGTAAACATTCGGATTTATGTTATTAACCAAATTTCCGCCTAAATCCTTAGATACGCTTACATTCGAGATGTACGCGAGACTATCTCCTGCTTTATCCTTAATTAAGTCCTCGTAATTATATCCAGAAACTGCCCCTCCAAGAGCATTAAAAGGCAATTCGCTCTGTTCTATAATCGGTACGTGGTCTCTACCCCTGTCCCTTAGTATTTGAACTACGGCGTCTAAATTAAACGCCGAGTCAGATAAAATTATATTTCTAATATTATATACACTATTTTCTTGCCCACCGAACGCAAAAGGTTGATTTGTTCCTCCTAAATTTTTAAGAAAAATAGCAGGATAGGTTTGCTGATTGTCGGCTAGTCCAGTTACTGTCTGATTGACTCTGGGCTTAAGATTAAATTTAGTCTCAAAAAGCAATTCTGATTCTGGTTTTGCAGTTAAGTTTACGTTGAAATCTTTTACGGAGTACGTGGCAGAAAGCAAAGAATCATCAACGTTTTGAGAAAGATAAAATTGTCCGTTGTAATGATTTACCGAATGTAAACCGGGTGCACTAGTTCCAGTACCGTAGAAAGTTCCATCGTAACTGACTCCACTAAGAACGTTTATTCCAGCGATTGAGGTGTCCGCAACTATTTGTTTGTACGGAGTAGCGTAAGAATGGTAGCCACTATATTCGTTTCCAATGCTGTAAAGCTGACTAGTCGTATTGGTAAAAGCTTCTCCTTTCTTGAGTACGTAGTGATCTACATACAAAAGAAGGCTACTCATTAACTTATTTTCAAGCTGTACCTTCATCTAGTATCCCTTTAAGTCTTTCTTAACTGAAGCGTCGAAAGTTTTTGCTTTTTTTATGTTTTTAGTTAAGTTATCTATAATTTCTGAAAGGTAGCGAACAGGAGTAAAGCTTCCTCCTCTTAGCGTTTGAGGCGACTGAGAGCCTTTCTTTTTCGCTTGTATACCTGCGCCAGATCGGCCCGCTGTTTTCCAATAAATATAAGAACCAAATCCACTTATTCCGCTTTCTATTCCTTTAACCCAACTACCCCCTTGCCAAGGCATATCAGCGACTTCATCAAAGTCAGCCAGAGTTTTAGAAGGAATTTTTATTTTGGAGTCAACTTGCACTTTTCCTCCTTTTAAAGATTTTGCGCTCATTTTTACGAACTGTATAGTGGAATATAGCGTAGCTCTTACATCTTCAGTGGGATTACTACCTTCTGGAAAACCTATGAACGTATATAGGTTGCCTTTTCCGCTTAAAGTATTTGACATGTTGCCCGCCAATTCCCATTTAAGCTCCAAGGTAACTGGGTGGGTATCGAATTCTCTTAAAGCTGCTTTAGCCACGTTATCTACTGCTGCTTTTACTTTTTGTTTTGAAAAGTCAGCAAACTTTCTTGACTCAGCGACCTTGTTACCAATTGATTTTAAGTTTAGTTTTACAGCCATTACTTCGTCCTTTCTAAGTAATAAACGTAAAACACAGAACCTAAAAAGTTTTTAACTGCATAATCAGTAGCCACATTGAAACTAGCCCCATCAAAAACTATCTTCTCTGTTGTGCCGTCTTCTATGTAATCCTTGCAGTCTTCTCTAACCTTAATCCTAACCATTCCTTCGCTTATCGATGCACCGTTTATGTTTATATCATCGGAAGTGTCTTGGTTTAGGTTATATTTTACAGTCGCGTCAAATTTACCAGACTGAGGAATGTAGTTATAATTTACGATATTAGAAACATCCTCGTAGCCGTAAAGAAAACTCTCGTCTATCGTAGTTACTTTTTTTGTGGGCTCCTTGTAAACCACAATCTCTCTGGAGAAAGTATCGTATACATCACCGAGTATGCCAGTGAGATTCGCTTTCTCCGAACTTGTAAGTAGGCTAGGCATGTGCGATTACATCTTAGAACGATTAAACTCATTCGAACCAAGATAGTTTAGCTTAGAGCCTATCTCAGTATCGTCGCCAGCGACCTGCATCGGTGACGATTTGTCTAATTTATAAGCATTAATCAAGTCTTGCAATTGATCGTATTCTTGTCTTTTGATTTGACTCAATGCCTTTGTGATTTCGTTTTTATTTATTTTAGTTACGCTTGAGCCGTCGTCAGAAACAGAAATTACACTATCAGAGCTAATATTGATTATATTTTCTCTGATTTTAAGATCATAATAATGCACGAAATACATCTTTTTTAAGATGGCTTTTTCATTTTCTCCTATTTCCACAGAATCGCTATCGTTTAATTCATATGTGGTGGAGTCTACGTTATAAGTAGTATTAATAAAGCTATTTAAGGCTCCAACGTTATTACGCAGCCAGAAAGCGATGGCAGGAATAGAAATATTACTAGCCTCGTTTAGCTCTTGGAAAATTTCGTCCGCTATATCTACAATCTTCATAATACTCGTTCTATATTACACTATTTTTTCTTATCTTGATTGATTTTTCGCCTATACTCAAATGACCCCTCTTGATTTTTTAACCATAGAAGTAGATTTTCTTGATCTATGGTGAATCCGCCTTCTATGTATTTTAATAATCTTTTATTGTCTGCCCGTGGAAAAGAGTCTTGTTTAGCTTTAATAACTAATATACTTTTTGATATATGATGCTTATAATCTGGATGGCAAATGAATTTATTGCAACTATCGAGAGCCGCCATCTCAATAGTGTAGGCAAATTTGTCAATACACTCTTGAGGCGTTTTGGTTAATTCATGACATCCCGCCGATAATCCATCCCAACACCCTATGTCCATTGAATGATATTTGTGCTTCGAACCTTTAGCTAAGTGGATATATTTTTTTGGAACTAACTCTTTAATTAAGCTAAAAGTCTCTCCGCGATCTCTAGGCAAATAGCTAATACTTTTGAATCCAATTAATTTTAAGTATTTTATAACCTTGTTCCTATTTTCTTTATCTGGAAACCAAATATCTAAGTCTTTTGGAGTATTTCCTCCTGTTACGAAATAATCCCTTATGGCTCCGCCAGCTATCCAAAAATAATCAACACCAGACTCTTTAATTAAGTTAACAAAGGGAGTTAAATGTCGTTTTAGACCTTCCTCATTCATAAATACCTTAAATACCTTTCATATTCTGGCTGCTCAAAAAATCTGTTGGCCGTCTCGTCGCTTATGTCTCCGCTTTCCCTGTAATATTTAAATCCCTTGTTCCCGCTAACGTTGCTGGGTTTCGTAGGTTCGTAGATTTCGCCAAAATATTTTAATAAAAAATCACTGAAATTTTTATCATTAAACTCGGCAACGTAGTCTAACTCATCTATATAATCTGGAGCTTTCCATAGCTTGGAAAAGTCTGGGTCAAGGTTTACCAAGGAGAATTCAAACATCTCTTTCAGATTGTTGGGGTCCAATCCTTCGCCTCTTATCGTCAATTTTGTTTCTTTACTATAATGGAATAGAGAACACAATACTTCTTCCGGTCTTCTAAGGAACATGAAAGTAAACCAGCCGTTTTCTTTAAACTTTTTAATTGTTTCTAAGTCCCAATTTATATGGTGGTTCGTTACATAGGCGTACTCTTTTTCTGTCTCGGCTATTTCAAGTAATTCGTCTTTTTTCCAATCCCTATTTGATATCTTAAAAGGATTAAGATTTTCATGATGAGACATATACTTGTCATAGTTTTTAGCACACTTTTGTTTCATGTATTCATTAACGAATACTCCAGCAGCTTTTCCGAAATGTATAAAGGCTATTTTTTTAGGGGAAGTCATTCGGAGGTAATAATTATATAAATCTCGATGCTTTTCTTTTAACAGGTTTACTCCAAAAGACTTTATATCTTGATTCATTTTTTTTAACGAGTCGCAGCGATTCTTGTCAACTCCATCTGTTATATGAAAATGTAAAGACTTTACATGTTTAGGTACTTCTCCTCTTCTCCAAAATCCGACATTATGTTCTCTAGAAAATGTCTGTATGATTTGTCTATCTGGAATTCTATTCATGCACTCCTGCTCGAAAAATATGGAATCGTTTAAGTAGATATGCTTCCAGAATTTGGGAAAACCCTTGGATGCACAAAATACGTAACCAGCATTATAAAATCCATTTTCAAACCCATGAGAAGCATATTGTTTAGGATAAAAATGCGGCGACAAGACAATCTTAGCGCTAAAATATTCTTGTAAATTTTCTAAAACAATTATATCCGCATCGAGAAAAAAGGTATTGTCGTGATGCCTTAAAGCCATTTCCATAACATCCATTTTCCTCAGTATCTCAGCAGGGCGATGTATATTATTAGCTATACATTTATGATCCTTGAAAACTTCTTGATTTATTTTTTCTAGCTCTTCTTTACTCGTAAGTTTACAAAACACCGTATCATCTTTTAACCCCTCTTGTGCTAGAAATCTTTTGGAAACAAAGTCACATATGATATACACGGGTTGACTGTGGAACTTACGAAGACTCTTGAGCATCATTGCGCCTTCGCGCTTTATATTTTCTGTTACAACAAAACAAAAGCTCTGTATTTTGTGGTATTCTTTAGGCTCTTCTATTGGTGGTAAATTTTCAACAAAAAACCCGCTTTTGCCTTTAGGGTTATGATAACCGCCAAAAACCTCTCTTAAGACTGTAAAGTTTTTAGGTTCAAACAGACCATCACCTAGGTCTCTCAAGCCTACTTCTTTACCATTTACCTTTAATCGGGGTCGTGACCTGTTGTCCATTCTGGCCCCTCTAAAATTTTAATAATTTCTGCATGATTATACTCTTCCAAGCCTATAGCGTCTTTTGTTATTGAGTATATAAATTCTGGTTGTTCGCCTTCGTATTTTACAAAAAACTTTTTACCATCTAAAGAATATCTTAATGTACTCGGACTGTCTTCTTTTATTTTAGAAAAGTTAACATACTCCAAATATTCAGTTTTTATAATAACGTAATTCATGCTGTGTAAGTTGCTCCGTATATTCTAGCATCGTTTATGTCATGTGAAGCTAGCATGTTTTGTCTGATTTGAGAATTTGTTAGGGCGACACTATGAACATGTATGTGACCCACCTTACTCGCACTTACTGAAAAATTACTATCGTCAAATCTGCCAATCTCTAAGTTTTGAGTTCCTGTTGCTCCAGTTTTGGTTAAAGATATCGCGTAACTTCCATCTATAAAAACAGTATAGTTGTTGCTTCCATCGTGAACTACTGAAAGGTAATACCATTTATCGTTACCTTTGGGTAGAGCGACATTACTAGTTCCTTGGTTGTTTACATATAATTCTACTCCGCTCCCGCTCCTAATAAAAAGCATGAGCCCACCGCTAGTGTAGTCTCCCAATCTAAATACATTGTTATGTCCTCCAGATTTATGTTTCCACCAGCAGCCTAAAGTATATGCATTAGCTATATTTACGGTGAAAGCAGTTCCACCATAACCAGACGAAGCTTGACCTAAATAGTCATCACTACCATCAAACTGAAAATTGTGAGGAGTAGAATTGTTGTGAGTTATACTATTGAATCTTCTAAGAGCATTGCTTGCGGCTTGATTATCCCAGTGTGTAGAATTTATTCCTTGAGACGGAACAAAGTTTCCAATTAAACTAGTGCTATAAATAGCGTCAGTTTGTTGTCCCGTGGTCTTATTTAGACCTGTCTTGTGGACATGAATACTCATGATTAGTCCTGTACTGCATAACTACATACAACATCAGTTTCGTTTGTACCGAAACACGTCATACTCAATAATGCAGTTTTGCTTGCGGCAATGCTTGTTGGTTTTTCACCAACAAATACCCAACTACTATTCCAAGTAAATGCCCTTGCCGAAGAGTCGCAAAGAATTTTTATAACTATTGATTTTCCTGCGCCCTTGTTAGCCGCTGCTGTATCAATTGCAGGAGCACCATCTAAAGTTACTTTCTGAAGAGCGTCTTGGTCGAAGTCAACGTCGATGTTATCTGTTGTTCCATAATCATGAACCGAAGTGTGTAAGTTACCAGTTAGGTTGAGACCATTATCCCCAACCGTTAGAATGTCTGTACCGTCTACATCAAATACCATTTTACCATGGTCAGCGGTTGATGATGCTGTTGCAGTTGAGAAATGAACTTCTTCAGCAGTTTTATTGCTACCACCATTCAACACTTCGATAGTTAAAGATTCAGCGGCTGCTGTACCTAAACTTAATGACACATCCGCGTCGTTTGCGTCTTTGTATAAATTTAAGTCAGTACCATCAAAAGTTAAATTTGACTCTACTGTAGCCTCATCAGAATCTTTATAAGTTAATACTCCGTTAGCAGTGCTTCCGTCGAAAGAGATTCCTCCGCCTCCTCCACCGCCACTAGGTCCAGTGGGACCAGCAGGTCCGGTTGGGCCAGTTGGGCCAGTGCTTCCAGCGGGTCCAGCAGGTCCGGTTGGACCAGTGCTACCGTCAGAGCCATCGCTGCCAGCAGGTCCAGTAGGCCCAGTGGGTCCAGTTCCCCCAGTAGGTCCAGTAGGTCCAGTCGCTCCAATGTTGCCAGTACGACTAAAAGTTACCCCAACGGTATCTCCGTCAGCCAAGCTCCCCACGTTGCTTGCTACGTGAGATACAGGAATCTTCCAGTAACCTGTACCATCGGTCAAAGCTCCTGTTACGTTAAAAATCGCTGTTTGACTAGCTGTACCAAGCTCGTTGATTGTGATAGTACCGCGCAAAGACGTTGTGGTACTATCGTCAAACATCTTAATCCACTCTTCGATATTGGCGCTATTTGCGTTTACGTCGTCTACGTACAGCACCGAGATCGAAGATACTGTAGAGTTGTTGCCCCAAATTTTTCCAGCGCCTTGATCGGAATCTGCCGTAGCAGTTTCCCAAGTCAAAAGCTGACCCGCTGAAGTCCCTGTTGTTCCGGTTGGACCAGTGCTTCCAGTAGGTCCAGTTGGTCCAGTTCCTCCAGTAGGCCCAGTAGGTCCAGCAGGTCCGGTTGGACCAGTACTACCAGAAGGTCCAGCGGGTCCAGCAGGTCCGGTTGGACCAGTGCTACCATCATCGCCATCGCTGCCAGCAGGTCCAGTAGGTCCAGTTGGGCCTGTACTTCCAGTAGGCCCAGCGGGTCCAGTTCCGCCAGTAGGTCCAGTAGGCCCAGCGGGTCCAGTAGAACCAGTAGGACCAGTTCCTCCAGTAGGTCCAGTAGGGCCAGTAGGGCCAGTAGCTCCAATGTTGCCAGTACGACTAAAAGTTACCCCAACGGTATCTCCGTCAGCCAAGCTCCCCACGTTGCTTGCTACGTGAGATACAGGAATCTTCCAATACCCAGTGCCATCAGTTAGAGCTCCGGTGACACTAAATACAGCGGTTTGACTTGCGTCACCGAGTTCATTAATCGTAATAGTTCCCCGTAAAGCTGTAGTAGTGCTGTCGTCAAAAGACTGAAGCCAATCTTCTATATTTGCGCTATTTGCGTTAACATCGTCTATGTACAGCACCGAGATTGAAGATACTGTAGAGTTGTTACCCCAAATCTTTCCGTTGCCTTGATCAGAATCTGCCGTAGCAGTTTCCCAAGTTAAAAGCTGACCCGCTGAAGTCCCTGTTGTTCCGGTTGGACCAGTGCTTCCAGCGGGTCCAGTTCCTCCAGTA